AGGGAGTTGAAACAACATTTTGGATTTGGTGATTATCAAAGCACAACTCCGCTTTCTATAATTAGATTTGTTAATCTTTCTTGTATATCATTATGTTTGTGTAGTTTGATGTTATTTCAACCTGTACTCTGCCAACGTCAGTATTAGAATGGGGGCGTAAGCCCCCTAATGTTTCACCTCCTCTTTTTTTTGGGGGGCCAATAAACCCGGCCCTTTGTGTCTATTTGGACACCCCTTTCCAGCAGGGCGTCCAGTGATACCATTTGTATTGCCGGTTTTGTCTTTTTTCGTACTCTCATTTATAATCCTCCTTTTTTTAGATTTGCTCCCTCAGGTGACGAGGGAGCTTTCTCTTTAGCTCCATGTACAGGGGGATATCCCCCTTTCTAAGAGCCCTTAGCGCCTCCTTAGCTGCCTTCTTGGCTGCCTCCTTATCGGCAGCCAAGTACTTCTCCTCTGACACTATACCCGACTTGTACATATAACTTCCTAGCTTCATTTTCTCTTTCATTTTTAAAATCCTCCTTTGGCTTTCTACTAAAAAAGGAAAGGAAGCCGAAAGCCAAAAGCTTCTTTTTCCTACTTACAGGCTTGCCTGCCTCCAGAGAGGCTTACACCGGCGCCGCAAGCAAGCCTGTTAAATGCCGGTATTAGAATGGGGGCTTACGCCCCATTGTTTAGTCTTCAAGTTTGATTGTGATTGTGATCTCACTATCGTTTAACGTAATACTGTTTACTAGAGTTTTTTCCTTCTCGATCTCCTCTAGTTCAGAGGGGCTCAATAATAAAAAGAACTCGTGCGTCTTTGGTCGGTCTTCGCACTTGTAGCAGTAGTAGTGATCACACAAAAATGATATCATTTCAATCCTCCTTTTGGCTTTCTGTAAGTTTAGAAAAGAAGCCGAAAGCCAAAAGCTTCTTTTCCTACTAGCAAGCTGGTTGAAATGTTTGTGTTAACGGTTTACTGTTTTTAAATATGCAACAACAGTAGCTTCATTAATTATAAACGTATCCTGATAGTATACAGGGATACGTTTTTTAAGCCTCTCTAGCTCAGAGCGGCTTAATGTTATTGTGAGTTTATGTTCTTTCTCCCGATGTTCGCAAGAGGTGCAAACACCTTCATTGAAATGTTTCAAAAACACTTTCATTTTAAAATCCTCCTTTTTGGCTTTCTAAACGAGTTTAGGAAAAGAAGCCGAAAAGCCAAAAGCTTCTTTTTCCCGCTACATCTTTTTATACAGGCTTGCCCTCCTTTTTGCAGAGGGCTTATGCCGACACCTTCAGCAAGCCTGCAATGCCGGCATTTAGTCGTTCAGAAATAAAAGGTCAGCCGATTGAAATCCAGCTGCTCCTTTGTGGCCGCCTCCTCCATACTCGGCGGCTATACTCGATACATCGATGGCGTCAGAGTATATTGTTACTGTCCAATACCTTTTGTTGTTATCTGCAACCATTCTAAAGGTCATCCAGATAACAACGTCAGGTGCAAACTCCTTCATAAACTCAGCCGATTTTATTAGGTCTGAGTTTACGGCAAGAGTTCTGTACCCACGCCATTCCAACAAAAAGCTGCGCTCTTTTAACACAGCTAACGATTGCTGCCTTATGTATTTGTAGATAGCAGCGCCTTTATCGATGATGGGTTGGCAGTCCTCGGATACTGTATTCCATATTTTTGACGTTGGGCTGGTGTCTTCTGCATGTATACCATAGGAGAAGTACATCGTACTATCTCCATACTGCCATGCCCATACATCCCTATCCCCTATTAGTTTGATGTACATAGGTACATCAGTAAAGGGGAACAGATATTCCCAAGTTAGCTCACACGCAGCTGTCCCCACCCGCCTTATGCCAGGAATGTGAGTGGGGAGGTTTTCTATAGCTGTCTTATGGTGGTCTATCCATATAACACACTCTTCCATTAGAGTAGTAAGCTGTTCCGGGGGAATAGCTATATCAAGAATGTATACTATATCTGCCCCCGTTCCATCGATGGCAATATCACCGTGATGTAACGGGGCAAACTCTACATTTTTGTAGCAAGTGCCGACAAGATGGGCGCTTGCACGTCCATCCATGTCGTCGTGATATGCAACCTTTACTTTCATTTTTCACCACCCCTATGTGATGCTGCGGAGTTGCACAGCATCATTGTTTATGGTTAGTACGTATTTGTTACCGATAACAACTTCGTTATCGGTAACTTCTGTGCTGTCCGTAAACTTGATCGACTCAGGAAACGGCACTTTTCTAATCACATTTCCCTGAAGGTCTACTACCTCGGCTTTATGTAACCGTACTACTACCCAATAGGTAGTAGTACGTACTACCAGCTCGCGACCCGCGTCGCCGCTGTAGTAGATCTGTTTTACATTATCCTCCACTCTGTAAATAATGAGGGATACCGCGGAGGATAATGTAAGTGTTGCAAATTCTTCTGATACTGTTACAGACATGTCGTTTACCGGCACCCTTAGGCGCTCATGGTAAACAACATGCCCGTTTGGCTTGTATACCGTGAAGTCCTTATCATACACTACAGCAACTAAGCCGCATATAAGGGTAGCTAAGTCGCCGTAAAAGCTGTTGACGAGGATGCCCTCTTGGTATAGAAATATTCTATTCTCTTTCTGTTCTAGCTTCATTTTCAATCCTCCTTTTTTGGCTTTCTAATAAATAACTAGGAAAAAGCCGAAAGCCGAGAAGCTTCTTTCCTACTTACAGGCTTGCCTCCAGAGAGGCTTACAACTCCGTCCTTTTACTAAAAAAGATAATTATCCGGATAATCTCTTTATCTGAGATAATACCCTTTTTAGTAAAAATTGTTTTTTGTTATACTATCTCCACTAATTTCCACCCTACCGCACGCAATCGACAAACAAAAACCTGCTGTAGAAAAAATCGACATATATATATTAGAGGGTATATTAGACCCGACACATATTAGAGGGCATAATTAGACCGACAAACAAAAAACTGCCGTAGAAAAAACCGACATATATATTAGAGGGTATATTAGACCAACATATATTAGAGGGCATAATTAGACCGACACACATATTAGGGTACATATTAGGAGAGCCCTCACATCAGACCGACAAAAACCTGCTATATTTAACATACTTACAACACAATTTCTTACAGATTTTTTACAAAAGGCGGTTTCAAGTATTACGATACGGGGTCTATTTAGCGCCCCAGACCCCTGTCTTTCTGGCAACAGATTTAGATATTCTCAGACAACCAAGCTTCGACTTTGGGCAGCCATATACAAAGCAAAACCTGCCGTAGAAAAAATCAACACTGGTATAAAAATTACGCAGCGGTAATAATCTTACTATAAAAAAATTTTACAGGGGAATGGGGATTTTGGTTTTGGGCAGCCGTATAATAAATTCGAGACCGCCATAGAGGAGGCCAACATACGGTATAACAATACAGAGGAAGATCAACTACAGGAGGAGGGGCATGTTTAGGGAATTAATATTTAGGGGATTAATAGGCTTACGGGACGCAACGAGTGCCATTTTTTCAAGATTCAGGCAGGAGACGAGCTGGGAGCCTCAGGCACCTGGGAGCATAGAGGACTTGGAACATTTTTTACAGCAGGCATACAGATGGAAACGGGACGCGGCACACGGGCTACTGGACAACATGCAAACGATACGCCACATGAACTGGCAACTGGAGACCGCCAACCGGATAGAGGGGGACTGCGACGACTTCGCCAAATACACCAGTTACATACTACACAGGATGGGCTACAGGGACATATACATAGCCAACATACTAACGATGAGGCACGTAATAGTCATATACGGCACGGGGGAGGCATACAACGTATTTTCCAACCACATACACTACCCAATTAGGGCACAGGACCTGGACGACGCGATACAGGAATACGCGGCAGCAAACGGCAAGCGTACAAACAGGCACGGATACTTGGTAGAGAGTGCATCAAGATACTTAAGGAGGGAGGGACTTGAGGACAGCCCTCGGGGAGAGAACACATGAGAGCGTACAGGAGGGAAGGAGATGGAATTTCCTACAGAGATAAAGATAGGCAGGACAATATACGAGATAAGCGGGGACGACACATATTTAAACGGCGACATGGGTGTAATAATAGAGGGCGACCCAACAATATACATGGATTTGGACACGGACACACCTGGGGAGGTACTACTACACGAGATATGCCATGCGATAGAGGACGCATACAACTTACGGATATTATGGAACAGCCCTAGGCACACAGCATTCATAAAGATACTATACACGGTATTAAGGGAGAACAACTTACTAAGCGAGAGGTTATACGGGAGGGACAGGATAGAGGAGCGATGATAGAGGACGAGGAATACATAACGGCATTAGCTGCATACGACTTACTACCAGAGGAGGACTTAATACTATACTGTGGGGAGACGGGCAACATACTAACATCTGACTACGACACGGTAAACATTTTGGAGAGGCGGGGCATACTACAGAGGGCAGACAACAGATACATACTAACCAGGAGGGGACAGGCATACTGGCAATCGTTACACAAGCCTACATTACTAACAAACGAGCGGGTACGTGGGGACACGATACTATTAGAATTTTTACTACAGGACATACCACCAGATTACTTACCTCCGTTACTAGTGCACAGCAACGAGCACATACGCCAGCTAGCCAGGCACAGGGTACTACGGGTATAGGTATATTTTTTTACAGGAGGCAGAGGATGAACCGGATAGTGGAACAATTTATAGAATCGGGTGCTATTATAGAGTACGGCCATTGGCAGGAGTGCAGGTCCAGGTTAGGGAGGCCATCGGGGAAGCACTCGGTACCATACTACAAGCTACCTGAATCGGAGAGGGAGGCATACAGGAAGCGGGCAAGGGGATACATACCATTATTGGGGAGGGTCATAGAGGAACTGGAACAGGAGAAGGAGAGGGAGATATTTTTCATAGAGAGCACATACAGGCACATAGCTTTGGTACAGAGGGCAGCCTACAGGATTGCGGAGGCGCATCCTGAATTCAACAGTCTAATGGACATATGCCAACAGCATGACATAAGTAAATTCAGCGAACCGGAGAGAGCGGCATACATAGAGTTATTACGGAACAGGAGAACGGATTCGGTTGTATTGGAGATACACGCAAAAGCAAACAGCCATCATCCTGAGTACTGGAGCAGGGGAACGGACGTAACGGGGATGCCGGCAATATGCATAGCGGAGATGGTAGCCGACTGGCAGGCAACGGAGGGGGATGCGAGGCAACTATTCAACAGGATAAGGAACAAGAGGTGGCATTTCAGTTTAGAGCAGGAGGCATTAATAGACAAACTACTTTCTACCTTTGAGGGGGGTGATTAGTCGGCGGGAGAAAGGATTCGGTTGGGATGGTTTTTTAACACAGGAAAGTTTTCAGAGGAGGATTCAGATGAGTAGGGACACAATAGCAAAAAGGGTAGCGGAGTTAACAGGCGAGAGTGTTTTACGCAGCAAGGCAACGGTAAGGGCGGTACTAGCGGCAATAGTACAGGAGGTAGAGGAGAAGGGCAGTGTAACATTACCTGGCTTCGGACGATTTTACTTGGGGAAGTTAAAGGAGACTAGGCGTTTCGACATAACGACTCGAGAATTCAGGCCTGTACCTCCAAGGACGCGTTTACGATTCAAGCCTGGGACTACATTTAAAAGGTTGGTAGAGTCGGAGGAAGCAGAGGAGGCATAGGATGATAGGCATTGCGATAGTAACAGGCCACCGCCTTAACTACTTACAGATAACTTTAGACTCTTTATTTAGGGTAGACGGGATAGGGGACTGCTACAAGTTGCTTTTCCAACTACCTCAGACACCAGAGGAGAGGCGGGAGAAGGCATGGGTACTATCGCAGTACCCATTAAACGAGATACGGGACACAGCCTACAGGGGAAGGGATGTATTTTTCGAGGCATACCGATATTTATTTTCTTTGGGAATGGAGCGGGCAATAGTAACATCCGACGACATAATACATAGGCCTGACTTACTGGAATACATAGAGGGCAACCGGAACAGGAAGGCATTTTTACACAGCTTAAGTGTATTATGGCCAGGATCTATCTCTCAACTTGCTTTCGAATTTTTCAACTTAGGTTTTTTAATAGACAGGGAAGCATTTGAGGAGGTAGACAGATGGTACAGGACGGGGTTATATTTGGGGGCAAGGACAAAACACGGCAACTTATTAAAGGATTACGAAACTATACACAATTTTGATACTATAATGGAGACATACATAATGACGCACGGTGCATTAAGTAGTTTTCCTGACAAACCTTACATAGCGCATATAGGTTTAACGGGAATATACAGCTACAATGATGAGGTTTGCCTAGAGTACGAGAAAAAGCTATTTACAGGCCCACCTAATACTTGGTTAAGGAACGCGATAACATTGATAGAGAGTGAGGAGACATACCCTCCTGAGATAGAGAGGATGTTAATACCTAGAACATTCAGATACGGAAGGGAAATATGAATAGGGGGATAGGCATAATAGTAAACCAACTAGATTTTTTACAGGCAACTTTAGAGAGTATATACGGGATGGATGGGATAGGGGATTGGAATACATACTTATACTTCAACGGCCCTTTAACTACGCAGGAGTACGCAGAGACGATAAACACGATATCTTGCTACCCTACCACAAAGGCATCATTCAGCCCAAAGCATTTAGGCACATTAGAGAATTACGTGAGGGGGATAAGGGATTTATTTTACATAGAGAAATGCGATTTGATATTAGTAACAGAGGCAGGGGTAATACTAAAAAGGGAGACATTAACTTTTTTACAGGATTTCGTAAAGCAGGATGCTTTTTTTTATTGCTTATGCCCCGGACCTACCTCACCTTTTAGTTACTTACCTACCTTTAATTCTTTAGTTTGGGCAATGGAGAGGGAATGCTTTGAGGCACTAGACCATTGGTTAAAGCTAAGGAGTTACATACCTCCAACAGACCGGCCACTTAACGAGGTATTTAGTTTATTTTTAGAGAGAACGGGGGCAAAGGCAAAAATGGGAACAGAGAGCTACGGAACTTTACTAAAAGACCTGCTATGCATCTAATGCCGTTTATGGTGTATTAAAATGGTTATAGGGGGATATCTTTTTCTAGAGTGCGAGGTAAAAGGATATGTACAGCAAGAATATAGGGATAATGGGCTTGGGGGGTATAGGCGACACTATAATGTTATCCGACATAGCGAAGAAGGTTTACGAGCATACAGGAGACAAGCCTACTCTTATAATAAGGGAGGGGGCAGAACTATTTACCGGCAATCCGCATGTATTGGATATAGTGCAGGTAGGGGATCAACATTGGGTAGACTGTTTTTTACAGAATAGGTATAGATATAGACTTTTTTGTGTAGTAAGGAATTTTACGGCAAGATTTTACAACGGGGATATAGGAACAGAGCCCCACAAGCAGTTGCAATTTGCATACGACAATCATATAATATACCGCTTTCCTCAGATTACATCTATATTTGATACAGAGTCTTTACGCATGTTTCGATCTCAGATGGTAGCATTAAGTGTAGGTTTACCTACGGATATAGCAGTAAAGGCATATGCAGACAATTATTTTGAAGTACCTAAAGAGTTCCTTGTAATAAGTAGCGTGAGGCATGTAGGATCATCTAAAAAGTTATGGAATACTAGGCAGTGGCCGTTACATCATTGCATGACTTTTATATCTTTACAAAAAATGCCTGTATTGCAGCTGGGCACAAAGGAGGATACAGCTATCCCCGGTGCAATAGATTTAAGGGGGAAGACCAGCTTATTGCAGGTATTGTACATATTAAAGAAGGCAGCGTGCATAATATCGATAGAGGGGGGATTAATGCATTTAGCATATGCTGTTAATGCTCCTAGGGTTGTAATACTACAGGGACCTACAGCATCATATGAAACTGCATATCCAGGACATGTTATAATAGAGCCTTACGTTTGCAAGGGGTGTTGGGGGCAATGCACAGATTGGCATACAAAGTGTATAAGGGAGATAGACATGTTTTGCATGAGATCTATAACTCCTTACAGGGTAAACTATGCAGTTAGGAGGTTACTGGATGAAGATTTGGCTGAGAATTAATGCTTTGGAGCCTATAAGTAGTTGGGTAATTGTTTGGCAGGAATTGGTAAAAGCTTTAAAGGAGGTAGGGCATACAGTACATTCCGATTTAAACACTATACCTCCATCTCCGGAAGAGTATATAGAGTTTTGGTGGGGGGATCCTATTTTTTGGGAATGGAGTCCGGAGACTGTATTATATAGGGTAGGTTATGCGTTATCGGAGGCAAGATCTTTATACAAAAAGAGTTTTGCAATAAAGGGGGTACAGAAATGCAATCTTTTACTTTGCCCTTCATTCCATGCTTCTATTGCTTTTTTAGAGGCTCCTATAGACATTCCTATAGAGATAGTACCTTTTGGCGTAGATACTAAGCATTATCATTATGTAGACAGAAGCAACTTAACACCCTTCAAATTTTTACATTTGGGAGCGGCACAATTCAGGAAGGGGAGTTGGTTAGTACCGGAAGCATTTATAAAGACATTTACTAGAAAGGAGCCGGTACATTTAACTATTTCTTCCTTTCACGATACAGAGATGGCAAGATCTTTGGAGAAGGAGTATGGAGGGCATCCTAATATAACTTTTAACATAAAGATGGAACCCGACTCCTTTCCTATATATCAACAGCACCACGTATTAGTCTCTCCCCATTTAAGTGAGGGATGGGGTATGTGTATAACGGAAGCAATGAGTACAGGGATGGCTTGTTTAGTAGCAAGATGTTATACTCCTAGAGAGTTTTTTAGACCAGATTTCGGTTGGTGGATAGAGATGAGTGAGGATTACGCACCTGTATCTAATTGCTTACCTGGAACAGGAGGTTTATGGAGGATACCTGATATAGAGAGTTTAGCAGCAGGTATGAGATATGCAGCTGACCATCCGGAGGAAGTAATAAGTAAAGGTAAGGCAGCATCTGCATACATAGGGAGTAACTATACTTGGGAACTGACGGCAGAGAAAATAACATCTATTTTATCTCAGTATGTATTTGGTTCTACAATGCACTGGCAGTAAGGAGGTAGATAATGAGGATTGCGGTGCAAAGATTGGACGGTTTAGGGGGGACAGCAACAGTAACAGATCAAGTAAAGAAGATATACGATATTACAGGCATGCCTGTTACTTTGGTAATAAGAAGGTATAAGGAGTTATTCTTGAACAACCCTTACATAGAAGACGTTATTGAGGTAGGTGATGAGTATTTTAAATCTGTTACCGACAAATACAGCAAACAATTTGATATATACTGCGATATTAGATTTGTCGTAGGAAAGTGGTATTTTAGTATACCTGATATCTCTGTTGATTTTACTAAGTGGCAGGTGTTATATGACAGGCATCCCACCCATAGAGATAAGTATTGCAAAGAGGCAAACGATATAGATTTATTAGGTTTAAACCAAATACAGATCGTAGATATGAGTTTGGGATTACCTTATGATACTATGGATGTTAAGCTGTATACTGATTATAAGATAGACCTCCCCTATCGTTTTGTGGTTGTTGCTGCAGGGGCAGACGAAGTACATAAGGGGAAGGAGCTAACCAAGCAGTGGTATGGTTGGGATACTCTTGTCTCCTTAATGCCTAAAAGAGTAGTACAAGTAGGCACATCATACGACCCTTACATATCGGGTGCTTATGATTACAGAGGTAAAACTTCTATACCTGAGTTAATATATGTATTAAAGAAAGCGGATTGCGTGATATGTATAGAAGGAGGCATAATGCACTTAGCATATGCAGTAGGTGCAAAGACTATAGTTTTAAGAGGACCTACTGCAAGTGACGTATACAGATATCCCGACCAAGTATGTATAGACTCGTACCCTTGCAAAAACTGCTGGGGAACAGAGATAGACTGGTTTAAGAAATGCCCTTTATCTTTAAACAAGGTATGCATGCGATCAATAACCCCAGAGAGAGTTTTAAATGCATATTACGAGGTCGATTAAATGGATTTCCACCAACTACTAGATCTTTATTTAAGAATATTAGAAGACATACATATACACGTATCCCCTAAAATAAGACAACATGCCCAATATATCCCACATAAAATAACAGAAGAGATAGAGAAACATCCTAATAAAATACGTATAATTAAACAGTATATAAGATATTACAATAAACAATCCCCTTTAGACAGTATTGAGCTTCCTACTTTACGAGACTGGCTAGACACTTCTAATCGGAGGCCTCGTATATAATTACATATAAAATTTATAAAAGGCCTTTATAGGGGGGAATAGGCCGGTTTTTAGGGGGATTTTCAGTCCATTCTTTTGCGGGGGATATATTTTACAGAGGGGAGAGTTACTTGGTTTGTATAATGGGTTTATAAAAGGGAGGTAGTGCTTTTTGACTGATACAGAATTGCAAACATTTTTTTCTAAGGTATTAAAAGTTTCTGCAGGTAGTGTTATATGTTTATACACGCGAGGGCATAAGCTGGTGTTAACGGATGTAGTGGCTATTACTCCTATAGTGATAGACAAGGATGTAATACTTCAGATTACGTATTCAGGAGGAGTTTCGGTATTTAGGGAATGGGAGGGTATAACTATAGATACGAAAAGTCCCAGACCTGATTTTCAAGTAAAGGGGGTATAATAAAAATGGGAGACGATAGACCTGTAGTAGTGAGACGTTTAGTGGAGCCTGAAGAGCAGAAGGTAGAGCATACTACCTCAGAGAGTGTACCTGGAGTAGTTTTAATATCTCATTTTCCTGATACATATTTGGTAGTACCTTTAGGTTTTCAGGTAGGAGGGGATAACGTACAGGAAAACGGGGTAGATCAGGAGACTGCTAAAAGTTTAATAATTAGGTTTCTTGGCATTAGAGAGCTTGGGGAGTCGGTATTGACTGCATTTAATAGATTATGGATGGGGGCATTAGAACGTGTTCAGAGAGGCGAGAGGGCGATTTTTGTTATAGAAGACGGGGATGTAAGGTTATTATGACAGAGAATTTTAGGGTAGAGGGTTTTTGTTCTATATGTAACAGCCCTCTTATATTTATGGCAGGTAAGCAGATAAAAAGCAATGTATGGATGTTGCTGGAGCCTATAAAATGCAGCCATTGCGGCTTTACCCTTACAGCAGTATTGCAGGACAATCTGAGTCGATTTTGGGGAAGGAGTAGTGTTTACAGTGGATGGGACAAGAAAGGCAGTAGATTTGAGTTCTCTTAGAGGACAAAAATCATTTACATGCGAGGTTTGTAATAGTATTTTATCTTTTCTGGAGGGCAGGTTACATACAAGTATTTGGTACTGTACTAAATGTAATCTATACAAGGAGTACTCCAAAGAGGGAATACTTTTAAGGACATTTTTCAGGGAGGAGAAGGATGGCTAGTATAGAGGAGATTTTTGCTACCAAGCAGCAAGAGCTTGCACCAGTGGGGTATACTTTTTACTCCAAAAAGATTACAGATAGTATTTCGACTTTAGTTTTATACAATACTATTTCTAAGGGGTTTACTGTTTTTACGTATACAGGCGGGCAGTTAACTAGAACGGACATGTTTTTATGTGTTGGAGAGGATAAGGCAGAAAAACTTGGAAAAAAGGTTATATCTCCTTATACTGTATATAAGAATGAGGAGGGTTTTTGGGTTGTTAAAGCTCTTCAATCTTCAGATTCCCATATCCCAGATTGAGTCTGATTTAAGCAGGTATTTGAAAAAGGATGTTAAGATTGAGGGTATACAGGTAGATATAGCTAGAGAAACTTCAGGCAGCAGATTGGCAATTGCAACTATCTCTACTCCAAAGAAGTATGTATTCCTTGTTAAGGAGAGTACGGAGCATGAGTTAAATATTTTACATATAGTAAATAAAGTAGTAGGAAAGTTTGTGCCTAGGGTACTTAGGTGGGATAAGGGGGAGAGTGTATTTATTTGGCTGGAGAATGTGCCCGGTTGGCTAAATCCCTTTTTGTTTAAAGTAGCGGAAACATTGATAGATGTTATTTTTGAGTATCATTCTTATACTATTTTCAATTACAAAGAGGTGGGGGAAACATTCTCGCTACAGCCTCCGGATAAGGGATACATAACATCTGTATGTGACAAAGCGTTGGAGGCATTATATAGGGATCAGATAATAGAGAAATCGGATTTAGATTGCATAAAGAAGAGGTTAGGAGATACTTTAAATGCGTTTAAGCAGGCTACTTTTCCTTTAGTGCTAGCCCACGGATACTTTGTACCTAGCGTTATAAGAGCGGAGGGAGACAGGGTAGTTTTTTATGATTGGAATTGTTCTTCATTAACATACCCACAGATAGACTTGGTATTGCTGATGGACAGAATAATAACTATAAGTAACTACCAGAGGTATCCGTGTGATACCGATTTTTTATTACATAGATACTTAAGGGAACTTGATGATTTAGGAGTAAAGGGCGACTTTTATTCTATTTACAATACTTGTTATTTCTTTAAGATACTGCCGCTACTTAGGCATTGGTCATTATGCAAACCAGTAGACGAACGAGTAGAGGCAGAAGTCAAGAGTAAGATAGCAACTATGAAGAGGCTGGAGGTGATATAGTGGAGGCTTTTAAGTTGTGGGGAGAGGAGATAAGACCAGAAATTCCTTGGTTATCCCAAGAAAAGCAATATTTTCAGATGTGGAGAAATTCGGAGGTATTGGCAAGTATGTCATTTGCTGTTTGCACTCAATGTCAGAAACCTTTTGGTATTTTCTCGGAGTTATGTCAAAAACAGTTAAAATGCCCCTACTGTGGAGAGAGTGCAGTATTAGAAAAGCCTGCTCCCTTACTAACCAAAATACTTAAGGAGATTTTAAAATTAAAGAAATGCCAGAAACGTTTAAGACCTTAATAATAGATTCCTCCTACCTAGCATATCGCTCCTATTTTGCATTAGCAGATGCGGAAGCAGAGCAGCATATGGTTCAAAGCTTTATAAGGAGTTTATGGACAACAGTATTTAGGTTTGAGATACAACAGGTTATATTAGCTTGGGATGGGGGGCATGTTTATAAGTCACAGCTATATGAAGGGTATAGACAGAAAGTTGACATTCTTACTCCATCCCAAAGGCAGGATTTCAAATCTCAATTTTCTTTATTGAAGGAGATACTTTCGGGTATAGGGTTGAAAAGTTGCATGCAGGACGGTGTAGAGGCAGACGATGTGATAGCTTTTTTATGTAGAAATAAACACATACCCACTAAAATTGGAGAGGGCTACGAGGTACAGTATCCTATTCTGATACTATCAAGCGACCATGATTTATATCCTTTACTTTCTAAAGACATTGCTATGCTTAAAGGCAAGGGCATACCTTATACAGAGGACTCTTTCCGAGAGGAATTTTCCGGGTTGAGTCCTGATAAATATCATATAATGCAGTCACTTATGGGATGTAGCAGTGATAAGGTGCCTGGAGTTAAGGGGGTAGGGGTAAAGCATGCAATCAAGCTTATAAGCAGATATGGCAGCCTAGAAGAGTTAAGGAGTGCACCTAGAGTCGATAGGATAATATCTTTGGTGCAAGATAATTGGGAAAGTGTAGAGCTCAGTTATAAATTGGCGATTTTCCAGGAAGTTTCTCCAGTATTAGAGATAGGTGTTAAGGATTTGCCCCGTGTAAGAAGGCTTTTATACAAACATCAGTTATATATGTTGTTAGACAATTGGAACAACATAGTGAAGTTATCTGTTTTGTGAGGATAGAGATATGGATGCAAGTCGTTTAAAACAGGGGGTGCCTACCAGAAAAGACGGAGGCTATGAGCGATTAGCAAAGTTATTAAAGGCAGAAGCAAGCAAGAAGTTACTATACGAATCTCCCATTTCTTATTCTTCCGCTACTGCTAAAAGTAAGGCTATATACCGGAAAATAATGCAGTGTATAGAGAAGACGAAATCTACAATAGAGGAATTTGCAACTTTTGTTTTTTTAAATGATTGGAGTTGGATGAGGGAAGGCGTACCTAATCTTGGGTATCTAGGTAGCGATCAATTTTTAGATACTTTCAAATGGTATGTCTCTAACAAACAGGAGTTAACGAGGAGTAAGGAAGTATTAGATTATTATAATAACACTTTCAAGGCGTCATTAAACGATATAGCCTCTCAAAGACTAGCTCTTAAGATACATCACTTTTTGAAAAAGCATTTCGCTTCTGTATCTTCTTTTTTCTCATACATTAAAAGCATTAACTGGAGAAACGGACGTCCCTCTCTTACTTACCTAGCTTCAGATACCTTTCTTAATCAGTTTTATGCAAGCGGTGGTTATTTGCAAGTGAGGAGAAACGGAGCTACCTACTTAAGTAGAATATTAGAAAGACTGAAGACTTATGCTACAGGCAACTCTGAGTGTAATTTTGAAGATTTTAACTGGGAGATAGCCGAATTAATCTTAAAGCCTCTAAGTTCGAGTAGTATTCCAAAAAAATACCAGCCTCTTTTAAACAAATTACTAACCCTCCTTTCTAATACAGAATCACCTTCATTGGGGAAGTACGTGGTAACGCCGCAGGGACGGTTGACTCCTTTGGGCGTTTTTTGGATAGCACTAGCTGCTTTTAACGTCGAAAATTTTTATGTGGGGAGTTGGAGGCAAGAACTTTGTAAATATATACATCAGGATGTAAATTCTTCTTATATTTTGGAGGTTAGACATGTTTCAAGAAGAACACGGGTTGATAGTACAAGAGTATCTGGAGTTGGGGTCAAAGATCAAAAGTGATCTTTTAGCTAAATCATTGCCTCCGGAAGAGTTCGACAAACAGTTTTCTCTTTACTTGGCTTATACGTATGCCCGTATTCCTCCAGAGTATTGGGAGTTTAATCCCAGTATGGGTAGGTCGGTATCTAGGGTAGTTAATAAGTTTATAGAAGAAGCTGCTGTGGGTGTGGGTTTGACGTTAGCAGGGAGTCATCCTTTTGCAAAAACGGATATTTTATACTACATAGCTAGGAAGTTAACAGAAAAGGGACACACTTGTTTTACGTTATACTTCGATGAGTTTCTTTATATAGTGAAGGAGAGTAAAGAAAGTAGGGTTTTAAAGTTAGAGCTAGCAGATAGGATTAAATCTTCTTACTTCTTTTTACTAGATGTTCCAGAGGTTGTAGATGCAAGCCCTTTTATCCAAGATGCAATTGCTTTGATGCTATTACGTAAAGGAAGTCGGTTATCTACCTCCTTCTCAGTCAATACTAGTTTTTCTTTAGAAGACATCTCTGTTTCTTCTTTTTTAGGCAGACTTATCTTACCTTTCAACAAAGTAAATAAGTTTTTAGTAATAGATTAAAGAAGCGGACTTTTTTTAGAGGGAGAGTACCATTGCCAAAGTTTAATACTTACAGCGATCCGGAGTTAGAGCAGAAAGTATTGGCAGCTTGTATACAAAGCTCAGAACCTTTTGCTTTACTAGATATGCTCCAGTCCCATTACTTTACTAATGAAGTAACGAGGGATCTTTTCACTGTTATAAAAGGACTTTCTCTATCTATAGGAGTACTGCCTACAGAAGCTGCTCTCAAATTAGAGCTTCAGAATAGATACATCAACTCCCCTCAAATAATAGATACCCTACTTACTACTTACACCCAATTACAATCTCTGCCTATAGACGTACCCCCTTCCTTCTTGGTTAAGAATCTTATTAACTTTGCCAGAGCTAGAGAAATGTTGTCTAGTATAGATAGAGCTGTTGCTAAGCTGTCTGAAGGAGATATAGAGGGCGCGATAAAGGATTACCAGGCAGATGCTTTATCTTTACAGGCTTCCGATCCTGTTGTTACAGTATCTAGGGGTGAGTTTTTAGAGGAAGTTAATAAGAGGAAGGAGCTTCTTGAAGATATAAAACTGCATCCGGAGAAATACAGAGGCATACCTACAGGTATAGAGGAACTAGACGAGTTAACTCAGGGGTTATGGAGGGGGGAGTTAGGTTTCGTTTTTGGACGAACTGGTATAGGTAAAAGTTTCTTTCTTTTAGAGGTAGCACTAGCTGCTTTCAAATATGGATGTAAAGTTCTGGTAGTGACTGTAGAAATGCCTAAAACACAGTGGGAGAGAAGGTTGGATAGTAGGGTTTCTCATGTACCTTATGCCCATTTTAAAAGGGCTAGTTTGGATGAAATTGAATATAAGCAGTGGGAACGGTCTCTTGAGCACTTGAAAAGTAGGTACTATACAAAAGGGGCTAGGTTGTGGGTAACGCACATACCTTTTGGGTGTACTGTAGGGTCTATAAGAGCTGAGATAGAATATTACAGAGGGCAAGGGACCCCTGTAGATATAGTAGTAATGGATTACGGCGATCTTATAACACCTTCCAGGCATCTATTTAGTGAGCAGGCAGAATTGACTTCTATATTCAGAGAGTTAAAAGGGCTTGCGCAGTTATATAATATACCTGTATGGACAGCAAGTCAATCTAAGGTAGGTACTTACAGATCGGCAAAATTAGATGTAGAGGATGTAGGGTATGCAGCAGGTAAGGCACACGTATCTGACCTAGTAGTAGGTATCTCGTGTACGGATGAGGATCAATTGGCAGGTAGAATGTCTCTACATATCGTAAAGTATAGAGATGGGGTAGCTAGTAAGCCTATAACCCTTAAACCGAAATTTGAAATATCTATGATAGATTCTAAGGGCGTGTAAAAGTATGAAAGATATTTTTATAGATATAGTAGTTGTTTGTCAACGGTTAGGATTGGATTTAAAAAAAGCAGGAAGTAGGTATGTATGTAGTTGCCCCTTACATGTAGATGCAAATCCTAGTTTTACAGTATACCCTGATACAAATAGTTTTTATTGTTTTAGCTGTCATATAGGTGGAACGCCTTTACATTTGGCAAAAGTTATAGATCCCAACATCGATTCGTGGGCAGCATTAGTAAGTTGGTACAATGCAACAGAGCCCGCCTTAGTTAGGCTCCCCCGAAAATATCCTCCCTCACTGCAAAAAATCAAAGAGTTATTAACCGACAATCCTGTAACGCTTCCTGAATCAGAACCTTCTAAAGATTCTTTCTTAAGCATGTTTGGTATTAGGTATGTGAAAAGGGGGCAGCTCGTGGGGAGGCATATTATACCTATATACTTTGATGGCGAGTTAATTGCATACGAAGCACGATGCTTTACGGGTCAACTCTCCCCCAAAACCCTTATCTTGCCTTCTGATGTGAAGATACATTCTTTTTTGTGGAATTACGACAATGTTTTACCTAGCCATCCTATTATTTTGGTTGAAGGTATAAAGGATGCTTTAGCTGTAATGTCGTTCGGCTATTATAATGTAGTCTCTAGTTTTGGCGCCCAGTTATCTAGAGAGCAAGCGTTATTATTACTTTCCAAACAGCCTACGGAGGTAATCATAACATATGATGCAGATGGAGCAGGGGATAAGGGAGCGGAGGATGCGATTTCTTATTTGTTGTCTTGGGTGCATGTTTCCAGAGTTTACCTGCCTAGAGGCACTGATCCCTGGGATATAAACACTATAACCTGGCAACGGTGTTTTAGTAGTAGAAAAACTATTGACAATAAAAGTTTTAGACAAGCATTCCTGGAAAAGTTTAGGCGTGAGGTTTTAGAGGAATAATTTTGTTAAAGAATAAGAGGGAGGGAGTTAAGATGTTTTGTACAGTAACAAGTACTACCATTGAAAAGTCTAAGAGTCTTACCTCGGAGGAGCTACAGGAGAAGACAGATTTATTTGAAACCTTACTACCCAAGCTGATGAAATATATTCAGAAACAGGCTTCCTCTCGGGCATCAAAGGGATTAGACGCTATTTTAGATGAAGATGATTACGTTTCTTTAGGGTTGGCTCAGTTGTGGGCTGCCGTACTTGATTACGATGTACAGAAAGGCGATTTAGAGGGGTGGGCAAAACGCCGTATTTGGACTAATATGTCTGTCTTACTTAGCAACAGTTTCCATCAGAAGCGGGTACCTAGAGTAAAGGTAGGGGACGAAATTATATTATCTCCGGCTGTCTCTATAGAAGCTGCCGGATTATTGGATATAAAAGCGGTTGAGGAACCGGAGTGTATTTGTGATTTAATGCAGCAGGAGATTTACGGTTTTCTAGTTACTAGGTTGAAGTCTTTTAGGGACCGAGTTGCTTTAGCGGTTTTAAGGCTTTGTTTGGAGCCGGATGACGAGCTGTTGGGTTTATGTAAAAGTAGAAAAGATGTTAAGCTTACAAATAAAAGTATTGCAGCTAGGTTGGGGGTTGCAGTATCTAGAGTAGCTAAAGCAAAAAAGTTGATATACCTTTTTATACATAATTATGAAAGATGTAGTGGGTGTAAATATTTCAAGAAATGCATACTTAATACAGCATGTAGTGAGGTGTTAAAATGCGATATTTATCGACAAATGAAGTAAGTGATATACTAAATATTAGCGGTAATCAGGTAAGGTATTTAATTAGGAATGGTAGATTAGTAGCTTCAAAGGAGCTGGGTAAAGAGTTTCAGGTGCATACTGTAGATGCTGCTAGATTTAAAGTGCTGAATGATATGTATATTAGACAAGATCCCGGCGAACCGGATATTGTTTGGATTTTTGAGGCAAGTAAATATTTGGTGGATTTGGTAAAAAAGAGCTCCTTTGTACCCCATCAGTTAGTAGCTGTTGCTATGGGGGGGCTTGTACCGGCTGCTATAGTTGCCTCTTTGTTGAGGATTCCTATGTATGTAATAGAACTTTCGCATTACGAAGGGAGGGAAAGAAAAGAGGAAATTACTGTTACGTATAAACCTTCAGATATAAAAGATGTGCCTACATTAGTAGTAGATGATATAGTAGACACAGGAGAAACTTTGAAGGCAGTAGTAAATGAGTTAGTGGAAGTAGGTGTTAGTACTGATAATATTAAAGTAGGCGTTTTGCATAAAAAGCCGGGGGCGTGTTTTGAGCCTGACTGGTATGTTTATTTGACCAAGGATTGGGTTGTATATCCTTGGGAAAGGTAGGAGGAGGTTAATATGGGAGACTGTTTTGGTAAACTATATGACCCAGATGCTTTAGAATGTCAACCTGAAAATTGCGATGCATGGAAGGAGTGTAAAGAAACTATGTTGAAAATAGAGGATAGAAAATTGCCTTGTTTCGGAAAGCCGGCTCCTGAGGGATATGAGCCTGGTAATCCAGCGTGCGAAAACGTTTGCAAGAGGAGGGATGCTTGTATAGAAGCTCAGAAGGCTGCTACTGCAGTAAAGCCTTCAGCTGCTATACCAGATACTTCTACTGAATATGATTTAAAGGTAGATGCTCGGGTTTATGCAAAAGAGCCACGAGCTTCTAGGGATGTTGTTGGGACTGCAAAAGAGGAACCGGTTGTAGAAGAGAAAGTTACAGAAATCACAGAACCGGTTGTAGAAGAGAAAGTTACAGAAATCACAGAACCGGTTGTAGAAGAGAAAGTCACAGAAATCACAGAACCGGTTGTAGAAGAGAAAGTCACAGAAATCACAGAACCGGTTATAGAAGAGAAAGTCACAGAAATCACAGAACCGGTTGTAGAAGAGAAAGTCACAGAACCAGATACAGGACAAAGCCAACTTGGTAAACCTACTAAAAAGGCGACAGTTAGGGAGGCTATAGCCTATTTAAAGAAGTTTACTAAGGAAGATTTGGTTCAAGTACTTATAGACAAAGGACTGATAGAAGACACGGAGGCGGATAGAAGTAAGAACAGGGCTCTTATAGGTCAGTGGCTGTCAGAATTTAAGAGGACAAAGGAGTTCCCGTTAACTAAAATACCCAACTCTGATTACTTTACAATTCTTTAAGAATTAGGAGGTAGAAAATGCCCGTATGTGACAGATGTGGATGTGAAACATCTACAATCTTTAAAGTAGGAGATGTTGTTTACAATTTATGCCCATCTTGTGCAGCAATATTGGATCGAAACATGTCTGCTTTTATGAGTCAGTTTGCAGCAAACAGTACTATAGTAAAGGGGGCAGCTCTTATATTAGAGGGGCTAAAGGAGCTGTATGGTTTAGAGACTACAGAAGATATGAAAAGTACTCCGTATAGAGTAGCTAGAATGTTTGCAGAGTTATGTTCAGGTTTAAAAGATGATCCTGCAAACATTCTTTCTGTCACATATCCTGCCCCCTCTCCCCCTAATCTAATCGTCTCTAAAAACATAGATTTTGTATCTCTTTGTCGCCACCATTTAGCTATTATACTAGGTCAGGTCCATATAGGGTACCTGCCTAAAAGTAAAATAGTAGGTTTGTCGAAGTTGGCTAGATTGGTAGACTGTTTTGCTAAAAGGCCTCAGATACAAGAGGAGATGACTAATCAGATAGCAGATGCTATAGTTGATTATTTAGATCCGGCAGGTGTCATTGTTTTCGTTTCTGCTCAACACGGTTGCATGTCTCATAGAGGCGTACTAAAGCAGGGGGCAGTAACGGAGACATCTGCAGTTAGAGGAGTATTTTTACATAATACTGCGGGTTGTAAAGATGAGTTTTTTGCTATGATTGGAGGTTACAATGGATAAAATTAGAAGGCCGACAGCAGCTGATTACATAAACACCAGTATACTGCTTCATGATGTCCCTACTTACGATGAGTTTATGGAAGATTTAAAGAAGCAGTGGCAGGATCAGTTTACAGAGGCAGAGAGATTGGGAGTTAACGGTAACGCTCCTATCTCTTTTTACTACTACATAAACTTAAGTATGGAGACTATTAAAAAGCAGATAGAAGAGGTTATACCTCAGAAATATAAGGAGGGGACTCTTTCAGCTGAAGATGCTGCTGCCAGTACAGAGCTGCTGACTATTTTACTAAGTTATGAGGAAAGGGCATTAAGGGAGAAGAATTTCTTCTAGAAGGAGAAATACTGTGAAAATTGCACATGTAGTACCTGCAAGTAATTTAGATTTAAGTTTTGCAGGGGACTTTTATTTCTGTTTGGCACATTTAGCTTTACAGGATCCAGAGTACAAGAAATTTTTTATTGACAGAGTAAAAGAGGGTAGGGAGGTATATCTAGATAACGGGGTTTGGGAGACGGGTACTCCTATAGAAGAGACATCCATGATTGAGTTAGCTATAGAGATGCAACCTGCTTATGTTTACGCTCCTGATTATATGAACGACTTTCAGTCTACTGTTGAAGCTACTATATCGTTCGGTGATAGGGCTTCTAATACTAGAGGATTCAATTCTAAGATTATCGGTGTTATGCAAGGTAATACGATGCAGGAATGGATAAAGTGTGCTTTAGTACTGAGTAAGCTGCCTGAGAATATATGTCATACTATTGCTGTTAACACTTTGTTTTTGCAAGATGCATATGAGTATGAGATAGAGGAGGGGGCTAGGCGGTCTAAAACAAGGTTAGAGGTTTTGATGTATATAGAAAGGCATATACATAGCTTTAAGAAGCAAATTTATTGTACCGGGTTTGGAGCTCCTGTAGATGCAGAAGAGTTACCTAAGTTTACCTGGATATCTGGAGTTGATACTGCAATAGCATGTGCATTAGCTGCGGAGAATACTGTTATCACCCCTAATAACTATAAAAGTATTAAACCTAAAAGCAAGATAGATACTATTACGTTAACAGAAGAGCAGATTTCTTTTGCTAAGTATAATATCCGGGTTCTTAACGCTTTTACAAAGGGGCGAAATCCCTTTAAGGAGGTTGTGTAATGTATGTTTTATTTGAGGGATTTGATAGAGCAGGCAAATCATCTACAATAGATTTTTTGAAAAACAAATTTAAGCCCTCTGTAGTTCTTCATTCTGATACTCTTTTAGGTATATCCCTACCCTCTTTAAGGGATAAAGTATCCCCTGAAGTTCTTTATATGCTCTTTTGGCAGGCTATTAGGGAGACAGATCTTAAGGTTGAGGAATGCTTAAATAACCGAGTAAATGTGTTAGTAGACAGAGGATTTATGTCTAATATAGCATATAGTTTTCATATAGACAGTAGCTTTAAAACTACTATGGATGACATTTACTTGCATAAATGTATTAAACCTGATCTTATTTTATATTTTTCTGTGTCGTATAATGCTTTCTTACACCGGGCAAAAGAGGAGCGAGTAGATTTGTCGTTTTACAGTAATGTAGTAGATGGGTATAACCACTTAATTTCCAAGTTAAAGGGTTTAGGGTATACTATTTACGAGATAGATGGCGACAAGCTCTTGTCCCAAGTATATGAAGATGCTTTTCTTGCAATAGAAAAATATAGGAGGACATTATGAGCGATTTTATTGTAGATTCCGAAGTTGAAGATATCGCGAGGCGTCTAGTTCTAAGATTTCCCGATATTCTATCCCACATTGATGTAGATAGGATACTTTGTGTAAGGGAGATTAGCAGAAGCCAAAAGAATCAGTTAGGTGCTTGCAGACCTGTTAAACCCCCTTTTAACTTATTAAATCCTAACATTATCTATATAATAGTTATTTATTACAAAGCTAAGTGGGATGATTTGCTTATAGGTCAAAAGCAACTACTTGTGCTACATCAACTACTGCATATCCATCCCGAGTTTGATGGTAGTACAGTACCTCACGATGCTAGTGATTGGTCTTTTATTTTGGATACCTTTGGCAGTAATTATATGGAGAGGAATGACGTTCCCAATTTGCTGTCTAATAGGGAACAGGAGGACAGCGGTGGACAAGCTTGAGGAGCTCGATTCGGAGGAAAATGTAGAGCAATGGTTGAAAGATGTAGATTTTACATGCTGCACTAAATGCTCTATCAGCTCTGAGAGGCCTTTAAGGTATTATGTATCTCCTAAAGGGCGGTTAGATGCTCCTATTGTATTAGTAGGAGAAGCACCTGGAGCACAGGAAGAGGATTTAGGGGAAGTGTTTGTAGGGCCTGCAGGAAAGAGGTTACAGGAATCTTTGCAAAGAGCTGGAGTAGATTTAGATCTTTTGTATATAACTAATACCGTTAAATGCAGGCCTCTCGCTAACAGGTCTCCTATTGCAGAGGAGTGTAGAATTTGCAGAAGTCTTTTTTTAGAGAAGGAGATTAAAGCTTATCCTCGGAAACTTTTGGTAGGTATTGGAAATATAGGTTATTACGGGATTGTACCTAAAGGAGTACCCAGTGGGATAACATCCCGTACCGGCCTTTTTGAATATAATGAGGAGTTCAGTTGCTATGTTCTCCCTTGTATCCACCCGGCTGCTGTTTTGCGGACTCCCAGTTATCAATCCCTCTTAGACGATGTCGCCGATAAGATATCTCGGTTTATAAGGGAGGGGTATACAGTTCCAGCTAAGACAAGTGTCTTTTACAAAGAGATCAGAGATCTTGCATCTTTTAAGGAGTTTATTTCGGAAGTAAAAGAAGTAAAGAGGTTTGTGGTAGATATAGAGACAGAGGGCTTTAATTATTTTAAAGATCATATAATTTGTATCGGCTTTTCTACAGCTCCTTATACAGCTTACTATCTTCCTATATTAGAAGAGGATGATTTGGCGTGGTCTAAGAATGAGTGGTGTCTAATACAGGAGGGTTTAAGGGAGATATTTGAAGATGCTTCTATTCAGAAGATAGGCCACAATTTAAAATTTGACCTGAAGTTTCTTGTGCATAAATTTGGTTGGGATGTAAAAGGGCTTTTGGACGATACCATGCTGATGCATTTCATGCTAGACGAGAATACATCTCATGGTTTAAAAGAACTTGCAGCTAGATTTACAGATATGGGGAACTATGCTGCTCCGTTAGAAGAGGCATTTACGCAGATAAAGAGGTCTAGGATACCTGTGGAAGAGAAGCATTACGGCAAAATACCAGTCGATATACTTAAGCATTATGCTTCTGCAGATGTAGATGCAACTTTCAGATTATATGAACTCTTCAAAAAGCAGCTGGTGGAGCAAGACTTATACCGTGTATATAGATTCCTTTGTATGTCGGTAATGCCTGTATTGATGCATATGGAGCTGACAGGTGTCAGGGTAGATGTATCTAAGATAGCTTCATTGAAGGAAGATTTCGAGTATCAGTTAGAAGAGTTGCAAAAAAAGATAAACAGTTATACAGCCGAGTCTATCAATATTAGATCTGCCGCCCAACTACGTAAACTTCTTTATGAGGACTTAAATCTTCCGGTATTGGGGCGTACAGATAAGGGGGAAGCTAGTACGGATGAGGAGACTTTAAGGCAGTTACAAGAGAAGACAGGTCATCCAGTTGTAACCGATTTATTAGAATTTAGGCGTATATCTAAACTCTATACTACTTATATCCAAGGGCTAAGTAATTATATAGCTCCAGATGGCCGTATACATACAAGTTATATGCAACATGGTACAGCAACAGGCCGCCTAGCTTCTTCCGAACCAAACTTACAACAAATTCCTAGGGAGTCTGCTATCAGGCAGTTATTTGTTGCTACAGAGGGATGGTATTTTATAACAAGCGACTTTAAACAGTCTGAGTTAAGAGCATGGTGCGCTTGTAGTAAAGATGAGAAGTTTTTAGAGGCATTAATATCTACAGACGTACATAATACTATCGGATCTCAGTTGTTAGGTAAGCCTCCCGATCAGATAACTTCTGATGAGCGTACTAAAGTAAAGATGGCAGTATTTGGCATAGCATATGGGAGGGGTGCTAACAGTTTAGCAGCAGAGTGGAACATGTCTAAGCAAGCTGCTCAAGAGTTTATTGATAAATTTTTTATGCAATATCCTAAAGCTGCTCAATGGCTATTAGAGCAAGAGCGTATAGCTCAAGAGCAAGGGTTTGTAAAGAGCATGTTTGGTAGAGTAAGGAGGTTACCTACTGTAAAGAGCGAGGATGAGGGGGTAAGGGCTCAAGCGCTTAGGCAAGCAAGAAACAGTTGTATCCAAAGTCTAAGTTCTGATATTACTAACCTCGCTTTAGTAAGGTTACATAATACGTTTAAACAAAAGGGAATGAAGTCTAGGATCTTATTGCAAGTGCATGATGCTATTTGCATAGAATCGCCCCCAGAAGAAGTAAAACAAGCTGTAGCTATTTTAAAAGAGTGCATGACAGCTCAGCCCCACAGAGATTATGATGTCCCTTTAATGGTTGATATTAAGGTATCTACTTGTTGGGGGGGCGAGGAGATACCTATAGACAGCCTTTAGAAAAGAGATAGGAGGTAAATAATGCCGCATTTTAACGAGAACGTTTTAACTATACTGAGGAAAAGATATTTTGCTAAAGACCCGCAAGGTAATATAGTAGAGGATTGGGAAAAGCTGTGTAATCGGGTAGCTACAGCTGTTTCTAAAGGGGAGCCAGACGCCGATGCTTATGTTGAAAAGTTTTATGACATGATTTATAATTTGGAGTTTTTACCTAACAGTCCTACTCTATTTAATGCAGGCCTTCCTCTGGGCCAACTAGCAGCTTGTTTTGTTTTACCTATTGCAGATTCTATGGAGGGAATTTTCGATACTCTTAAAAAGGCAGCTTTAGTATTTGCTTCAGGGGGAGGGTGCGGATATAACTTTTCTACCCTTCGTAGAAAAGGGGCTCCTGTTAGTAGAACTTTTGGAGAGTCTAGCGGACCTGTTTCTTTTATGCAGGTTTTTGATGCTGCTACAGAAGTTATAAAGCAGGGGGGTAGACGTAAAGGTGCAAATATGGGGATTTTAGATATCTCACACCCGGATATAGAAGAGTTTATGGATGCTAAGAAGAAAGAAGGCTGTTTAAGTAATTTTAATATATCTGTAGCAGTTACAGATGATTTTATGAATGCTGTTGTAGAGAACGGTTCTTTTGATTTGATAGATAATTATAAGAAATGTGTATATAAGACGGTTAAAGCATCTGACTTGTTTTCTAAAATAGTCTCAGGTTTATGGCTTAATGGAGAGCCCGGAGTGATTTTTATAGATACCATTAATAGGCACAACCCTCTTCCTAGCCTTGGTAGAATAACGGCTACTAACCCCTGTTCAGAACAACCTTTACTTCCATATGAGTCTTGCACTTTAGGCTCCATTAATCTAGTTAAGTGCACCTCAGGGAAGCTGGGAGATAGTATCTCTAATTTTAATTGGGAAAAGTTGGCTGAGTTAGTAAAGTGGGCTGTTAGGTTTTTAGACTGCGTGCTTTCTGTAAACAAATCTCCTGTTAAAGAGATTTACGAGGCTAGTATTAAAACTCGTAAGATAGGTTTGGGAGTAATGGGACTTGCTGATGTTTTCCTTATATGCGGTATAAGATATGACTCGGATGAGGCTTTGGCATTTGCCGAGAAGTTAATGGAGTTTATAACGTTTCATGCTTATACGGAATCGGTTGCATTGGCAGAGAAGTGGGGACCTTTTCCTGCTATAGATCAGTATGTTATTCCTGAAAAAATTAAAAAGTGGCCGGACCTTTGCAGTAAAATACAAAGTGTTGGTTTACGTAATGCAACGCTTACAACTATCGCTCCTACAGGATCCTTATCTCTTATAGCAGGTGTAAGTTCTTCCATAGAGCCTAACTTTCAATGGCAGTATAGTTATCATAGGGTAGATAGTGAGTTCTCTGAAACACACCCACTTGCATCCTCTTTCATAAAGAATGGACAGCCTTTACCGGAGTATTTTGTTACTGCTTTAGATATAGCACCTGAATGGCATGTAAGAATGCAAGCAACCTTCCAGAAGTGGGTGGACTCGGGAATTTCTAAAACGATAAATATGCCTAATGATGCCACTATGCAGGATGTATATAATGCTGTTATAACTGCATGGAAGCTGGGATGCAAGGGCATTACTATATATAGAACCGGCTCCAGACAGGAAGAAGTTCTAGTTAAGCAGGATTCTAAGGTACAGGATTCTGTCAAACTACATCCTAGACGTCGTCCTGAAGTTACTTTAGGTAAAACAATTCAGGTTCCTGTAGGAAACTGCGGTCATTTATATGTTACTGTTAACTCAGATGAGAAAGGTCCCTGTGAAGTGTTTATCAGCTTGGGGAAAAGCGGAGGATGTTTGACTGCTCATGCAGAATCTTTAGGGCGTGTTATATCTGCTGCTTTAAGATCTGGGGTAGATGTACAGGAACTGATTGAGCAGTTAAGTAATATTAGGTGTAGTAAAACGGTATTTCATTCGGGTACTACTATAAAGTCATGTGCAGACGGTGTTGCATATGCCTTAAAGAAGGCATTGGATGTAGATGTACAAAAGGGCAGTGTTATAGATTTAGGGAGTAGTCCTGAATGCCCTGAGTGCGGTGCTAACCTAAAGAGAGAGGGAAAATGTTTGTCTTGTACTTCTTGCGGCTTCAGTCAATGTGTATAGGAGGTCAGGAAATTGATTAGCTTTTTGAAAAGGCTTCGTAAAAAGAGCGTCCTTGTTGAAATAAAGTTATTACCAAATGCCATTTTTCCTTCACAGCCTTATAAAACGGATGCATGTTGGGATTTATATGCTATAGAGGATGTAGAGATACCTCCTGGAAGGACAGTAGAGGTGCATACCGGTGTTTTTATGCACATTCCTGCAGGGTTTGAGGGAGAGCTGAAATGTAGGTCATCTTGGGGAAAAAAAGGTTTGAGTATACATCATGGAGCTATTGACTCGGGCTACCAAGGAGAAATCTACCCCTTTGTATATAACTTTTCCTCAGAAACTTTTTATATACATAGAGGAGATAGAGTAGTACAGTTTTGTTTAAGGGAGGTCATACCTATTTCTTGGATTGAGGTAAATACCTTTACTCCTTCTGCTAGAGGTGTAAAGGGGCATGGGTCTAGCGGTAGATAAAAAATATTTATAGATGGGATATTTTGTAATAAAATCTGTAATTAATCTAGAGAGGAGGTGATTATTTTTGTTGGGTAAAGAGGGTGCAATTGATATGATGTTAGAGAGAAGAAGTCAGATGGAGTTTAATTCTGAGTTTGATAGCAACATATCTGTTAATTTGTATGACGAAGTAAATATAAATGTAGAGGATTTGGACACCGAATTTATTATACTTCCTAGTCAGATTGCTTATTGGACGGTAGTTACAGCTCGATTTGAACAGGTTGTATTAAAAATGGAGAGGGACTATGAGTTGTGGTATGCAGGTGTCTATAATCAGGCTTTCGATAAACTAGAGCAACTCTCAGGTAGGAAGCCTAATATGAGTTCTGTAGATTATTATGTAAAGATGTACCATAAGGACTTATGGTTAGAGAAGACGACTGCATTAGAGAAAGCTAAGTCAGATCTCACTGTTATAAGAGGCTTGTTGACAGCTTTAAATACTAAATTACAGTGTTTAATGCAGCTATCAAAACGTAGGTTAGGAGAAGTGAATGCTCTTGAACCTATTATAAGGATGCCAGAGGAGTTACCTAAAGGCACTAGTGTTCAAGCGGCTAAGGAACTTTTTAAACAAATGAAAGGAAGGACAACATGAACATTTCAAAGTTTACAGCTAAAGTAAGTAGCATGCATACCAGGAACGCCTGGGTACAGCTAAAAGAGGGAAGGAACAGGTTTAGGTTTTTATGCCAAAACTCGGAAGAGGATCCGTGGGTAGAAACTTATAGGCATTTTATACCTAAGGAATTTACCGTAGAGAATTTCCCTAGGGTTCCTTTGTGTTTAGGGACTGATTGTCCTGCATGTGCGTTAGTGGAGGAATTCAGGAAAAGGGGCAATGAACGGGTTGCCGATATGCTCAGGGCGCAACATAGGTTTGTATGGCCCGTCTTTTTCAGAGATTCTCCTTTGAATGAAGTGGGAGACTTGTGTATAAAGTTATACGAGATGCCTCAATCTGTTTTTACAGGGCTAGGTAAGGTATACGAAGAGTGGGGCGTCGATTTCACCGATCCAGATAAGGGCTATGATATCGAGGTTCTGAAAACAAACGCCGGTACTTTTACTAAGTATGAAGTGAGAGCTGTAACTCAAAGGGAAAAGGGATCTATGTCGTTACTTGAAACTCCTTTAACAGAGGAGGAGCGTTATCTAGTTGCAAATGCCTATCCTGATCTGTCGCAAGAGCTTGCACTGCCGGATAGGGAGACATACACTCGGGTAATGGCGTCCTTGTTGGATGAACCAGATCTTTTTATTCCGGGACGATCTACACCGTCTACGGATCCGAATCAGTGTCCCCAATTTGGAATTGGTTATAATCCCGAGTTGGATGTTTGTATAGAATGTGCAGATGCGGAGGAGTGTAAGGAGGAGTTGTCTAAGTCCGCTAGATCCCCTAGAAAAATGGGAGGAGCATAAAAGATGAGGACTCCGGTATCTGTTGTTAAAAATAATTTTCAGTGGTATATTTTACGTGTAGAAGGTGCATATGAATATAAAGCGGCTTTGGCGTTACAGGCCTACGGAGCTGCAGGTGCTATACCTGATTTTTATTTGGTTAAACAACTTTGGGTACCGGAGGTACCTACTGCTACAAAAAAGCGGGCAACGTTGTTACCTGGTTATCTTTTCATAAATGCGTTGTTAAGTACTAAGTTATATTCTTCACTAAAGAAGCCTGACTTCCCTCATATTTTTGGGTGGGTTCAGTGTAAAGGTAGTTGGCCATCGACTGTTTCAGAAGAAGAGATGAATTATCTGTTTTCTTTAGAAGATCCTACTTCTAAGCAATCAGCAAATACTTTTAATGTAGGAGACAAGATATATATCCCAGGTTTAAATATGACTGGGATCGTTATGGGGCTGGCGACCGATTTTATATATTTAAGTATCACTATGTTCCATAAAACTTTTGTAGTCAAGTTTGATTGGCAGCATCTAAAGGAGGCAGTTCTTGTACATTAGGGGGGTTTTTTAATGATTAGAGCTAGAGCGCCTGTACGTATTGATTTTGCAGGTGGGTGGACTGATGTTCCTCGATTTTATAAGGAACATGCAGGTAGTGTAACAAATGCCGCTATAAACATATATACATACGCCTCTGTAAGTTTTCAAGAGGTAGGTATTAGTATTCACAATATTAATACCCGTCAAAAGTTTTTTGCACAAAGGCAGCAGGATATTGTATATAATGGAGAACTAGATATACCTAAAGCTGTTTGTAAGAAATTAGGGGTTGATAACGTTTCTATTGTTATTAGTACTGAGGCTCCTATAGGATCGGGGCTAGGTACATCTGCTTCCTTAGAGACGGCTTTAATAACTGCCTTATTGCAGTATAAAGGGTATAGGGAGTGTGCTAGCAAGGTTGCAGAGATTGCTTTCGAGGTAGAGACGTTGGAATTAGGCTTAAATAGTGGGAAACAGGATCAATATGCTTCTAGTTTAGGAGGAATACGCACTTACTATTTTGATGAAGGCTCCGTTCGTTTGGGGATTGCCTCTCCTTCTAAAGAATTCTGTATGTTGCTAGAGAAATGTTTAGTTTTATGTTGGACAGGTACATCTAGACTTTCTTCTGATATACATTCCTTGGTTTACGAAAATTATGACAAAGGTCTTAATAAGCATGCTCTTGCCCAGCTGAGGTATTCTAGTTTACTAGCTGAAGATGCTTTGTTCTGTAACAACTTGGAAGCGTTAGCGGATGCTGTAAACGTAAGTTGGCAGGCGCAGAAGTCTCTACATCCTAGTATAGATGATGAGGTAACTCACCGGCTTTTTGATGCTGCTATAGAGAGTAAAGCTTTTTTGGCAGGAAAGGCTACAGGTGCAGGAGGAGGATGCTTATTATTTGTAGCTAAACCGGATATGGAAGTTGTACTTAAGGAGTTTTTAACAAAAGCAGGGGCTAGTATAATAAACTTTAGTTTCGATTTTGCAGGAGCCCGAGTTTTTTAAGAGGAGGAAAGATGATGGAAGGAGTATTAGACAGGAAAGTGGATCTGTTGAGGCAAAGTACAGACTATCAGCAATTACTACAAGCAGCTTCTGCGGCACTTTTGCAGGGACTAGAGATGTCTGCTGTAGCTGATGCAGTTCTTAGACCTATTGCAGCAGATTTATCTTCTCTTAACAAAGGCAAAATAATTTTACACATGTACATAGTACCGGGAGGGAGTTACTAGTGTGCGAGTATTTGTCGGGTGTCGAGCCGCCTGAGAAAGTGTATACTCCATGCTGCGTTTATCTAAGAAGCCGTATTAGATCTAAAGATTTGAATTTTATAAAGGATTTGTGCCGTTCATTGAGTTATAAATGGAAGGTATGTTATAGAGGCTTTCCTCCTTATTGGGAGTTGTATATAGCTGAAGAAGATTTAACTGAAGAAGAGTTGTCGATGTTAAAAAACGGAGAGCTAATTAAGCTTTAAAAAGGAGTTTTAAGATTATGTGCTTTATTGCCGGTATAGTATCTCCCAATTACATAAAACCGGGTCTTTTATATGAGTTTATTGATTCTGTCAAGCAGGCCCTTTTATACAGGGGTAGGGATGCTATAGGTGCAGTTGTTCTGACAGGAGATTGTGTAACAGAGATAAGGAGGCCTATAGATAAGGAAGAAGACGTAGCTATAGTCTTAAATCGGGTATTAAGTACGCCGGAATATGTAAGAGGAGTGTTTTTACAGACCCGCGCAGTACCTGAAGCCGAGTTTGCAACAGCTGGCAATCTTTTGAAAAACGTCCAACCTTTTTACAGGGAGGGTTGGATTACTTCGCATACGGGAACTATAGCAAACTTTGAAGCACTAAAGGAGAAATATTTTGCAGGGTTTATGTTTGATGACTTACCTGAGGTAGATTCTTTCATAGTAACTTTGTTGTTTAGCAAGTTAGACGATTTAAAGGTTTTGCAACAGATACAAGGTTCTTTTTCTATAGCTGCCTATAATGTGAACAGTTCTGTTTTTTGGCTAGCAAAGAACTTCCAGCCTTTATACTACAATAGGATAGGAGAGGTTGTTGTTTACTCCTCTCTACCCACAAAACTTGCATCTACAGTGTTTCCAGCATACACCGCTTTAAAATTTAGGGGGGAATCTGTAAAAGAGTTCTCTCTTACAAAGGATCGACCTAAAAGTGTTCTAGTTTGCCTTAGTGGGGGGTTAGATTCTGCTGTTACTTTAAGATTGTATCAGGCTCTAGGATACGAAGTTGTTGCTTTGTTTTTTGATTACGGCCAAGCAGCTAGATTGCTAGAGAACCACTGCACCAGGCAGCTTTGTAGGGCTATGAAAGTGGTAAGGTATACGCAGAAGCTTAATATGGATGCTTTCACATCTCCTCTACTTGAGGATACATCTGCGTCTACAGATAGTTTAACGGATGCAGAAACCACTTTTTCTTACGTACCTCAGCGGAATTTGATAATGGCTGCATATGCGTTAGGATATGCAGAGCAGTTAGGTTTGGGGGGAATAGCTTTAGGTATGAATTTGTCAGATGCATCTGCATATCCAGACAACGGAGTTCCTTTCTTAGAGGGTTTAAATAACATTACTCCGTATTCCTCTAATTGGGGAAGTAATTTAAAAGTGTCAGCCCCCTTAGTAAACATGATGAAATCTGAGATTGTAAAGCTGGGACTTTATTTAGGTGTTCCTTTTCCTTATGTATGTTCTTGTTATTATCCCAAGTTAGAGGGTGATTTGCCTGTATATTGCGGGAAGTGCGGCTCCGACCTTTTATATAAGGCTGCTTGGAATAAGCTGGGATATGATCCCCCTAATTTAGGTTTGGAGCCCACTTTATATAAATCTCCACCTACAGTAGAGATGAAAGACTCTTATAAGGTGTCGGATTTACCTTTCTACTCTGTGTTTAAACTTAACTTGTAAAAAAGGATGTGTGATTATGGAAGAATTAGAACGGGGCGATCTTGAGTCTAAAAAGAAGGATCTCGCTCTTATAGCCGACAAAATCAGGAAGGCTCAAAAAGATAGTGCTGTTGTCCTCATGCATGGAGATAAAGCTTTACTAGAATCTGTTGATTTTATATCGACAGGGTCTTGGGTATTAGATGATATACTAGGAGGCGGGATGCCTAGGGGTAGGATAGTAGAACTTTACGGCTTAGAAGGAGGGGGCAAAACAAGTATTGCATTAAGTGTCATATCTCAGGCGCAAAAGAAGGGGTATTATTGTCATTATATAGATGCAGAAAATTCTTTTGTAGCTGAGTGGGCAAAAAATTTAGGAGTGAATCTTGATTTTTTACTTTTAAGCCAGCTTAACTGTACTCAGGATGTTTTTAACTTAATAGAGAATAGTATAGACTCTGGAGTCAATGTTGTTGTAGTAGACTCTTTAGCCGCATTGTCTCCTAGGGAAGAGTTGGAAGGTGAAGTAGGGGATTGGCATGTAGGTTTGCAAGCGCGTTTGGTAGGTCAGGGGCTGAGGAAGCTCTCTGATAAAGCGGGTAAAGCAGGTGCATTGATTATATTTATTAATCAAATAAGGCAGCAGGTAGGTGTAATGTTTGGTAATCCTGAAACGACTCCGGGGGGGAGGGCTCTTAAGTTTTTTTCCTCTGTTAGGTTGGATGTAAGGTCTAGAGGTCATTTAAAGGCAGAGAACGGTGCTGTGGTAGGTATTGTAGTTCATGCTACCGTTATCAAAAACAAGATTGCGATTCCTTTTAGGAAGGCTGAAATTGATTTCTACTTTAATAGGGGTTTTGACAACGAGTCCAGTATGTTCGATTTAGCCCTAAGTAAGGGCGTCATAACGAGGCGAGGGAGCTATTACGTATTTCCTCTATTCGATAATGAAAATAGGCGCAAACAGGATTGGGTTCAACTGTTTAAAACAAATGCTGCAGCCCTTAAGTTACTTTACGATGAGATGGCTAAAAAGAAGGACGCAGGTGCTGTAGAGGTAAGCGGTGAGGTGGTTGAAGATGAAATTTCCGACGTACAGTGAAGTAAAGAAGTTTGATGAGGTACATGGAACAAAGTGGCTTGCAAGTATAGAGGAAATGTGTCGTCTTCATACCCGTAAGGGAGAGCCGGGTCCATATTACCAGTTTAGAACTGATTGGATTAATAAGGGGCTCCTTTTCGCATTAGCTCAAACTCTTGAGTATGTGGGATATGGGTATGCGGATGCTATGGTGTTTAAGGATGTTGGAAGTGTTTTGGGTTTAATGTTGAAAGATTTCGAGAGTAAAGGAGTGTATTAAATGTATTTTTTACATACGGAAGCGTCTTTTGATATGGCTCATAGGTTGTTGGGGTATGAGGGTAAATGCAGTAACTTGCATGGGCACACTGTCAAGATAGAGGTTACTGTTTCTAATAGGACATTGCAGCCTATTGGCTTTGTAGTTGATTTTCAGATACTTGACCGCTTGATAAAGAAATGGATTAACGATAATTGGGACCATGTTACTATTTTATCGGCATCCGATAAGTTGTGCGAGCAGCTTGTAGATACTAAGGTTTATAAAATGGAAAGCAATCCCACAGCAGAGAATTTAGCATATGAACTATATAATAAGTTGTCTGCCCTTTTCGAAGAACAGCAAGAAGGATACAAGATAGATAGTGTGACTGTCTGGGAGACTCCAAAACACGCAGCCACTTATATTAGAGAGGAGATTGGATGATGGCAGAAACTATCTGCCCCTGGGCGATATCAGAAAAAGAGCAATTAAAATGTATTATATCTTTGATGTCAGATTGTCCTTTTGCAGGAGATAATGTAAAATGTGATATCTTGCAGTTTGCTCCATATGACAAAGAAGCAGAAATGGATATAGTGGAGATATACCCTGCTATTTCAGGTGAAGGGGCTTCTACAGGTAAGGTATGTGTTATAGTTCGAACAGCCGGGTGTAATTTAAGGTGTAGTTACTGCGATACAACATATGCGTATGAGGGAGGCATTAAGAGGAAAACACAGGATGTTGTAGATGAAGTGCTTTCATATGGAATTAATACAGTGTTGTTTACAGGAGGAGAGCCCTTGTTAAACAGGCAAATAGCTTCCAACTTCTTGAGGGCTATGTTGGAGTATAATATAGATGTATATGTAGAGACTAATGGATCTGTTGATGTAAGAGGCGTTAAATTATTAGCGCATATTGTTTTAGATGTCAAAACTCCCTCATCTGGTATGCATGAGTATATGTACTGGAGAAATCTCGGAGTGATAGGTAATCAAGATGAGGTTAAATTTGTACTCTCCGATAGAGCTGATTATGAGTATGCTAAAAAGATTATAGAAGAATACCGCTTACCGAATAAAACCCCTTATATATTTTTCTCCCCTGTATGGAAGGATGATATGTCTTTTGTAAAAGAGTTAGCAGGTTGGATGATAAATGATAAGGTTGTTGCAAGGTTGATGCTGCAGCAACACAAAGTAATTTATGGTAAGGATATAAGGAGTGTCTAAAACCCCTTTTAAAAACCTTTTTTAAAGAGTTTTTTGAGAAAGGGTATGTATTATTCCGACTTTCCTTTCAACGGGGGTTTTAGGCCGGTTTTTGGCCGGTTATGGGGGGATTATTTAGTGATCACTAAACTTGCTATTACTAATTTTCAAAGCTATGAGAAGGCTGTTATATATCCGGGCAGCATAAATATAATTATAGGTAGGAACAATTCGGGTAAAACGGCTATCTTAAGGGCGTTAAGGCTTTTGTTCTTTAACGAGCCTGAGGGATCAGACTTTGTTAGGTACGGTGCGAAAGATGCTATTGTAGAGGTAGTATATGACGGGCATGTTATTAAAAGGGTAAAGGGGGCCCAGAATATATACGAGTTAGATGGCAGTGTCTTTAGCAACTTCGGCAGAGATATACCCCAGGAGATAGTATCTGTTTTAGGTTTTTCTGCTGTAAAGGTTGATAGAAAAGTTTACGAGTTAAACTATGAATCCGCCCACGAAGCTCCTTTCTTTGTTTCCGAGACGCAGGTAACAGCAGGCAAGATATTCAGTAAGTTGGGAGAAAAAGTGATTGGTGATTTGGTTGTTCTAGATTTAGCTATTAATGCAGCTAACAGCGAGCTTAGGAAGTTAAATACAGAGTTAGCTGTTCTGTCTAAGCAGAAGGAGAATGTTTTAAATGAGGTCTCTAAATACAGTAAGTTGGATGAAATTGATTTACAGGTATGTAGAGATCAACTAATCTTTTATGAGAAGTTGTCCTATCACCTTGAAACAGTTAAGAATATAAAACAAGAGCTAGATTTATGTGATAAAGACATATTGCTATACGAGCAGTTAATTGATGTAGATGTTGCAAAATTAGAAGAGGATTTTTACCTTATGTCTCGTTTGCAGGAGCAGTTAGATATGCTGATGAATGTAGAAGATGAGTTGAACTATATAGAGCGTAATATGAAAAGTGTAAATGAGCTGGTAAATGTAGATATGTCGGTTTTAGAGTCCCAAATTTTTGAGTTGCAAGGGTTGCAGGAAAGTTTGGCTTCGTTGTCTAAACTACAGCAAGATTTAAGTACTGTAGACTTTGAAATGTCTAGGGTAGAGAGCCTTATCTCCTCTAACTTGAAGGAATATGAGGCCTCTTTAGAGGATTACAAAAAGTGGCTGGTATTTCAGCAAAAATGCCCTGTTTGTTACAGAGATATTTCGGAAAGGGATATATATTATATTTTGGAGGAGCTTAGAAATGACAAAAGATCAATTGCTCCATAAGTTGTTAGAACTGAAAGAAAAGTATGAGCAGTCTGTAGGCAAGGTAACAGATATTTGGCTGCCTTTTGAGTTATTGCAGGTGATCGATGATAGAGATTTTCTTGACCGACTTATTTCTCCCGTTTTATTAGGAGAAACTTATATTACAGCGTTTTACCCAGACGAGCCTAATCAGATTAGGATAGCTTTTTTAACTAAATTAGAGGTAGATGATGAAACTACTAGCACTGACGGACTTACACCTGACATCGAATAAACCTGTAAGCAGGATAGGCGACTTTATAGCGGATGTAGATGCTAAGTTGTCTGAAGTAACTAAGATTGCAAAGGAATATAATGTTTCTGCCGTTCTGTGCGCAGGGGACGTTTTCCATAGCCCTAACGTTACATATATTACAGTTGTTCGGTTTCTTTCCTTTCTAGAGAAATTGGGGGTCAGGTTTATAACTATTACAGGCTCTCATGATTTGTTTGGTAGAAACATGGATGCGCTATATCGAACAGCTTTAGGTTTATTAGAGAGATTGAGAGTAATAGAATTGTTATATGAGGGGGTGCGACCTACCACTAGAGTAGGCAGTATTACTATAGGTATACCAGGTACTATTACAGACATAGAGATGGTACATGGTTCTGTGCTGCCCTTTAAAGATGTAGGGGAATATACGCTTCTACAGGATTATAAAACCAATGCTAAACTAGTGATAGTAGGGCATTATCATAACGGTTATCCTATAAGCACTGTAAATGGAACTACGTTTATATGCCCCGGTTCATTAGTTCGAGTTTCTGCTGCAGAGTCAGAACTTACCAGAATCCCTAGAGTAGCTATAATAGACGACGATTTTAGTGTAGAGTGGGTTTATCTTAAATCAGCTAAAGCGGGAAAATCTGTACTTTCTGCTCCTATGGTATACAAGCAACCCGATTTTAAGGGGTTGGTATCTGATTGGAGGGTAAGTAGTATAGAAAACATAGATGCTGCGTCTCTTCTTAAAGAGATAGCTGCAAAGGAAGGTGTATCGGATCAGGTTCTTGCTTTTGCATTGAACTTTTTGGCTAAACAAGGAGGCGCACATGGGTGATATATCGGTTATATCCAAAAAGATAAACAACTTGAAAGCGCAGATTGCAAAGGAGCAGGGGCAGTTAGAGGCATTTAAACAGCGAAGAGAGGTATTAATAAATCAGTTAAGGGCTTTAGGTATTACTCCTAATTCTCTGCCTGAACATATTGCTAATATAGAGAGTCAGTTAGAAGATTTGGAGAGCAGGTTAGAGAGGCAGCTTGCAGAGATAGAAGCTAAAAGGAGAAGTATAGTAGATGAACTTAAGAGATAGGTTGGAGGATTTATCGCAATCTTTAGCTGTATTGCAGGGAAAGAGGGAACAGTTAAAAGCTACATATGAGGATTATACCTACAGGGAAGCTGCCATTAAGGAAGAGATAGAGTTGCTTTCCAAAGCGAGAGAGTTATACCAGAAAGGATCTACTGCTTTAAGGTTGAAGTTATCGGAAAAGTTTGCTGATCTAGCAACTAGAGCACTTAGGTATATTTTTCAGAGAGAAGATATTACCTTTGTTGTGGATTTAGATGTTCGTACAAATTTACCGGCTGCAACTTTTTGGGTAGAGATTGGAGGCTGTAAGAGGGATCCTAAAGAGGCATTAGGAGGATCTGTATATGAGATCATAGGTTTGTGTTTGAGGTTGGTGTGTTTAGAGGTTTTTGATCTTAAAGGACCTCTTATGTTAGACGAGCCTTTAAGATCTGTAGACGGCACAAACCTCTCAAATGCTTTAGAGTTTTTATATGAATACTGCCGTGCTTCTGGAAGACAGCTGTTTATTGTAACGCACAACGATCAGATAGTCAAATCTGGAGATAAGGTTTTTACAGTGACCCAGAGAGACGGAGTTAGTTTCATAGAGGAGGAAAAATATGTCTGATTATGATTTAGATAGTCAATCTGCAGTATTGTTAGGGATGTCTTATCCAAATTGGTATAAGATTGTTATACCTGATATTGATAATGTTTTTGGGGCTTTATTGTCTGCGGATATTACTCTAGCTCCCTTTATATACGCTAAGCTGCCTCAAGGGTTTGACATTTTATCTACTGCTCCTTATTTAGAGGCAAAAGATCCGGTATTAGCGATACAACCGGCAGCAGGAGGGAGGGCTTTACAAGTTATTGCTTTAACTCAAATAGGGAAGGTATCTTTTTGTGGTGAGAACGAGCCTACATGTTATATAGCTAGAAACCAGATAACTGTTGTAATTCCTATAAATCCTAAATGCAGTACGGCTTCTTTATTAGAGGATACTATAAGGGAAGTTTCTTTAATAGCTCCGGAGCCGTCGTTATTACAGGTATGAAGGTGTTATCTCTTAAAGACATAGAGAATAGGTTGAATAAGCTGGTTGAAGGAGACTCGACTAGATTAAGAATAGAGGTAAAAGATTCTACATTAAAAGCCGAGTTATCTAGTAAAGTCTATACTTACTTCATATTTGCTAAAGAGTGGCATGGTTTAGAGGAAGAGAGTTTTACGTATTTAGGAGGTACGTGCCTTCGTAAGGATTTAGCTCCTGGAGAGGAGTGGCCTGAGGGAACAGATTTGCCGTCAGGCCCATGCGACGAGGAAACGTGGCAGGAAATAGTATACGCAATACTTTCCAACGAGTTAACGACTCCTTTGCATACTGATAGCATTGCAGAGCATGTACTTGCAGCAGCTGTAAAAACGCTTACAGATTGTTTAAGAAGTATTTATGCAATTATAGGGAGGGAAACAACTGTAGAGGACATGAGATCGTTTGTAGTGGATAGTTTGTCCTCTTTTCTCTGCAAAATACCTAAATCTTATTATACTATTCTGTTAACACACGATGACATGTTTGTAAGGGAGGCAGCAAGAAAGGCGGTAAAGGTGTAACATGAAACCAGGTAGAGGCAAAGCTAAAGGGCGTTCTTTTGAAAACGAAGTAGCTAAACTGCTTACAGAGTGGTCTGGGGTAACTTGGAAAAGGGTTCCTATGTCTGGAGGTTGGCATAAAGACATAATAACGGGAGATATATTTTGCAGTGCTGAGTATGAGAAGGGGTCTACCATAAGAGTGCCTATCTCTATAGAGATAAAGAAACAAGAATCCTTTAACATAATACACCTATTCAAAGAGACTACCGGATTGGTAGACAGTTGGTGGGAGCAAGCAACGACAGATGCCAAAAAAGCATCTAAAGTACCTGTAGTGATATTCTCAAAAAACTATTGCCCTGTATTTATAATAGCACCGACTAAATTACTCAACAGGATTTCAAATCTTTATAAAAAGAGAGGTCTTTTTGATAATCTATGTCAAATTCGGTGCTTTTTAAGGGGGGAGGCTGTTACTATTTTGTTGTTAGATGATTTTCTAGAGAAGGTTGAGTTTAAGGTTTTGTTACAGGTTTGATAGGTTTTAGTTTTAGTTGTCTTGTATTTACGCAAGACCATCCGGGCAATTTATTTCTTTTCAACTTTGCATAGTCCAAATTATGTTTTCTACAAAAATCTGCTAAATTAGTTATATACCTTTCCACTCCTTTTCTTGTTACTATCCACCTATTACTTACTTTTTTACACATTTGTTGTTTCTCGGGGGACGCGTAAAAACATCGCCAACCTTTGTAAGGTTTATAAGACAAAGCAGATTGTCTTATATTTTGATAGGGAAGGTTGTTGCGTTTACAGAATTTGAGTAGGTTTAAAGTCAATATTTTTTTGCCTTCAGGTGTAAGTATTACCCATCCCCTTTTTTTCACATGCTCCCTCATTCTTTTAGCTGCTTCTTCCCTCCTAACAGGGTCGGCATATACGCATTTCCACCCTTTGTGATGCCTCGTCTTTCCGGTTGCTACAGATCTCAGGCATTCGAAGTTTAAGCCATGCTCTATTGCAAATTTAGTTAAGCCTTTTACCTCATATTGGTTCCCCTTAGGATCCGTTACTATGAAATTATACATTGGCGTTTTTCTCCTTTCGTAATATTATTATACACAAAAGCGTAGGTTGATCTAAGCAAGCTTTATGTGTATAATTAAGAGTAGTAGGAAGGCTGCGGGTCTTGTCAAAAATAGATTTTTAAGGAGGAAATATGGGGAATACACAAACACTTCCGTCTCATGTATTACCTACAGATTCTAGGAATCGTGTTGATTCTAGTCCTGTAAGGTATGAGGTAGTAAGGATGATATCGGATGGAATGTCTTACGAGCAGATTTCTGCAAACTTGAAAAGCTTTTTTGGCGTGGATTTTGGTGTTAGTACTATTGCAGAGTTTAAAAAGGGGTGGTATCCTTACTACGAAGAGCTTATCGATAAGTGGGATAAATCTAGGTATCCTTCTTTAATAGCTAAGTTATCTACTGCTGTTAAGGAGAGGGCCCAAAATTTGGCTCAAGAGGTTGTTGAATTGCAGAAAATGATTCAGCTAATAGACGATCGCATTAAGGAGATACAAGACAATAAGGAAAGTAGTATAGGACATGAGAGGGTTTTAAATGATTATATTAAGACGAAGGCAGCCTTATTAGAAAGAGCTACAAAACTTGTAGGAGCATCTGGGTTAGAAGGTAAGCTTAAGAACGTTGTAAAACAAACTGCATTAGCTGCTCAAAGGTCCCTAATTCCTTATCTGAAAGAAGAAGACAAAGCGAAGGCGTTTGCTTTATTTGAGCAGGAAATATCTTCTATACTAAATAATATAGAGGCAGGTTTTTAGGTAAGATATGGAACTAAACAGCGAAGATATTTTAGTAGAGTTAAGACAATTTAGGAATCAATTAGAAGATCCGGAAGATAGTATATGGAGAGAGCATCCTGTACTTCTGAGAGAATTTGTAGAGTCTCCTGAGTACTGTAACTTACCCTCTTTAACCCCTATACAGTACAGGGATGCTGTTGCTGTGTTAGGGGACGATCCCAAGAAAATGTTTGATGTTAAAGAGAATAACGGTATCAATATAGCAGTACTACTTTGGGGGAAAGGATCTGGGAAGGACTACTTGACATCTATAATACAATTGTATTGTATTTATGTAATACTGTGCTTAAGAGAACCCCAGATATACTTTAATCAGGCACCGGGAGAACCTCTAGATGTTATAAATGTTGCATATAGCGGAGAACAGGCAAGAAATGTATATTTCACTAAGTTTTTGGAAAGATTAAAGAGGTGTAAGTGGTTTAGTACTCATTTTAACATTTTCCAATCTGGTAGGTTAGTTGCTAAGCGCAATCCTAATGCTTTAGGTAACATACAGATTGGAGCCTCAATGGTAACTTTTCCGCATAACGTTAGAGCTATTTCCGAGTCTTCCGAAAATGAGAGTTATGAAGGTTATAATATTATAGTATGGATCATGGATGAAGCTTCTGCATTTAAGTCATTGAAACGTATAGAGAATGCAGGAAGTATATATAACACCCTGAAAACGTCTGCTAATACCCGATTCGCGAATAGGTGGAAAGGCTTCGTATTATCGTACCCCAGAGCAGAAGAAGATTGGGATTTTACTATAAAGCTGTTTAAAGAGTCTAAGCTGCCTACCTCTACCAACATGTACAGCAGTAGACATGCATCTTGGGAGGTTGCTCCTAAGTCTCTATATCCTGGAGGCACTTTTAAATTTAGATATGAAGTCGGTGAGCAGGCAATAGAGCTAGATGTACCTACCTGTTTACGAGAGGAATTTGAGAAGTTTCCTGAGAAATCTTTAAGCACTTATTGTTGTATTCCAGTAAGAGCAGAGGGCGCGTTTATTGAGGCTCCCGGTATAATTTCAAAAGTTTTCAGCGACAGAGAACCTATTTTCCTTGTAGAGTCTATAATACTTGAGACTGACTCCTCCTCCGGAACCCCTTTTAGAAGTTTAGGCTATAGAATCGTAAAGTGGAATCAACTTTTATTCGATAAAAGTAAAAGATATGTAGCTCATATAGATTGTGGATTAAGTCAAGATAGGGCAGCTTTAGTAGTAGCACACGGGGAATACTCTTTAGTTGAAATGTTATATAGTGACGGCCATACAGAAAAACATTGGGTTCAAAAGGTGGTAGAAGATGCACATGTTGTTTATGAACCTGATCCGAAGAGTAATTTAAGAGTCTCACTTAACAATATTGCAGATTTGTTGCTTGATATAGCTGCTGTTGTTCCTTTAGCTGCAGTTACGTTCGACCACTGGCAATCAGCTTCCTTAGTAGAGACTTTGACGTTTAAGGGTTTGAGTGTAAAAGAGCATAACATAAATAGAGATGACTATGAGTTATTAAAAAGCCTTATATATACAGGTGATATAGATTTACTTAGATCTGATCTAACGGAGAAGGAATTGTATCAATTAAGAAGAGTGGGAGGTAATATAGACCATCCGCAGGGAGGGAGTAAGGACCTTGCAGACTGTTTAGCAGGTGTAGTTAGGCTGTTGGTAGGGAATACTAGAGTTACAGAACCCAAAGGGGAGATAAAATCAGTACCTGTAATCGCTCCTGCATATACACACAGCCCAACTGATTTTAAGGTAGGTCCGAGTACAGGTGTTGTAGGCAAACCTAAAACAACTAATATTTCTCCCAAACTTCCAGAGATACCTTCTCTAGACAGTTTTAGAAGGCAAGATTATCCTTCTGCCCGTACATTTACAAACCAGTCCAGTTACGCACGTAACGGAAAGATATATTCCCCTAGAATAAAGGAGTTAAGATAGAGTGACTATGATTAATATAGCATACTTTTTAAAAGACGTATCTGAAGAGCTGCAAAACTGTGAACAATACTTACGCAATTATGTGATAGATTTACAACTTCTTCGGAAAAGTATTGAAGACTTAGAGGCTTTTATATCAGAGTTAGAAAAATCTTCTGAATACAAGTTAGAATACTATGAAAGTTACGGAATTCCAGAAGATGAGGATATCGAGGATATTGAAGGAGAGGATGAGAATGGCTAAAGAGTTTGAAACCAGTACTGTAGTTAGTCATATTACAGCACCTATTAGAGAGGGAGGGGGCAGAACTCAACTAGTGTCAGGTGCTCCAGTTAAGATTGTTAAAGCGCGTCCGGGGTCTAGGGGACAGGATACAGAGGTTACTGTTGTAAACCCGCCCCCAGATGATTGGATACCTACTGATCTTTCTATACCAGAAAGAGGACGAGAGACTGGATTTGCAGAGTTTTATAGAATGTATAAGTCTGCATATGAGAGCGATACGGATACCTACCCTGTAGAAGGTATGTTAGATGAATCCGAGTATAAGAGGATCTTAGAGGCAGCTGAAAAACAAACAGATCGCTTTAGAGTCTCAAGAGATCCTGTAACTAAAGTACCAAATAATTGGGCTGCTATAGATAGGCAACCTGACTCCGATAAGTTTTTCGGCGATAATAAGGAACCCGAGACTGATGCAGCTTTAAATCGTATACAGTTTATTGAACAACCCAAAGAAAAGGTGGATTATAAGACATCTAAAGCAGTCCCTATTAAGTTTTTGGGAGGCAAGTGATGAAGCTGCAAAATATGACAGGTAGTTATATAAAGATTACAGCTTTAGGGATATCTGTTGCCCCAAAGGAAGTTATAGATTTAGGAGACATAAAGGAGAAGCAAGTTCTATACGAAATAAACAGGGCAATAGATAAGGGTTGGTTTAGTATACAAAAAGATGCTTCTAATGTAACTACCCCCAAATTAACAGGCCTTCGTAGAGCTGTTTTCGTTTCCACCTAAAACCCACTTTTCTAGATAAAAAGGAGAATTTTAATTATGTTTATAGAAGATGACTTTCAAACTGCACCTGATTCTGACCTCCCTTCTATAGGTCGGGTATATGGTGCTGTAGATTTTAACGGTATTAAAGATGCCATACCAGATTGGATGTTATTGGAGGAAGTACCTGAAGATTGGACTCCGGGGGCTATAAAGCAAGAGGACGAGGATGATGTACCTGAGTTTATTAAAAATTTACCTGAAGACGCTTTTACTGACAAAGCTACTGTTAGGGTAATCCAACTTAATCCAGATAAGAATCCTACCAAAGTAGTAGATAGGGAGTATCTTTTGTCAGACAAATCTGATCTTATAAAAGATTCTGCAGAGCTTCTAAAGCACGTACTGCATTCTTTAATGCCTACCATTTTTGCTGCACAGCCTAATTTAACTCGTATAGAGGTAGGAGATGTAGATGAAGATGGGCATGTAAATTCTGGAAGGGTAATATGGACAGTAGAGCTGTCAGCTTCAAATCAACCAGGTATCTATAGAACACAGCAGTCCACCCCTTTAAGGAAGTCTAGGGTAGAAATTCCTATAGTTGTAAAGGATGGTTTGTTAGTAAGACCTATGGTAATGGTTACGGCTTCCAATAAGCTGTTCCCGCTTACTGTAGAAGGATGTCAATTGTTGTTAGGTTGGAAAAGTAAACCTGTTGTTAAAAAAGGACCGCCAAGGGTAGAATTATCATGGCAGCCAGAAAGAGATTATAGAGCATTTTAATTTTTAGGGAGGTCAGAATAAGATGGCAGAGTCTTTGATTAAGGGAAATGTTCCTGATTGGTTTCAAGTAGAAGGTGACCTAGATGAGTCTACTACTCCTATTATTGTAAGGGAAGAGGAGAACGGTACTTGGTCTGTTGTCAGGGCACATCTAGGTAAGGATTTGGAAGTAGATGCTGGGTATCCTACAAAGGAGGCTGCATACCATGCTGCTTTGTTAGGAGATGAAGGAAGCGGTATTGTAATAGAGTCCCGCCGTCGGTCTTTAGTTAAACATGCAGATATAAGACCGGGTATGGTTGTAGAGTATGCAGAGGAGCCTGTTACTGTTATAGCTGTAGATGGCGATACTGTAGAGGTAATTACTCAAGAGGGCAAGCGCTTCTTTGTAGATCGCAGCCAAATAGATGCTAAAGAATTACCTGCTTCCGAGACTACAGAAACATCTTGTGGGCTAGAGGAAGTCAAGGAAACATCTTGTGGTCCAAAAGAGTCAGAAGAGGAGAAAAGCGAAGAGGAAATGAAGGAAGGTCCTCCAGTTACTATTGTTACGATGCCCTCTTATCCGGGAGAGCGTTTATATCCTACAGGCATTAAAGTGATACTTACTGCTCTTCGCATTCCTTATAAAGAGGCTGCAGGAACCATTTGGGTTAAAGTAGCAGATAAGTTGGAGTATAATCCACAGAATAGTACTTACAGAGTTTTCGACTCTGAGGGTAATCCTGTTTCCAATGTTATGAATAGAGACGAGGCGGAAAAATGGTTGTTGGAGAATTACCCTATAGGCAGAGAAACTGTAAGCTCCTTACTCCATAAAGCAGCTTACCCTCCAGGAACGACTGTAGAACTACCTGCAAAACAGGAAACAAGTATAAGCCCTTCTACCAAGGTTATGCCTGCTGAAAATGTAGAGTTGTATCCTGAACAGGTTGCTTCTGTATCGCCTGCAGTATCGGCAATACTTAAACAGAGGAAAGCATCTATTAACATAGTAAGGTTGGCAGAGGTATTAAAACAGTCTCAAGATGAACTAGTGCAAGATCAAGCTTTAGATGAGATGGCTGCTAAGTCACCTCCAGTTTGCAAAAAGTGTGGAAAACCCCACTGGCCTTTCCAAAAGTGCCCCACTGAGGAACCAACTACCGAAAAATCCGCTGCAGTGTATATAGGCAAGGGCAGTTTTGTTTATGTTCCTGCATACGACGAAGAGGCAGAGGTTGTAGGCAAAGAAGGGAACATGCTCCATATAAAAAGGCCTGGAGGAACTTACGATTACGTTCGTATGCAAGATGTAAAGTCAATAGACAGCCAGGAGCCTGTTAAATGGGCTGGCGGAGTACTTTCTGCCTCTCAAGTAGCAGCTTACTCTACCGCAGTAGCTGAAAAAATGCAGGAGTTGGGTATAAAGACTATAACTGCTGAAGAGCTTTCCGATATATTAGAAGCTGAAGAGCTTGAAGAGGAAGAGGCTGAAGACACAAACGAAACAGATGAAGAGACTGAAGACACAAACGAAACAGATGAAGAGGAACTCAAGCAAATAATAGAGGATATGGTTGAGGATATACAAGCAGAACTTGCTGAAAAAGAGGCTGTTAAGATAGGACAAACCGAGGAAGCACCTATAGACGAGGTAGGGCAATTTGGTACTAATGAAGAGGAACTTCAATCCTATGTAGATGAGGTAGGACGTAAAGTTGTATTTAAAGGAGATCATTGGGAATATGAGGATACAGGAGAAGAGGCTCCTGCTCCTCCAAGTAGCCCTCAATCTCCTCTATTCGGAACAGCAGGTAAGGTAACTATGAAATTCGACTGGGCAGAATTTTTCAACGACGTTTTGCCTCAGTTGTCTAACAAAGAGTTCCAAACCGTTTACGAGCATACCCTAAACAGCCCTCCTGAAGTAACTGCAAGCCAGGAGGAGCATGATTTGTATAAAGAGGAGATTCTTAAATTTACTAAAGAGGCCAGCAGAAGAGGACTTCCCGATCCTACTGAGCTAGCTTTTGGTATACAGGACATAGTTCGCTCTAAAGTTTCGCCCATTGTAGAGGGAGTAGTAACAGAGTATAAAAAGGAAGGACGTAAGGTTAAATACTTAGTAGCTAGTGGACGAAACGAGCTTTGGTTTGAAGAGAAAGAGCTTTCTCCTGTATTAGCAGCACAAGGACCTCCCCCTCCTGGAGCTAGAGGAGTAGATGTTTGTGTGTGTCCCGTTTGTGGAAAGGAATATCCGCATCAAAGAGGAGTTCCTTGTAGCTTACAAGTTTGTACAGAACACCCAAATACTAGGCTAATGGGTAAACCATCTCAACCCCCTGAACCTCCTAAAAGTCCACAGCCTCCTAAAGGACCTCAACCTCCTAGAGGCCTCCGGCCTGGAGGTCCAGGACCGGTTCCTAAAGCTGCATCAGCTGACGTAATATACGAACGTACTTCTGAGGTAGCAGGTCCAGAGAATAAGGAACAACAAAAGGAATTTAACAAAGAGTTGGAACAGAAGACGGGTTCGAGTACGGAAGACGAAAGCGAGCAGCAGGGGAGGAAGCAGCCTTCTGCTTCCTCCCTGCAAGTAGAAGCAGACATAATCAAGGAATGTACTATTCGTAAATGTAAGCCGGGAGATAAAAAAAGCTCTAAAGACGTTTGGTGTTTATATACAAAACATAAGCCGGAAAGGTTGCTAGGGAGGCATTCCACTTATGAGGAAGCATTAGCGCAAGAAAGGGCGATAAAGGCGCAGGGTATGAAGATTGCAGAGACTGTGAATACAGAGGAAGTTATATCACCTGCTTCTCCTAAAACTCCCATATCTCCTACAGTACCTAAAGTTCCAAGGACTCCTATACCAGTTCCTGTTCCTAGAGAGGCTCCGAAAAAGTTTGTATGTCCTATAGATGGAAGGGAGTATACCGAAGCACAGGTAGGGGAAGATAGAGAATGCCCTGATCATCCAGATGTAAAAGTTATAGAGAGAAAAGTAGTTGCTCCTAAACCTACTAAATCTCCCAAACAAACTGCAGCATCTTGGGAGGCAGTCTGTTTTGTAGATAAGGCGTTTAAGGACATACAAGAGGGTTGCCAACTCTCTGAAGTGTTGGCTAGTCTGCATAAATCCTCCTATACTGAAGAGGATATAGCCTTTATAAAGAGTGCTTTGTTGGAGAGGACAGCTAATGATTATTTAGAGGGAACTGTTCCTGAAGATATAAGGGAGCAAGTAACTGCTGTATATTTGAGGGAGAGCCCTGCAGATGCTTTAGTATATCTTAAACAGATGATCCCTGAATATCAAGGGGATTACAAGGAGTTATTGCAACAGATTGTAAATGAAGTTGGGTATAAACCTGAACTGATAACTGAACAAGTCCCTTCTGAGGCAACTGCAGAGACTTATAAAGAGTCGGAATTTCTTAAAACATCTGATCATACAAAAGAAATAGCTTTATGTTTTAAGGGTGATAGATACCACATATATGATTTAGATTTCGGTGACATTACTCCGGAGGGTGCAAAAGAAAAAGATATAAGGGAAAAGTTAAAGTCGTTGGGTGTTTCAGAAGATAAAATAGACGAAGCTTTGAAGCAGGTTAGGGAGTTGCAGGTAACTCTACGAGTAAAAGTGGCAGAAACAGAACCCGGAGTGTATATAAGAGATATAGATATTGCAGTTTCGACGGCTTTAACGGAACTTGGGCCTCAAGCACCTAGGGCGTCTTTGATGATGAGGGCAATGGAAAAGTTTGCAGAACTTAACTCGGAGGAGTTAGCAAGGGCATATCAATCCGAGATAAAGGAGCGACTTAATAAAGAGTTAGAGTTGTATGAGGGAGCTAGAGCAGAAATTCCTGGTACTCATAAGGAAATAGGTACCCAGCAGGGTATGAATCCTATAGCTGCAAAACAAGCAAAAACACCGGATCCGAAAAAGAAGAAGGAATTAGTGGACAAGTTTAAAGAACAAGGAGTGCCTTTAGAACAGGAAGTCAAAAAGAAGCCTAAACCGTGGGAAGTATCTGAAGACAGGCAACTTACTACAGTTGGTTTTAAGTTATACGATAGGGTACGTGATCAGGCTAATCCCAACTTGACGGGAACTGTTATAGGTTTTGAGGGTGATAACGTAGTTGTGGCTATGGACAAGTCTATTTACTGCGAGGCAGGAGCCGAGGGTTTATATCTACCAGACGCCCTTTTGAAGATAGAAGAGACTGATGCTGAGGATCTTAACTTGTGGTAGGAGGGACATACCATGTACAAATATGCAGAGAAGGAGTTCGGTTTTACAGACGTAGCTCCCGATACAGGAGTTCCTCTTAATTTATTTGAGGAGCATACTTTTCCTAAATACAGTACAGATGAAACCAGAGAGCAGTCGCTTTTAGAGCTAATTCCCCATTTAGTAGATGTTGTAAAGTCTGCAGTAGATGATTACGGTGTATTACCTCAGGATGCTTTCGATTCTATAATAAACGAGTACGAGTTAGACCAGTTTCCTGAAGTTATACACTACTTTTGGAGGCAACTGCCTAAGGAGCTTCAGATTGATATCTCTTACTAAACTACCTGATTTGTCCAATCCACCTTTGTGTGCTTGCGGTTGTGGAAAGAAGGTAAAGTGGGACTATCATAGAAGAAGATGGTCCAGATTTGTACTAGGGCACGGATCGAAAAGAGTGCCTTTTAACTTCTTACATGGGAAACCTCCAAAATGTGCTTGTGGCTGCGGCAAACCTGTAAAATGGGATGATAGCAGAGCTCAATGGTCTAAATATTTAAAAGGACACAGACCTAAAATCCCTTCCAGAAGAAGGGTATACCCCAAACCGAAAAACGCCCCTCCAAAATGCGTCTGTGGTTGTGGTAGAAGAGTACCTTGGAACTATTATACAGGTCGGTGGCGCAGATTTGCAACAACGAATTGCTTTATTAAGGTACTTGTACAAAGCAGGTTTAATCTCTCTATTCTCTTAGGTAGACTTTCTGGAGAGCCCCCAAAATGTGCTTGCGGTTGCGGTAGGAGGGTAAGGTGGAACTTTCTTGAGAACAGGTGGAATACATATGCTCGGAATCATGGGCCCATACCTGTAGATGCAGGAGAGGCTCCTTTATGTGCTTGCGGTTGTGGACAGCCTGCAAGATGGAACCATGGGGAGAAAAGATGGAATAAATACTTGCAAGGGCATTTTTCTGTAGAGAGGGCTTTAAAGCTTTTGACAAAAGCAAAAACTGCAAGGTCTTTTAATCTCTTTTTCCATTTATTTAGAACTGTTGCAAACAAAGCGGGTATTCCTATTACACATCAAAATGAGTTGTTAAGAAGTATAGGTGTTATCCCTATAGATATGTTAAGATAAAAAAGGCGGTGAGTATCTTTTGAGTGATACAATTATAGTTAGGAACTTAGAGGAAGAGTTCAGAAAGAGTAGGCGGTTTCATCAAATAAAAACTGCTGCCTCTCAAGAAGGGTCTGGGGGGGTAAACTATTCTTATCTTGCTCCAGGTTTGTTTAGGGAGCCCCCTACAGTAGACGCTCCTTATTCTAGACGGGTAGGTGTAGTATCTGGTATAGGTAGTAGATCTGTAGAGTCAGACAATCTTACAAATGTAGAAAAACGGGCTATTATGAAGAGTGCTAGTCATATACTGTATACAGATCCTGAAATGTATGGGCCCCTCTTTGATCCTATTAACTGGTATCTGCCTTATACATATAAAGTATTGAATAGATGGATTAGGTATTGGGATAGGTTTGATCCTTGGATAGGCAATGCCATTGATATGCACAGTGAAATCCCCTTATCGCGGTTTACGTTAACCGGGGTAGAGGATGAGGCTATTCAGAGGGAATATGAGGATATAGTAGATCAATTAGAGTTATATCAAAGATTATTAGAGATTACAAGAGAGTATTGGCTTTTAGGGGAGGCATTTCCTTTTGCTCATTGGAATGAGGGATGGTTAGCTTATGATCAGTTGTCTTTACTTAATCCTGATTATGTACATGTACGCTCTTCCCCGTTAGTGCATGGGAATATGATACAGTTTGAATTAGAACCTGACGACGCCACCCTTTCACTTGTTAAGAGTAGCGATCCTGCCGACTTAGAGGTAAGGGAGCTATTAGATCCTGTTGTAATACAAGCAGTAGAAACAGGAACAAATATACCTCTATCTAGTTTCAACGTTTCCCATATAGCTCGTAAAGCGTCTCCTTATGATTTGAGAGGTACAAGTATTGTATTAAGATGTTTGAAAGATATGCTTTATATGGATAAGGTAAGAGAGGCGCAGATGGCAATCGCAGATAGACTTATCGTTCCTTTGCAGATATTTAAGTTGGGAGACCCGAAGGGAGAGTGGTTGCCGTCTCAAGCTCAGCTGGATGAGTTTGCAGAACTGTTAGCATCAGGAAGAGATGACCCTAATTTTGCTATTGTAAGTCATTATGGGTTACAGGTAGAATATGTAGGTGCTACAGGCAAAATTATACCTACAACACCCGAATTTGATTTTGTCCGCGATAGAATTTTAGCTGCTCTGTTTACCAACAGAGCTATGATGGACGGTTCCGGACCTACATATGCAAATGCATCTGTTGCTTTTGAAGTACTGCAGCTGAGGTATATGTCGCTTAGAGGCCTATTAGAGATGTGGGTCAAACAGAAAATATTTAAACCTATTGCACAAGCGAGAGGTTACTACACCAAATCCTCTAAATCCCGTACTAAGCAGCTAGTAGTTCCGGACATTAAGTGGCTGGAGAAGATAAGATTGTTAGATGATGTGCAAATGAAGAGATTCCTACTACAGCTTCGTATGAGAATGGAAGTGCCTTTAAGTACCATATGTGACATTTTTGACCTTGACTATGAAACTCTTAAAAAAGACTTAGCTAACGAGCTTGGAACTGTAGCAGACCCTGTTTGGAGGCAAGCTATGAGCAAGGAAATAGCATTAAGTGCTTCCGCTCCAACTCCTCAACCCTCCTTCGCTATGCCCGGTATTGCTCCAGGTATGGGTATGCCTTTTGGGGAGATGTTTCCCGGTGCTACAGGGCCTAGTGCCAGAGAGGTTGCCCCTGAGGGAGGTGTTTCTCCTGGAGGTCCAGAGCTTCCAGGTTTACAGCCCGAGATGATAGGGCCTGGTGCAGGAGTGGAGGCTAGTAAAAAACCTTCTAATTCGGAGGAATTAGCTAATCTTATAGCATATAGGGAGGCTTTAGAGAGAAAACATGTAGAAGCTGTAAAGAAGATAGAAGAAGAGGTCAAGTCAAATGGGAAAATGTACCGTAGGGTGTTTGGTGTAGCTAGAAACGATAATAAACACGGAGTCAAAAGAATGGGGGATTCTTTTTATGTAGTAGATAGAGGTTAAAGCAGTACCTTCTACTTTTTGCCCAATCTTAAAAATACTTCAAATGTACTTTTTTAAGCAGCTGGATCAGCACACCTTTGTGGTTTTTAAAAATGAAGAGAGCAGAATTTTTCGAGCGCTTAAAGTCTTGGAAGAGAGCTGATGTTATACATCTTGTAATAGCTTTATTGTTTAACCCTAACGTGGATAAAGGTAAAATAATTTCTTTTATAGAGAGTACGTTTCAGGATTACGAAATCAATAAAGCATTAAAGGATATAGGGAGAGAGGAAAGACTTGTATAAGGAGGTAGGAAGGATGAAAAAGAAAAAGATAAAAAAGGTAGTAGTTGGAAAAATCAAATCTTCTTTCGAGGTAAAACCCAAGCCTAAAGAAGAGGCTAATCCTAAACCGGATAAGGAGGAATGACAAATGCTGTCCAATCCTGTGAAAATGCAGTGGGATTATAATGAATGGATGCAGCTTGTTAATTTTCTCAGGCCTCTTAGAAAGGCGGGAATAAGCCAGGTTTTTGATAAAGAGGATCCTTTAGTTAGCCTACTGCAAGAATATAAAAGAACTAATAAAATGAAAACTGCAGGTTCTTATGAGGACTTACTAGCTGCTGTAGAAGGAAAACTACTTATTGCGTCCATTAAAATAGACGGTGTATTGACTTGTATAGGTTACAAAGATGGAAAGGCTAAATTAGTAACATTGGAAGGTAGGATTATTACTGATTTGCCTGTTACAGATGAAATAGAACATATTTTAGAAGGAAAAGAAGAAACTATTTTTATAGGCGAGTTGTATGGGGTTGATTTGGCAGGTAAAGAACTTCCTTTTAACAAAACACTTTCGCTTGTACGAAAACCTGAGAGTGAAGCAGATGAAAAAAGAATAAGGGTGGCTGTTTTTGATGTTCTTAAATACGATGGTAAGGATGTATCCCAACTTCCCTACGCACAAAGGTGTCCTATTATAGAAGATGTGTTTGGTTCAGGTGCGTATATTACTCCTGTTTATACTAAAGAAGGGGACGAGAGTACGGTTGCAGCGTTGTGGAAGCAAAAAGTACTTAAAGAAGGAAGAGAAGGGATTGTTGTCAGAACGGACGGAACTTATAAACTTAAACCTGTACAAACAGCCGATTTAGCTGTAATAGGGATGGAAATATCAGATAGGCACCCGAATTGGGCAGGAGCTTTGTTATTAGCAGCTGTAGATAACGATGGTATCTTTTTAGATGCAGGTAAAGTAGGAACCGGCTTAACTCTAAAAGACAGAAGAGACTGGTTTAAAAAGATAATGGATAAAAAGGTAGTACAAATAGGTAACAAGGTTTTTGTAGACCCCTATGCTTTTGATACCGTAGTCGAGGTAAAATATAAAGGGGTTAACTTGGAAGGAAGGAATGCTTGGGAGTTTACAGCAGGTAAGCTTGTACCTATAGGTAAAAGGCGTTTTACGGCTTTAAGGCATCCAAGCCTGGTAAGGGTTAGAGAAGATAAGCATGTAGAGCATTCAGACGTATCCGATGAGCAGATACCTGAAGTGCGTAAGGGATCCCTTACAAGAAAAGCATACGTACCTACCAAAAAAGAGAGATTGCGTAATAGAGTATACGAGGGCTCTATAGTAGCAGAAGATTATGGCAAGCAGCTTGCTGATTTTACATTAAAGAGGATAGCTTTAGAAGAGGCGCAGTTAAATGAGGGAACTTTAGATATAATATGGAGTAAATATAACGTACCTCTTAATTATTACGTAACTACAAAGACAAGGGACAAAAACTACTTTCCTTCTACCTTAGACCAAAATACGTTCTCAGAACTTGCTCCAATAGCCAGAGACGCTTATGCAAGATATCTAAGATTCGGAACAAAGTTAACAGACTATGATAAAAAGTTAGCTAAGGAGTTAAGTAAGTATGTTAATATACCCCACCAAGACGATGTCGATGAGTCATATTATTTTGCAGTGCTCAATGCTTGGAACAAAAAGTATATAAATCCTTTAATGAGTTATACTATTTGGGAGTACTGGGATGAAGCATCCTCTATACCTGTTTCCACTTCACCTCAAGAGTATATAGAGCAAATGAAAAATAATTTGGCACTTTCAGAGAAACTAGATGATATAAATAATTCGCAGGCTTTATGGGAACAGCAATTTGCTACTGTTAAAAAAGTAGAGGATGACCGAGGGGAGTTAGTGTATGAAACTACAACTCCTAATAACGTGTCTACTGTATATGGATATCTAGCTCCTCAAAGAAGATTCAGGATTCTGTTGTACTACCTAACTAATACCCAGAGGCCAAACGCTGTCGTTATGGCGGGGTACCTACATACGTTAAAAAGTATGGGTGTTCTTATACCCGAGAACACAGAGTTGCCTGTTCCTGTAGAAGTAGCAGACAAAGAAGTAAAAACTTTTGAGGAATTAGTAGACGTGGTAGTGGATAGAGGCATACTTTCCAATCAAGAAAGAACAGATCTCCTAGCTCTATATCAAAGTTTAGACAAAAGAGAAGAAGATGCATTAGACTTTGAAAAAGCGCTTGTACCTTATGTTAGAACGGTTATTACGGAAGAAGATGAGATAGAGACTGAAATGGCATCTGTAGAACCTGTAGAAGTTACTCCTGAAACAGAAGCAAGAGATCTAGTAAGAACGTACTGGCAAATGAGTGAATTTGGTAGTCCTCTTCTTATTACTATTGGCTCGGAGTCTCCTATATTAGAATTGGATACTCCAGTTGTTTTTAATAGAAAGAAAAGAGGAAATTTTGCAGAGTTAGCTAATGCCCTCGTTTTTACAGATAGGTTGCATAGAAACATGGGCAACATTATACTTATAAACCCTCTACTAGGCAGCGATTTCAAAATAGAACCGATCACAGAGGAGGGGTTGAGGCAACTTAGCCATGTATATGAAGGAATGTGGTGGGAAACTGAAGGAAAGGAGTTAAAGGGGGTAGGGGATGTTGGAGAGTTTGCTCGTTATTATTTTGAAGAGGATTTAGGTGCTGTTAAGAACGCGTCGGATATGTTAAAGAGTATAGAGGAATATATACAAAACTCTCCTGGAACTGTATTGGTCTATTATAAGGAGTCAGGTGTGTTAGATAGGGTTGACACTTTTACAGGTGCTTTAAGTGTACTAGCTGCCGACTACCCAGGAGTTTATTTTGCAAGGACGCCTGAGTTAACTACAGAGTATGTTGTGTATGCCAATTTACCTTCTCCAATAGAAGAACAAATACTTGAAGGAAGGGGCGTTCCCAACCTTTCCGAAGTACAACAAGCTTTGAGCATTGCAACCCCTTTACAGATAGAAGAGGTACCTGAAGAGCCTGAACAACCTACTCCTGAACAACCTACTCCTGAACAACCTACTCCTGAACAACCTACTTCTGAACAACCTACTCCTGAAGAGCCTGAAGAAAAGTTGGGTATGAGGCTACCAGACAACGAGTCAGATTTTCTTAAACTTCTCTATGCTTTAGATATACCAAAGTTGTACGAAGAAGAGGAAGGCATACCCCCAGAGGAAAAACAGTTGGAAGATGTACCTGAACCTGAAATACATGAACAACCTGCTCCTGAGGTGCCTACACAACCTGAACTTGAGCCTCAGATGTTCGAGCCTAACGAATTTCCTGAAGGGGCGATACATATACCGGACTCTTTAGATAGAGAAAAGGTATTGGCGGATGAGGAGGTAGAAAATTTGGAAGGTAGTCTTCCAGGTTACCTAGATGCTTTATTCGCTCATCCGGAATACAGGTTTGAAGTTGAAGGTAAAAGGGTATGGGATCTTACTATAAAGCTCAGATCTTATAATGTAAGTAGAAAAGAATATATAAAGAGTGTAGTATACTCTATTTTAGAGGAGAGGGCTCCAGGTCAGGACTTTAATATTCGCATATTACCAAAAGACATAGACGATCAGTTAGCTTCTGATGAGAAAGCTGTTACACCTGTTTTTGTAGCAACGGTGCCTCCAAAGAAAGAAAAAGAGGAAGCGGAACCTCCTGTTTTTCCTTCAGTATCAGAATCAGAGTTTCTCAGTAATGTAACTGCCTCTACACTTACAGAGGTATTAAGTAGTATACTTACTGCTTTAAATATACCTGTAACTATTTCTCCCACTATAATTGCTCCACCAGACGAAATTGTAAGCAACCGTTTTACGGCTATTTCAAATATAATGAGAGATCTATTTGAAAAAGAGCCTGATTTGTATAGCATAGTAGTCGACCTAACTGCAGAAAAGTTTGGGTTGACAGGCGAGGAGGTAGACGAGTACATTCGCAACCTCCTTAACATAAAGGTACTTACACTAGTACCCAGAGATCTTGTACCTGAAGATGCAGATCATACAGGGGAAGAAGGTACTTTTCTTCCAAAAGTTTACCTTTCAGATACAGCCTCAGAGTTGTTAGCAACCAGGCGTAGAATAGATAATATGAAAGATGCTTTAAATGATGCGATAGGGAAGGCAGAGGGGCAGAAAATAACTATATCTTTACCTTATTACGATAGAGATATATACGAAGCAGCGCTCAAAGAGGTTCAGATACCGAAGGGCGTAACTATAGTACCTCAATGGACTAATACAGAAAATGATTGGCATTTTGAAGTGTCTTATGCAATGCCTAGAGAATTAGGTACAGCTCCTAGAAACTCGATCCCATCTCGCAGATTTTTCAAGATCATACCTGAAGTAGAGGAGGTAGAGTTTCCTATCGATGCTTTAGTAAAGACTATACAAAAAACCGACAAGCGGCCTTTACTTATTTATGTAAATCAAGCCGATTATGAAGCAGTTAGAGACATGTCGAATCAAGTAGGAGAGTTAGCGAACGATCCTGGCATATTTATAGCGATGGATAATTCAATAGATCCTATAGACAATAATAGAAGGTTTGAGGTTAAAGTGCTTCCTAAGAGTACATCTTTATACTTTCCATATAAAAATGCATGGGAACCAACAGACGTCTCTATACAGGATAAACTGGAAGAGCAATATGATCGTAATGTACAACGTTTACACGAAATAGAAGGACAGCAAACGCCCGCTCTTGTTAATATGCTGTCGACAGAAAAGGTAATGGATCTAAATAAGGCCGTAACAGGACCTATAGCGTCGTTTAAAGGTTATAGTAGACAGATTCCTTTAAACTTACAAATGACTTTTAATAACAACGGTATAGAAATCTCGCCTTTTGCTAAGCTATACCGTTTAGAGGAAAACGTTTACTATGTTACTGATCCAGCTTTAATAAGGGAAAAGGAAGGAGAGGCTTTTATAATTAAGGTAGATCCTAACTCTAAAACATCAGAAGTTTACAAAGCATCAGATGAATTTACCTCATTTACAGATGTATACAAATTTCGTCAGGGCATGCAGGAAGCATATAACTACTGTACATCTAGTACTCCATCTCCTGAACAAGTTGTACGTTATTGGTTGCAGGAAGAGGTACATAAAGCATCATATCCGGAGCAACTCGGCTGGCTAAGAATGATGCATTTATTTGGCTTTCCTGTTAAATACAGAGTTAAGGGCATTCGTCCTTCTTCAACATCTTACAAAGCGTTAGGAATATCTGATGCGGTTTCTTTTATGTCTCGATATACTGCAGGTGTGCAACCTAATGCAGAAGAAATAAAAGCTCAAATTGCAACGTTACAAGAAGACATACCTGAAGAACTTCGCAGTGTATACGAGACAGGCTGGGTAGAGGGTTTAATGCAGTATGGTTATCCTGTAGATGATCTAGGTGTAAAAGGATTCCCTATATTATCGCTTTAAAAAAGCCGGAAAGGACTTGCAGAGTAAAATGACTACAGCTGATTTTATACAACTTTTAAGACAAGCAGACGAAAGCAATCCTATACAACCCGACGAACCTAATGACGACATATGGGAGGCGATAACCGAGTTTGTTCCTCTGCCTCCTGATGTCATTGAAGGGGCAGGGGCAGACTTAGTACAGAAGGTTGTATCTGCATATAAACAATTACAAGAGTCAGATTCTCCGGAAAAAGAGAGCTATTTGCAAGAAATATTAAACGATTTCTTAAATCAATACCAAGAGTTACCCCCCGATCAACAGCAAATTGCAGAAGATGTACTAAAAGAATATCAGGGTGACTATCCTGAGATCGTCCCTGCTTTCAATCAAGCTCTTACTGATTTTATAAAGCAGATGCAGCCGATAGAGCAACCAGTACAGCCGGTGCAGCAAGTACAGCAAGTACAGCAAGAACAGCCTATACAACCTGAGATGCCTGCTGTAGTAAGAACTTACAGTACTAACATTTTAAATGCATTAAGTCAGTTAGAGGAGAAGAATCCTGAACAAATTAGAGACATTCTGGCTAACAAGCTCAACGATATCTTCAATCATGCTCTTAGAGAGGAAGAGAGGCAAGAGTACTTCCAAATCTATACAGACATAATGAACAATGTATTAGCCAACTTTCCTGATTTACAGAATCAAGTGGACGTGGGTCAAATATGGAATGGGGAGTTGGAAGTCAGAGAGAAGGGCTTGCAATTAGCAGGAGATTTGGCCGCTTCTTTAAAAGAGGGATTGAAAGCAGGAGGCACAGCGTACGACTTACAATCTATTATACTAGATAAGCTGATGCCTTTAATAGAGGAGTACAGTAAAGGCGATGAAAAGCAAAAGCGTGAGATATTATCGGCATATAATGCACTACGTTATGCCTTTCCTTCTGTTTACGGCGATGCTGTAACAGCTAAAACACTCACATCTGTTATTGAAAACATTTGGAAAGAAGGGCAAGAATGGTTATCTCCTACCCCTTGGGTGAACATTATAAAATCGCAAATAGGGGCGGAGGATCTTGTAAACTATGATAGAATAGTAAACATATTTGAACGAAATGCAACCAGATTCCTAAAAAGTAATTTACCCTTTCTACGTACCCCTGAACAGCGTAAAGCTTTTATAGACTCTTTTTTAAACAGTGTCAGTACTACTCCGTATATAAGAGATCTAGTTAAAGAGGAGTTATATGATTGGTTGGATGATTTAGAAAGAGAAAAACCTGAACCTGGAACACCTGAATACGATGCTGCTGAAGGTTTAGGAGGATTAAAGCAAGATGCTTTAGGTAGGGCCTCAGAGTACACAGCCATACCTGCTAGATTCGATAAAGCATTTATTTCATTTTTAAGTCAGTTGCCTAGGCAAGTTGATGTAGATACAGCAGCTAACGAGTACAAAGAAAGGTGGCTTTCTGCGTTAGAGGAGGCTATACCTACTGAAAACACGACAGCTGCTACCTACAATAAAGCAGTTTTGAATTGGTTACAGAAACAGATAGACAATGTTTATAATAAGCGCCTTTCAGAATACAAACAGAGGCCTGAAACAGTAACTCCTGCTTGGTATGGTGCTTTAGCTGTAGGCAGTTTCGAGAAAGATGCTTTTGGAGACGTAACTACAAAACCTGAGGTTGTTGCAGATAGGTTTGAAAAAGGATTGACTGCTTATTGGAACGAGTTTACTAGAGAGCAAAGAGATGAATACTATAATGCTTTTGTAAATCAGTTGAAAAGTGAATTAGGAGAGGCAGCACAAGGTTACGTTAAAGAGGTAGACAAAAGGTATGAAGAGTTAAAACGGAGTAAAGGTACGGGAAAAGTTATAGGTCCTACCGATCCGACTATAAGAGCGATTGAGGGTTACATAGATAAGGGAAACTTTCCCGGATTAGCAAGTTTTTGGATCCGCTATGATGCTTCTAATGCATCTCCTCAAGAGAAACAACAAGTTTGGGATACTATTGTAGGGCACTCATTAGTAGATAGTATAAATACTAATATGGAGGCTCTAATGAATCAGTTAGATGCGGGAGAAGTCCCTGACGAGATAAAAGACATTATAAACACGAATGCAGTAAAAGTAGATGATGCACAGGTTGTTGGTAAAGAGGGCAACCAGTGGAAAGTATTAGTTAAATCAGGAGACAGTGAGTATCTTTTTAATATAAGGTTTGAGCTCTACAAAGGAAACGAGCAGATAGGAATACATTATAGTGATATAGATACTGCTGATTTTGTTAGAAGGGAATATTATAGAAATAAAGTTGTAAACAAAGTATTTAGTGAATTAGCAGATAAAGACCCCGAAACTTGGCAGGGGGAAGATTGGTATGCTTTTGGTGATCAGTTAGTAGGTTTAATTAAGAAAAGCTACGAAGGTTCTAAAAAGTCAGAAGACTTTATAAACAAACTAACTGCTCAACAACTGGTCGCACTTACTAGAAACATGCCTAAAGATGCATATACAACTTTTGTAGGTTATCTACCTCCAGAGATAGCTGCTTATATGCCTTATAGATCTAGTACTTTAACATCTTTACTTTTCGAGTGGTTGGATAGGAAAGGTACAGCCGCCTCTAGAGCAGAGATAGAGAAGAGAATGAGAGCAGGTACTACGCCAACTCCGCCTCCTTCCACACAACCTCCTCCTACAGCAGGTACTCCACCTTCTACACAACCTCCTGCAACAGGTACTCCACCTTCTACACAACCTCCTGCAACAGGTACTCCACCTTCTACACAACCTCCTGTAAAAGGTACTATAGAAGTTAAGTATGATGATGAAAAAGGGTACGTTCTTGATTTAAGCAAAAAGGACGAGCTTATACTGAAAGACGGTAGGACGGTTACTCCTCTTTCTACTTATGTAGATCCTCTCGGGTTTTTATTGGTAGCAGATGAAAACGGTAATAGGGATGTTATAAATTTGAAAGATATTGAACATGTCTTGAAAAAAGGGAAGAGGTACTACTCCTTAGAGATGCCACAGACTCTTCCTGACTACGTAACATCAGCTAAAAATGTACTAAGTAATCCGGAGGAGTTCAGTAGGTTTGATCCTGACACTCAGAACCAAATAATAGATATATTAATTGATAATATCGCTTTAAAACTGTTTTCGAAGTTAAATGTTGACGAATTAAAAGGATTAAGAGACATGTATAAAAACCGAAACTGGACGGGCTTTTATGATTTCTTTGATAGTAAAATAAACGAGGTTGTTAAAAGGGATCCTGAATATGCTGAATTAGATAAGTTGCTAAAGGGGTTGCCTATATTCCCTTCAGATATCGGCGATCGAGTAGTTGAGTATATAAAGAAGATGGGTATACCTAAGAAAGGGAGTATCGTTACAGCTCAAGAGTACTACTCGTCTTATCCTGAAGGCATGGGAGCAGAGCTTTCACCTAACATATTTACTTCTAGGTCTCCTGTGTTGTTTCCTTACAAAGCAGGGGAGGAATGTACGTTAGAGGAGTTGGACTTTCCGATTGTAGCTCATTACTTAAATCAAGTTGCTTCTGATAACTATGGTATAGAAAACTTTACTCAAAAAGTTTCTGAAGGGGAGAATCGTAAAACCATTTGCTTTGTATACAATTCAACCTTTCCGCACGCTAAATGGGTAGATGATCAGCATTTACATGTTAACTTATATCGTGTTAAAGACTTAGCTGATTTATTAGGAGTATTGGTACACGAGTTTAGGCATGTACTTACTGTAATGACAAATGAACCCTCTTCCGACTTACAAGAAAGAGTAAATGCATCTCCTTCCGAGTATGTAAAGCTGCCTGAGGAAAATATTGCTTTTCCAGAGATGATATCTTTTATGCTTTATACTTTAAGACTGCCAAAAGATGTGGTAAGGGATAAGATTATATCGATTATAGGAGAGGAGAACACGTATAAAGTAGATGAGTGGTTTAAGCAATTAGGAATAGAGAAAAGTGCTGGATTTCCCAGTCACCCTAAGAATATCGTAATACCGAGAAATGAGTATTACCCTAAAGGTTTAACAGAGGAAGACGTTTGGAATTATTACAACAGTGTTAGAAATAAGATACTTCCTTATCTAAAGGGCCAGCCCGTAATGCTTGTACTAAATGCAGATGGAGAAGTTTACAAGAGGCATGATAAAGATCCCGAGTCTTTTATAGATATAAATACTGAGAAGGAGTTCGACCGATTTAATAACGGTAGGGTTTTGGAGTTTCATAAGGTATTAGAGGATACTTCAAACTATGGTTTTGTAGATGTTGATCCTAGAGAAGACGTTCCTTTTGACAAAGTAAAAGAAGTAACAGGAATGCTTTACGACTTACTTTCGTCACTACCTGAAGTCGAAGAGGTAGATTTAATATACTCAGGCGGTAGGGGTTTCCATCTGTACCCTAAATATAGGAGCTACAAAGACGTCGATGGGTTAAGGAGAGAGTTAAGAGACATACTTGAAGCTTTTGCAAACAGCGTGGACGCTAACTTAACTACCCACCGAACCACCAGTAGCGATCAAATAAGGTTGGATGTATCTACTTTAAAGAGTACAGGCTCACTTAGGGCAGTATATTCGTTAAACGGGAGAACAGGTTTGAGGTGCATACCTGTCTCCAGAAGAGATTTAGATGACTTCGAGAAAGAGGATGCTAAAATAAAGACGGGTATAAAGACAGCCCAGGATACAGGTCAAGGGGTTTTTGTACCTACTACCTCTGAGAGTTTAGGAGAATATACTTCCTCTATACAAGAGGTCTTACTTATGGCTATATCAGATGAGTGCCATGCTATAGCAACTTACAGTGCTATGATAGATGCATTACCTGAGGACGATACTAACAGGTCTATTTTAGAAGAGCTTAAGTTTGATGAACAAGTTCACGAACGAGTTCTATTAAGGATGTTAGGACGTGAGTTGCCGATAAAAGAGACTCCTATAGCAGAAGAAACTTTGCCTCCTGTTCGGTTTAGACCTGACTACAATGATTTAGAGGAAAGAGGTAAGTTCTTTGCCAAGTTTATAGACCTTGTATCTGTAGCAATAGCAGACGAGAGGCATGCTATATCATTCTACGATACTATATTGGACGGTATGAATGTAACAGATCCGAATTATAGAGTCATAGAGAAGATAATGAGGGATGAACAGGATCATGAGAGAAAACTGCTTAACATGCTAGGAGAGGAAGTTCCCACCTTGGATTAAAACCCCCTTATTCCCCTTTTTACCCAATTGTTTGACTTTGGAATATGTAATTACATACCAGAGCCCATGAAAGTGGTTTATAGGGGGTTTTAGGCTGTTTTTCAAAGGAGGTTTTAATGGCTGTAGCTAAAAAGAAGTCTAATCCGAAAAAAAGGAAACGCAAAATTCTTAAGCGTATGCAGAGAGGTTATTAGTATTATGGAGGGCGGAGTAAAAATGACTGGTTTAGCGGTTAAGATGAAGGTAGCGGTAACTGATTTTAAGAAGCAGTACCTGTTTGACTTTTATGGCACAGCCTTCCTGCCTATTACTCAGCCTCCTGGAAGAATGGGAGATATATTAGGGTGGTTGTCTGATGATCTTGTATACGACATTTTATGTACTAAGGTAGCTTCTACAGTAAAACTAGCTAAAACGTATTTAGACATTACTCCTAGTCTTATATATCAGGAGTATGAAAACAACATTGCAGCTGTGAAGCTTGAACCTCTGAAATATTTTGATAGGTTAGGAGTTAAAGGTATTACAAATTTGGAGTTCTTGCAGAACATAAAGCAGTATAAGAAACAGGCAGAAGATTATTTAAACAACCTTATAGACAGCTTTAGACCTGAAATAAGTAGTTATTTAAAAGAATTGCAACGCGTACTTGAGGAACTTGAAGACCTTCCAGAACATTCTCCTGTATCTGATCAAGTGCTTGAGTTTCTATCCAATCCTCCCAAAGTTACGTTTCCAGAGCTAGTCCGTCTGTTTAGGGAGTTTAAATGGGAACCTCTTTTTGGTGGCGAGTTATGGGCTCAGATTGCAGAAGCTACTATAAGGTTAGAAGACTATTATAAAAAGGTAGTACCTACTGACGATCCTATTGAGAGTATAGGACCGATAGTTGAGAGGTATGTTAGAGATCCTAAAGATTTGAATAACCTGGCAGTTGCCTTAGACTTATACAATTCTTTGGAGCATAATACTGGTAGTTTATTCAAGGATGTAACTCCTGAGATGCCTTACTGGTTAACGTTAGTTGCTTCTGGTACATATCAACCGGAAATCCTATCTAAAATGAGTCCGAAGGTAAGGCAAATAGTTAGTGCTTATTATAGGGAAGTAGGGCCTCCAGAGTCTAGGAAACAGTTTATTGATAGTTTTGTAACACAGGTTCTTCGCAGGCGACTTCCCAAAGGTAAGCTTCCAGGTCCTGCTATACTGCTTCATATAGATGAAAGTTTGGCAGGAGACGTATATGAGCGTTTAAAATATGAGATACAAAAAAGTGATCCGGTAAAAGATTCGGAGAAGCTTCAGGATTATATGGTTCTATTAGAGGATTTAGTATCGTCTAGTGCTTGGCAAGATTATGAGGAGAAACAGTTAAAACAATTACAACCTACTCCAGATGGTATAAAACATTTTATGCAAGAGATGGGAGTATTTTATACATTTAAACATGCGCTTCCTTCCTATTTGTTAGAAAGTGTTAATCGGGAAGTTATAGCAAAGTTCTTTCAGGGGGTTACAGAGCCTGAAATATTTCAGGCAACTTGCAAGGCAATGCCTTTAGACTTTTTAGCTACATATTTTGATACGGCACAAGGAGATAGGTTTGACACGGCAACACAGATACTTTTTGAAAGAGCAATTGCAGAGGGGGAAATAAGTTACTTGTTAAATAATTTATATGCTGAGACTGCTCCTATTCTATTAAACTTACTAACGACGCCTAAAGGGGGATTACTTATTTTAAAGTTAGAGACTACAGATGAACTCGACTCTCTTGTAGACACGATTGTAGAGAAATATAAGTCCGGTTTAATTCCGGAACAAACTGCAATGCAATTACTACAGATATTAGGCAAATTTCCAGATTCAGAGCCGTCTCTAGAACCTGCGGAGCCTCCCTTAGAACCTACAGAACCGTCTTTAGAATCTGCAGAGATGGTAGAACAACCTTCTGAACAGGAGGAAAGGAATGAGCAAATTGTTTAAATTTGATCCTAATTCTACTACAAACGAGGGAAGATGGAGGCTTATAGATCCTAAAGTTTTCGCACCTAATTCTATGCGAAGTTGGTACTCTTGGCAGGGTATACAGGCACCCGGTATTAGGTTTATAGTAGGTATAGACAACAGGGACAAGAAGTGGAAACCCCAAGCAATTCGCTTTGACAAAAAGTTGTGGACGGAGGAGAAGGCAGCAGCTTGGTGGCAGAAGCATAAAGACAGGTTTGTTAAAGAGTGGCAACCTTCCGACTGGCAGACTAATATAAAAACAGCTAAAACAAGTAAATTCGTTATACAAGAACATGATGCAACTAGAGCAGGGAAGCATTTTGATTTAAGGTTTGAAAGAGGGAATGTAGCTAAATCTTTTGCTGTACCCAAGCACACGATGCCGAGTACAGGAGAAAAAGTACTTGCAATCCAAGTCCAAGATCACCCAGTTAGTTTTATGAAGTGGGAAGGTACCGTACCTGAAGGCACCTATGGAGCAGGAAATATACGTATATTTGACCAAGGAGAGTATCGTATCAATAGGTGGACAGATGATGTAATAGACGTCACTTTTGAAGGGAACAAGATAAAAGGTAGGTATGTTTTTATACATACAGGGGATGCTAAATGGTTGATTACTAAACCTAAGAAGCAGATTGTAACTGCAGCTTTTACAGATGTACGTACTAAATTATTTGATTTCTACGGAGTAGCTTTTCTACCCATCACAGAGCGGTCTGAAGGTGTGAGTATTAAAGACTGGTTATCAGATAGCCTTACTTACGATGCCGTGACTCTTAAAGTCTCTTCTGTAATAAAACTAGCTAAAACATATTTAGATGAAGTTCCTACATTTATATACGACGAACTTCTCCACTGTACCGATGCCCTGGGTTGGAGGCCTGTGTTGTATTTACAGAAAGTTGGCTACGATCCTGAAAATCCTAAGCATAGGGAGAATGTTAACGAGTTTATGGAGAAAGCAGACTATATGATAAATCGTCTTGTAAATAGTTTTAGTCCTGAAACAAGAGATCTCTTAAAGGAATTAAGGGAGTACGTTCTGCGACTAGAAGGCTCTGCTTCTGCTTTTTACTCTAGAATACGCAGCATCCCGTTGCCTGAAGCAATACGTATATTTAGGGAGTTTGTGTGGCGCCCGTACTATGGCGGCGAGTTGTGGGCTCAGATTGCAGAAGCTACTATAAGGTTAGGAGATTATTATAAAAAGGTAGTACCTACTGACGATCCTGTTGAGAGTATAGGACCGATAGTTGAGAGGTATGTTAGAGATCCTAAAGATTTGAATAACCTGGCAGTTGCCTTAGACTTATACGATTCTTTGGAGCATAATACTGGTAGTTTATTCAGGTATTCAGCCCCAGAGATGCCTTACTGGTTAACATTAGTTGCTTCTGGTACATATCAACCGGAAATCTTATCTAAAATGAGTTCGAAGGTAAGGCAAATAGTTAGTGCTTATTATAGGGAAGTAGGGCCTCCAGAGTCTAGGAAACAGTTTGTCGATAATTTTATAGGTATTGCAGCTGAGAAAGCAACTGTACTAGGAAAAGTTACAGATGCCTCTTTAGCGGGAGATTTATACAAATATTTGAAAGATAATATAAAAGGGGCAGATACTATGAAAGCTATTGTGTTTTCTAAAGGATGGAGAGATTACGAGTTGCAATACTTCAAGCAATTGGAACCTAACTCTGAGGGCATTGAGGAATTTAGTCAGGAATTACATTTCCTTAAGAAGTTAGTACCAAATGATTTTACGTCTCTATTTTCTAACCTGTTGGGTGTAGCAGAAGTACCGGTAATTGAGGCTTTGTTTGAGGAAGAGTCTACAGATACTAATCTATTTGTAGAAACGTGTTATAAACTTCCACTGGATTGTTTATTCAATCATCTTGATAAGGTCACTGGAAGCAAGTTTTACAGAGGTGTATTCGTATTGTTTCAGAGGGCGATTTCTGAAGATTACTTAAACTATATACCAAGTTACTTGAATACTGAGACTGCTCCTGTACTGTCTACAGTCATTAATTTTGTTCCTGAGTTAGGCCCAGGCAAATTGAAGTTAATGGATATTGTTCTTAAAAAGTTTCAGCAACAGGATTTAACAGCAGAAGCAGCTAATGATCTACTGCAAAGTTTAGGATACGAGGAGACAGTAGAGCAAATGTTGTCTTCAGAACAACCAGATACAAATTCTGTACAAGAAGCTCCTTTAGCTACAGATTCTGTTCAGACTGAAGAACCAATAGAAAACGAAACTAAGGTGTCTGAAGAAACGGAACTTCAGATGGAGGAGTATTAAGAAATGAGACTACCTGAGACAGAAGAAGATTTTCTTAAATATTTAAAGTTTATATACTTACCTTACAGAAAAGCAGAACTTGACGAATCGGAGCTTCCAATTACCTATGATATAACACAATGTGCTTGGTGTAAAAGGTATGTAGATAAACAGACCCGACAATATGTAGACAAACCGGAAGGAGTACAAGTAGTATCCCACGGCATATGCCCTGAATGCAAAAAGAAGTTATTAGAAGAAGCTTCTAAGCTTTTTTGAAAAAATCAAAAAAACTTTATAATGAATTAATAACCAGCTGTAAAAATTCTTTTTTAGCTTGACATTTGATATGTGTTTTATTATAATAGAATTTTGAACAAAGGAGTCTTTACTTTTAACATTTTATAGACTTATGCCCTGTGAATAGTGTATAATTATATCGTATTATTAACCAACACCGCTCCGACTTCCTTTGTATTAGGTGGAAGTTGGAGCGTTTTTTAAGTTTATAGGACTAGCCTTAAGAAACCTGCTTAGAAATACTACTCTTTTTTTAAAACACCAAAAAGAACATGAAAACTAATACTCTAAAATATACAACTCCCGACAGGTGGTTGTTGATAACGGGAGTAGTCGAGCGTCTTACTAGCGACCAACCCTCTATACCTATTCAAAAGTTAATAGAGGCTATAGATAAGAGAGTACATCCTCCTTTAACTCAAACGGAAAAGGGTAGAATATATAAATTATATAACAAGTTTCAAGCTTCAGAGAGGCAGGAGAAAGTTATGGATGAGACGAATCAGGGGTTAAGCGTACCCCTCTTTGCCCAACCAGGTTTATACATGTTTGGAAGTAGTTTACTTCAGAAGTATCCTGAGTTGAGGGGCGCTGATTATTGGAGGGCCTTTCAGCAAGCTCTCCAGCTACTTCGTAGTAATGTAGATGAGGACCGTATACTCGAGGTTATAGAATCGGAGTATCCTACAGTGGATAACTCGTTAGTTATGAAGGCAGCTAAAAGCTTTTTAAGGGAGGGGTCTATGTATATAGAAGGAAGGTTATATGGAGAAACCTTCAAGGACGATACTATACCTAAAATTGCAGCTATTTATTCGGATCTGATATGGCAAGGAGCGTCAGAGGAGTTTGTATTTGGCTTTAAAGACGGTTTGCCCAGAAAGGCAAGCCTGTTTATTTCTAATATGAGGAGTAACTAAAATGATTATACACAACTTAACTTCACAGGATCTTTCTTTTAATATAGACTCAGGTATAGGTGTAGACTTAAAAGGACAGCAGTTCAGAACAGTTATTGCTGCCGGTAGTAGTGCTACTATATCAAATGCAATGATGTTCCTTTTAATGTTGAACCCGGAATTTCAATCGGCATATGCCAACGGCAACATATCTGTAACATATGACACTGGTGATGCTACTTTCTTCGGTAGGATACAAAGCTTACTAGGCGGAACTTTATAAGGAGAGTATGAGTGTTTATCTTGCCGGAAGATATGTCTATAAAGCAGTTCCAGTCTTTCTGGACTAGAACACCTAGCAAAATAAAGAAGGTATTGCTGGACAATATAACAGAGATCTCCTATACAGATGATCAGGATTCTAGACTTCAGGGTAAAAGGGCAATTTTGGAAGGAACTAACCTTTTTTTAGTAAAGGGTTGCGACTTAGAAGAGATATGGCATGAAGCGGCCCATTTACTTTTAGATGCACTACCTCAAAAGCAGGAGATATTGGACTCTTACAAAAAGGATGAGGAAGCTTTAGCCGATGAGCTTTACTTTTTGCTATACAAGGGCATCCCTTCTGATTTCTGGATTAAATACTTAACCGCTTCAATAAAGACTGCAAGTGTATCATCTATAGATATAATAGATGCTGCTTTAGATACATTAGCAACCTTAGTTTTATCCAGTGACGACGAGTCATATATCTGGGCATTAGAGATTGCTAAAGAGGCCGTAAAGGACTTACGGAAGGAGGATATGCTTTCTTATGAAAGTAGGGAAGCACCTAGACAATATTATTATCGTGAAGATTTAGCTTTATCTCCTCTTAAAACACATCAAAACAATCCTTTAGAAGTTAGTAGGGTAGATGTTACTCCTCGAGGCAATAGTGCAGACGGTCTAGGTTTAGTATAAGGAGTATAGAAAGTGGGCAGAATTATAAGATACGGTACTAGTGTTTCTATTGTAGAAACGTACGAGAAAATATCGGATGTCAAGTTAGGCCCTAAAACTTTGGAGCGAGTTGCTGCAGTAACTCCTGTAGCCCAGTACTCCGATAAGTACTTGTATGTTGTAGCTAGGGCGGTATCTGGCTATGAAAAGTGGGGTCCTAACGATAACGGGGATTCCTTTGAGTGGGAGGAGCTTTTAAAAGCATACCCTACATTTATACGAGGGGGAGTGTATAGAGATCATAACAATCAGGATAGAAAGCAAGCGATAGGTATTATCTTGGATGCATGGCCTGATATGGAAGGTCAATACATAGATGTTTTGATGGCAATTAATAAGAAAAAGGCCCCCAGGGAAGTTGCATGGATAAAAGAAGGTACATTAGACTCTGTAAGTATGGGATGCGTGGTAGATGAGGCTATTTGTTCTATTTGCGGCAATGTTGCAAGAGATGAGTCAGAGTATTGCGAGCATGTAAGAAATGGTATGAAGGGAAGGATTATCGGGGGCAAATTATGCCACGAGTTCAATAGAGGAGTTAGATTTTTTGAGGTTAGTTTAATTAGTCCTTACTCAGAAGCTGCTGATCCTGAAGCTAAAATCAAGCAAACCTTGGCTTCGAAAGATACAGATGAGTTCGAGGAATGGATTGTAGAAACCAGTTTTTCTGATGTAAAAGAATCTGATTTGCTGGATAGTTTTTCTTATCAGATTGGGGATCAGGTATATACCCAAGATGGGTCTAAAGGTGTTATAGTGGGGACTGAGGGTATGTATCCGAAAGTGGCGATAGGTAAGTCACGAGTTCAACTGTTTGATCCCAAAACTTTAACTATTGTTAAGGGGGTTAATGAAATGGCTTCTGATGTTATCAAACAAGCTCAGGGTACTGAGAAAGAAGAATTTGGTAGGGATCATCCTAATAAGGCTAACCCTACTACAGGTAGATGGGGAGGGGACTATGGGTCTCCTGCAGAGAAATACGAACAGGACTTTAATCGCACAGAGGTTGAATCTGAAAGTGTAGATTTAAGAGGTTCTCAGGTTTCTAGTCAAATAGAAAGGCCTGATTATCTGCATAAAGGTAAAACGTCTGGAGAAGTAGAAGGTCCTATGCCTAAGAAGGCGTCGGTAGATGAATTAGAGAAACAATTGGAAGAGCATTTAAAGAGTACTGCAGAAAAAGTACTTGAATTAGAGCAGGTTAAGAAGGGAGAGGCTGTTAAAAAGAGCTTTATGTCTAGACTTAGACAGGCATTAGGTATAGAAAGAGAAGCAGCTGAAGATTATGGACGCGATGCTCCTGCTAGAGGCAATCCTAGTACCATGAGGGATGCGGGGGATTATCAAGAATCTGAAAAATACTATGCAGCTCAAAAGGAAGAAGGAGATACTAAAGCTGTCGAAACTAAAAAAGATATAGATGCTCAAAGGCCTTATACCTATTCTAATACTCTAGAAAACATCTATACCAAGCTTCCTAAGGTAGCTATGTCGGTTAAAGAGATAACCGATAAACTGAAAGAGATATTTGGAGATGAACAAAAAGCTGCTACTTTTGCAAAAACTTTATCAGAGTTAAACGATAAAGAAGTAGAAGATGTTTTAAAAATGATTGCAGAATTGGAAGCAGAAGAAAAAGAGGAGACTGAAGGCAAACCGGCTCCTTTGGGTATGCCAAGCGGTTCTAAAGTTGCAGCTATCTACCACATCAGGTTGGCTTTGGCACATAAAAAATTAGCTGCATTAGGTGACTGGGGTAATGAGGATCCTGTTGCGCATGCTAAGAGGATGATTTTGCAGCAGATAACTAGAGATCCTACTACAAATATACAGTCTATGTTTATGCTTGCTTCCAGCATAAGGAACCTAAATGAAGAGCAAAAAGCAAAATTGTCTAAAGAATTGGGCCTTGCAAAGGAGGCTGCGTTGGATTACAAAAATATGACTAAGGAAGAATTAATCGGTGCCCTCAAATACGCTAAAGCAATGGGTGATCTTAAAGCAGAGAATAGTATACTTAATGCTTTATTGTCCAAGAAGGAAGACGCTCCTGTAAGGAAAACAGCTGCATCTTGGGATGAGATAATTCCTTATATAGTAGAGCAGATGAAAAAAGGTAGAAGCTATCAAGATATAAAGGCCGAAATAGATGAGAAGTTTGATATTACACCCGGTTCAAAGAAAGGCCCCGAACCTAAGAAAGCTCCTTCTAAGGAACCTGCTATGGGGCCAGGCGGCAGTTTTATGCCTGAACCAGGAAATGCATCTGAGCTAACTAAAAGTCCAAGTGAGGGAGGATACCTAAGCTCAGGTTCGCCTTCTCAAACAGGTCTGTGGGGAGGAGAAACTCCCGGTGCTATGAATGAAAGAGAAATTGGAAGAAGCTCTTCTGTGAAAACGGCAGGTAGATCCCTTAAAGAGTGGGTAGCTGAGTTGGAGAAAAAAGGCGCCCCTGCTAAAGTTATAAGACAGTTTCAACATATATGGAATTCTGCTATAGAAGATGGTAAAAGTGAGGAATACGCTGCTAGAGCTGCTATAGATAAGCTTCCTAAAGAATACCTAGAAGAACCTACAGAAGCACATGGTCCAGGTAAGAGCGGTTCTAAGAAAACAGCTGCAGAGCTTTTAAATGACTACGACATTACTAAAGGAACTGGTGCTAGATGGAATGCTACTACTAAAGAGTTAGCAGATGAGTCTAATCAGGAGCAAAAAAAGGACTTTATTGCAGAGCTTAAAGAGGCTAGAAAGAAAGAGCTTCTTGCAAGACAGCTGGAAGTAACAGCCGGTAGATCCCTCAAAGAGTGGGTAGCTGAGTTGAAGAAAAAGGGCGCTCCTGCTAAAGTTATAAGGCAGTTTCAACATATATGGAATTCTGCTATAGAGGATGGTAAAAGTGAGGCATATGCTGCTAGAGCTGCTATAGACAAGCTTCCTAAAGAATATCTAGAAAAGCCTACAAAAGTACATGGTCCAGGTAAGAGCGGTCCTAAGAAGACAGCTGCAGCAGATGAGCACTTTTATGATATCTCTACTAGCTCTGAACCAAAAGCTCCTAGCTCTGAGTTGGCTGCTGAAGAGAATAAAAAGCAGGATGCGGACTTTAAGAATGAGCTAAAACAGGCTACCGGTGTTAGGATAGGCCAACCTATCAAAGTAGTAGTAGGTACAGGTGAAGAGCATCTCGGGAATGTAGCCGAAGTATATACGGATGAAAATGTTATAGTAGTTGATTATGACGATATACGTAATAGAGACGCTATAAACTTAACAGCAGGTAAATCTAAAGTTTACGGAGAGGCACATGTATTTACTAGACCTGAAATAGTTACCGTAAAGAAGGGTAATTGGATAGCCTATGGCGATGGAAAGTCTTGGAACTTGTATAACTTCAAGAGATCGGCTTCTAAGTTAGCAGAAGTTAAGTTAGCAGATGTGGATATTGAAGAGGTAGCAAATACTTTCAATTTAAAGGATAAGTCTCAAGTACCCGCTTTCTTTGCAGGCAAAGAGTATGGAGAAGCAGTATTAGACAAGACAATAGAAGCGGAGGCTCAAGGAGCGTTTAATACTGAAGCAGGAACTGGTTTGAGTGTAGATTCTACAGAATCGGATATAAATGTAGGAGATGAGGTAGTTATTGCTCCAGATTGGCTGCCCACAGGCGAGGAAACAGAAGAGTTAGTAAATGATGTAGTCAATCTAAAGAACGAAAACGTTCCAGGGATAGTAGAGCAGATTACTGCAGAGGGTTCATATGTAGTTGACTTTGGTGGAGAGGTGCCTATTGTACTTACTGCAGCTGAGATCAGAAAGGCAAAAGATGATAGTTTAACATATGGAACTGATGTAAGGTGGTCGGAAGAAACTAAGGAACTTGCAGATGAAGCAAATAGTGAACAAGAGAAAGAATACCAAAAGGAACAAGTGTTATCTTCCTTCGGACCTGATTCCAGGCACCATACTGTTATGGCAGCAGTTAATGTTTCGGAAGCAATTCAGTTTATGAAAAAACTAGTAGAAGATGCTGGACTGAAAATTAAGGATGCTTTGACAGCTGCTGCAGAAGCGTTTGAGATGACAGAAGAAGAGGTAAATAAGTTGGTAAACAGTGATGAGTATATAAAGGAGTTTGAGACGCCCAAGCCGGAAGAATCCGAAAAACAAGAGCCTGAAAAACAAGAATCAGAGAAACTAGAACAGTTGAAAGCTAAAATGGCAGGGCTGAAAAAGAGACTTTGCATCCGAATTGCGGAAGATATGGCAGATAAAGGACTAATAGAAGGACTGGACATAAATGCCGATCCTACTACTAGGGAACAAGCTATTGAGCGTCAAGTATCTCTTCTAATGAGACTAGATCAAGATGGTTTGTATGAGTTTGAGAAAGCAGTCAAATCTGCTTCAGATCCTAGTGGAGTAGAAGCGATGAAACAGATAAAGGTAGGTCCTGAGGAAGGAACTTTAAAGCAAGCACTTGCAATGAGAGGCGTACCAGGAATACGTAAAGACGGACTAGACGATCCTAACTTCTTTATGTAATATGGAGGTTCCTATAAAATGGAGTTGTCTGAGTTAGCTAGACAATTATCTCAGGATATTATATACAATACCCACATAGAACGAACAGGTATCGGGAAGTATGTAGTGTCCGGCGTACCTACTAACTACTTAGAGTACGTACTATCTGAGTTTCCTGAGATCTCTGAAAAGGCTGCTGTAGCAATAGCTGCAGCCGTTGAAAGAGATGTAGAAGCTTACATTGATGGTTTTCTGAGAGTAGGCGCCAAACCTATACGGTTTGGGCAATCTGTACAAGATATATACAATCTTGCTTTACAGTTAAAAAATACAGCCGCTTCTCCGGATGACCTTTTTGATAAAGTAAGCGATCAAATGGGTACGACTTTAGACCAAACGTACCTACCTTTGATAACAGCTGTCTTCAATTGGCAGCCCGGACAGGATGATACGGATATATCTAACGCACTGCAAGCTATTGGAATACCTCCCGGTACTTTTGCTCCGGCTTCTACAGCTACTGCCCCTGAGCTAGGTACTCCGACTCCTGAATTGGGTACAATACCTGCTATGCCCGGATATACATATGGGCCTGAAGGAGGAGGACCTGGAGTACCTAGCGTAACTGCTTTATTGAAAAAGGCACAAGATGATTTTGACGATGAAGATTTTGAAGATTCAGATGAGACTGAGGTACCTACAGAAATTCCGGGATACTGGGAAGAGTACCACGAACCTTCACCTGAAATATTTGAAGAAGTTAGAAAGCAGTTTCCTGAAGAGAAAAAGGTAGAGGAAGGGGAAGGGGAGGACGAGTTACTTGAACTACAAGAACAGTCTCTAGAAGATATAGAGACTACAACACGTCCTCTTTTAGGTTTAGACGATGTAGATATAGTTCTTAGAGGTATAGAACGTACACTTGCAGGTTCATATAGACACTTAATGTTTGAAGCTGTTGATTACATTAACAAGTTAATGAATGTTACACCTTCAGAAGAATATACTAGTAGGTATGTTCAAGCAAGTTCTGTCTTATATACAGCATTACTTTATGGAGATGAAGCACCTGATATCCTCTTAGAATATTTCCCAGCAGCTTTTACAAAAGCATCCGATATAATAGATTATGTGCAAAAGCTTGCCCCTTATAAGGAAGGGCTAAAGAAGGGGTTGCTAGATTATATATATAACGAGTTTACCGGTGAGAATCGACTTTACTACACTCCAGAAGATATTGAGGAAAGACTAAATGAATATAAAAATCGATTAGAGTTGTCTATATATGAGGCCCCTGAAAGTATAGACGAGAAGGTAGCAAATTTACGAGAGCGTTTAGAGAGGACAAACGAACGTACTTTAGACTTTGTAGATAAGAAGGTAAATCAGTTTTTAGAGAACCGTATAGTTTTACCTTCTAGTAGGGAAGAAGAGTTACTTTCAGCTGCCCCATTACATATACCCGATGTCTCTTTCTCAGAAGACTTGCCTTTATGGCTTACATCCATAAAACGACTATTGGGTTATATGCCTCTTAATAGTATAAACGATTTAATACACTTACTAGGAGAGGATGCGTTTGAAAACTTAGAAAAAGAGTTAGAAGCTCTGCCTAGTAATGTGAAAACAGTAGAACAAACTCCTTTGGGAGAGAAAGAAAAAATCGAGGATTTATACAGAGAAGTAGAGGAAAGAAAACAAGAGTGGTTAAAAGCTACCGGGACTGCAAAGCAAATAGCAGAAGCTGCTTATGATGCGGCTCGTGAAAAACTACGTACATACCTTATAGGCATATACGAAGACTTTTACCATAATGTAGTTTTAACCGTAGCAGGTCTTCCAGGTATGCCCGACGTACATCGACATTTTAGGAATTGGGTAAACTATTTTAGGGGGGCAGAGTCTTTCACTAGTTGGGGACCGGCATTTGATTTACTTTGGCAGTGGGCTTCTTACGGCAAAAAAAGCAACAACAATATAGACATACTTCCTGAAGAGCTGCAAGAGATAGATTTACAGATACGGAAGCATTTAGCTGAGCACCCTTCAAAACCTTTTGATGTAAGTCTTATTTCTAAATACATCGAAGTGCATATACCTGAGGGAGAAGAGTACAGAAAGATCAAGATGTATAACCCCCTCTACGTTAAATACGTAATGACTCCTTATAAGGAGGAAGATATAAATGCTCCTTTAGAAGGAACTACAAGGTATTATGACGTATGGGGACAGTATATAGAGGGAGTTGTACCTAATGTCTCTCTAAATGTAAAAGAGACCCCTAGTATTATAGAAGTTACCCCCGAGATGTTAAAAGGGGAACCTACTGAAAGGGCTACTACAGAAGTAGAGCATGTGCCTGCAATAGCCGAATTTCAGGAGGTCAAAGAAGATATTAGGCGGAAGTTATCAGAAATCAAGAGAGCACTTACATACGAGTATTCCGACCCGACAGCTAGTCCTTACGGCGAGATATCTCCTTTAGAATTTTATAGGAATTCATTAGAAACTGTAATAGATTTACAGGATGACCTTAATTCAGCTTGGAAGGAATTGGCTGTAGATAACATAGAACAACTTCCGGGATTTGAGTATTTAGCTAAATCTTTACAAGAGGCTTACGACAAAACATCTACTGAATTACAATCTTTAATTACTGCACTTCAAGGAACTGATGTAGGTGAAGGGGAAGACAGAAGACATATTCCAGGATTAATTGATAAAGCGCAAGAAGCGCAGCAACCTAGAGAGGAGCAGCCTGGAATCGAAATATCTATAGAGGATCTAGTATCTGTAATAGAAGAAGGGAGAAAAGTTTATCAGGAGCTTGTACAAAGGGCGGATGATTTAACAGATGATTCTGATGCCAGAGAATTACTCTCTATGATAGAAAGTGAGCTTTCTTCTTTTACAGGTAAGGCCAATGCCTTAGCCCCCCAATTGTTTGGTATGTTCTCTGATAGAGCTCAGGAGATAAAAGATGCTGTTTCTCAGGCTCGTGTTTTACGAGAGAGTTATCAATTTTTAGAGGATAAGGTAAGAAGTTATATTTCAGAAGGTTCAGATGAGTTAGTTGCAAAACGGTTTGAAGGCGTTTTTTCTGATCTCTACAACCTAGTAGAGAAGTACAAAGACTATGCAAACGATGTAAACGCCAATCTAGACTCCTTATTGGAAGAGAGGCCCGTGGAGTTATTATCTGAAATAGAGTCTCGAATGAAAGAGTTAGGTGCTGCAATGCAGGCAGCAAAAGAGCAAAATGTCGACCCTGTAAAAGTAGAAGACAACAACAGGCTATTAGCAGACGCTATTAATACATACTATAGATTAAGGGGTTTAAGAGAGGAAGTTATAAATGCAACAACACCTACATCCCTTTTAGACAGATTTGAAAGTGTAGCAGCTGGTTTAGAGAGATATGTAGATAGGACACAGGAAGAGATCACTGCAGATCTTAACAGGCAGCAGGTAAGGAATCTGATAAAAGGCATACAAGCTACTACAAACTCCTATGCATCTAGCGTAAACTCTTTAATAGAGCAGTTGAAAGATGTTTCTGGTACTGAGAAGGACAAAGTTCTAAGTATATACCACAGAGCTAAGGAAGCCTACAATCGGTTGAATGGTATACGCAAAGAGCTATCCGAGCGTTTAGTAGGAAGTCCTCTGAGTAATTTAGAGCAAGAGGTGGACAAATTAGATAGCTTTTTAAACGATATCAAGGAGAAGGCGAGAGAGGCTGAAACCAGAGAGGATAAAGTTTCTTTAATAAAAGAGATAAACGATCGCATGCCTGAATTCGTGATTGCCTTAAACAATCTAAAGAATCAATTACTTCCTATACTTAAAGGGGAAGACTTAATATACTGTAAAGATCTTTATGGTGATGCTAGGACGCTTGTTGTAGCAATCTCTTCAATAGGTAGAGATTTAAAGGGGCAGCTTTAATGGACACTAGGGAATGGGTACAGCAATACAAGAAAAATCTAAAATGTGAAGAGTGTGGAGAATCCGATCCCATATGCCTTGTATTTCATCATCCTATTAGAGATCTTAAAGTTGCTTCTATACACAAATTAGTAGAACGAAAAGCTAGTATAGAAGAAATAAAAAAAGAGATAGAAAAATGTATAGTTTTGTGCTTCAATTGTCATTTGAAGCATCATAGAGACCTCAGAGAACAATCTAAACTTAATCAATTCTTTGAGGAATATGTTTTTGAGTAGCTTTTTAGTTTTGGCTGTTTTTCATAGAAAAGCTGCTTTTCAATTGAGGTAAAAAACAGCTGCTCTACCGGTCTTAGGGCGCAAGCTGACTATGTACAAGGGGGGATCGGTTGGAGCTAAAGATAACCTTGTAGGAGGATTTATATAATGGGTGTTCAAGTTAGGTTTTTAGGTGGTTATCAGGATGGTACATTAGATGTCAATCCTTTGACTGCTGCTTATGTAGCAGGTCAACCATTAAAAGTCAATACTAGCGGTCAATTGGAGTTGTGTACATGTTACAGGCAAGGATACGACGATGGATATGTAGGTCTTGCTAAAGGATATTCAGGTTCTACAACGGATAAGAACTCTGATATTTATAACGGCAAGGCGACATATTTTGCAGGATTCAATCAGCTTAAACTGGATAATCAAGGCACAGCAAGAAATGCAAACGATGATTATCCTTTCGACACATCATTAACTTACAATGAGGGCGATGATATATACATCGACGAGAACGGTAAACTAACCAACAACGGCCCAGGTGCACATCCGGGTTACGCAACAGTGTGTAGCAATGCAACTCCAATAGCATACGTGGTAGAGGTAGGTACTGGGGTGGCAGCTGACGGGACGAGTACTTACAGCTATCTAGTAATAAACCAAGTAAGATAATTTTTCACCTTTCTCCTTCTAACATCACCCCTATTTACTAACCAAAAACTCCCCTGTTAGAAGGAGATTTTAACAACACTGCCGAGGCTTTTTTTAGCAATCATACTTATATTTTATAAAGTTCTAGCTTTCGGCAGTTAACTAGAACTAAGACAGGAGGTTAATAAAATGGCTACATATGGAGAACAAACACAGGGAGGTCTTTCACAGGCAGCTGTTAACCAAATTAGCACTGCTATTGCTAATGCACTTAAATTGTCCCAAAGAAATACACCTGTAAACTCAAGTGAGAAAAGGAGACAGGAGTATTTATCCGGCATTCAAAAAGAGGCCACATTAGCGAGGGCGTTAACAACAGAAGCAGGTCTTAGAAAGATAGCTGCTAATATGGCAAACCCAGTTCGTTTCTATCTAGATTACAAAGGCATATTCCGCAAATTTGCAGTAGTAGAACAAATTCCAGACGGTGTGCCGATGATCTACGACAGAGACCAACCGGATGTCCCAGCAGTAAAGGTAGCAGCTGGCGGTGCTGGTGCAATGATTGAAATGGTCGCTCAAAGAATAGAGCTAGAACCTTTCGAAATTGTTGCAAGGCCAAAAGTTCCTTATCGCGAACTATTTAACCGCAGATTCAGAGCATTGGATCGTGCGAAAGACAAATTAATTTGGGGTATGGAACTACGTGAAGACCTTATAGGTTTCAGCTTACTAGCTTCTGCATGGGCAGCAGGTCCAAACGCAGGTGTAAATGTTGCAGGTGCTTTAACAAAAGCAGCATTAGCAGATGCATTTGCTCAAATTGAAAGATGGAGGTTACCAGTAGCTGCTGTTCTAATGAGTGCATATGGAACAAGAGATATTCGTTCTTGGGAATGGACAGTATTAGACCAGTTAGCTTTGCAGGAAATCCGCGAAACAGGTTACTTGGGTAATTTGTGGGGCGCCGACTTTTACGTCTCAGACCAAGTCTCTTACGGAACAATGTATATAATGACATCTCCTAAGTTCTTGGCCTGGATGCCTTTCAGACGTGATACCCAAGTTATTCCAGCAGATGATCCCGACAACCTCTGGTTAGGCTTTGTAGGTTATGAACTCTTAGGAATGACTGTATTTAACAGCCGAGGAGTAACCAGGTTAACATTTACCGTATAACCCACTGCCTTCCCCCCAAGATAGCCCTAGGAAACTAGGGCTATTTTTTTGCCTATTTATACGAGAAGGGATGAAATGTGTAAATTAAGAATAGAGGTAGATCTTTTTTACTTATTTTAAGGAGGAAATTATGGAAACAAAAGAATCGTACATTTTTGGCAACATAACAGATCAGGATATCGTTTTCCCAGATTTAATTGTAGGTACAGGGAATACAGGACCTGCATTTAAACTACAGCCGGGGGAGGTTGTAAATTTCGAGGAGTTCTTCTCACCTCAAAGGTTAAAGAGGGCACGCTCTATAGCTATAGCAAAGGAAAGGGGGCTTATAAAGGAATGCGCTCCTGGAGAAGTTATAGAGGTTAAAAAGCGAATATATACATCAGGACCTGCTCCTAAAAACGAGTTTGATATACTTTTAGAGGAAGAACTCAAAAAAGAGCAAGAGGAGCAGGAAAGATTAAGAGCCAGTTCTATAGATGTTCTAGGTTCGAGGAATAGGTAGAATTGCGTATTATAAATAATACATCAGGTCCTGTTTATATAACAGATCTAGCTTTGCGGGTAGGCAGCTCTCCTGTTTCAATAGACGCTACTAAAATTGCCTATTCCAGTAATTTGATAGAAGCGGTAGTTAAGGGTTTTGTTTCCTTAGAGATACTAGGCAGTGAGAAGGATGACTCGGCTGTTCGGCAATATTTGGAACGCTTGGATGATGCAACTGCTTTAAGTAAAGGGAAACAACTAGCTGAACAACTTATAGAGGATATGAAAAAGCGTACCAGTAACTGCCTATCTGTTAAACCCGCAAGATTGTTAGAGCAGTAAAACCTTCGGAGGTACCTTTAATGAGATTAGGTATTATCGCCCCCCTAATATTCGGCAGCTCTGGATACGCTAGAGCAGGTAGGCAGATAATGTTCGGATTATCTGATTTGGGGATAGATATTCAGTTATACGGTATAAACCCTCGAGTATCAGATACCACTATATCAAAGGAAGAGCTAGATAGAGTGCGTTCTTTCACCTCCTTTACACAACCTCCCGATATATGGTTCAACTTAGCCCCCCAATGTTTATTTTCTTATACAAAAGAGCATACAGGATACAAAATAGGGATGTCTATGTTCGAAACCCTTCATAACCCTCCTTCTTTCACAGAAAAGTGTGCTATGTGCGATGAGATATGGGTACCTTCGCACTTTAATTTCTACACCTTTAACGAGTCAAGCAAAGTGCCGAAAGAGAAATTAGCTTATATGCCGTTGGGGGTAGATACCAATATTTACTCACCTAGGGAGTCCAAATATAAGATAACAGATAACCTAAATACCGAGTTTGACTTTGTATATGGTATTATTTGTGGATATTCTGCTAGAAAAGGGGTAGATTTAGTTCTTACGGCACACCATGAGCTTTTTAGTACAGACAGTAGGGTAGCTTTATTTGTTAAGGGAGACGGGTATGGGGCTAGGTTATTCCCTAAAGATATTGCATCTCTCTATGCAGGGCAAACTATTATAAGGGACAGCAATGTATGTGATAGAAGTAAAATACTAAAGAATAAGCCTCCTGTATTATACAGCTTTGAATCGTATCCTGATTCTGAGATAGTTGAGATTCTATTGTCTTTAGATGCTTTTGTTTTTCCTAGCAGGGGGGAGGGGTTTGGATTACCACCGTTAGAAGCTATGAGTTGTGCTTTACCTGTGATAGGAACTGCCGCTACGGGTATGAAGGAATTTATGCTGCCCAGTATTTCTTATCCTGTAAAATCTAACGGTTTCAAGCCTGAGCCTAGATGCGACTGGATAACTACTCAATACAAAGGCAACTTATTTGCAGATCCTGATTATATATCATACAGAGATGCTGTTTGGGATGTATATACAAACCGAAAGAAAGCTAAAGCTAAGGGAGTTAAGGCTAGAGAGTTTGTAGTAAAGCATTATGATTATAAAATAGTAACTACCAGAATGAAGAGAAGGTTAGAGGAGATTTTATCTGGTAAAACTAGTACAGAAGGTTTTTGGCCGGATGGAGGAGGTGGAATATGAAGATTTACAACATAACCCCTAGCGGCACAAAAGTTGTAATTCCGGACCTTAATATCACACTGTTGCCTGGGGATGCAGTAGAAATATCCCTTGAAGATCTTGGGTCACCTGCACTACAAAGAGCTATAAAAGCTAAAGTAGTAGCGGTAAAAGACTTTGGACTTAGTACTATTAAAACTGTCCCCAGTAACCGTATTACGTTACAAAGCATAGAACCTGTATTGTCTAACGTAAGAGCGGCTGTTTTAGTTAGGAGGGAAGTATGAAGATAGGTATATATTCACCTTATGTGTTTAGTCAAGTTACAGGTAGAGCTAAAGTTAGTAGGTTACTAGCTTTAACTTTAGAGAAAGTGGGGATGGAGGTCAGGTTGCTAAATGCAAAACCCTCTACTTCTGACAATACTTTAAGTGGGGAGGATTATAACCTTTTAGTGGACTTTACTAAAAGAGATTTCACTCCGGATGTTATTATAAGTTTTGTGCCTCTGGAGGAGGAGTATACTTGTAAAAAGGTAGGTATCTTATGCGATTTGTTCAATTCTGTTCCCCCTTCTTTTAATGCAGATCTGTGGGATGAGATATGGATACCTTCTAAAGCAACGTATACAATGTTAACCAAGTCTAAAAAGCAATTAGCTGATAAAGCCCACTGGGTACCTTTTGGAATAGATACTGATGTTTTCAAACCGGGTGAAAAGATTATAAGTATTAGCGATGAACTGAGCACCAAATTTGACTTTATATATGGATTTATAGGGGAGTATAATCCGAGAAAAGGCATAGATGTTTTGCTTCAAGCTCATTACGACATGTTTGACTCTAACAGCTCTGTAGCCCTCTTTATAAAAGGAGATATGCGAGGAGCGAAGTATTTGCTGAAAGATACCCAACTTATTGAAAGTAACATGCAAAAGAAAGAGTTCCCAATTATAGTTTACAGCTTTAACGCTTTTAAAGATACAGAGCTTGCTGCTATTTACAGAGCTATAGACTTATTTGTTACTCTTACTAGAGGGGAGTGGTTTGGGCTGTCTGTTTTAGAGGCTATGAGTTGTGGGGTGCCTGTTGTAGCTACTTTAACCTCTGCTTTAAAAGATTTCAAGGAGCACATTTTTCCTGTTAAAACTGTTACTAACAGCAAATTACTAGACTCCCTTGATGGTCGATATGAAGGCTCTTTATTCTCGGAGCCGGATATAGAACACTACAAAAGGCTGGTTTTAGACATATATAACAAGGAGATAGATACAAGTGGCAAGGTTCAGAGTGCTAGAGAGTTTGTAGTAGATAACTACAGCTTATCTGCTTTCTCTAAAAACATCGAAAATAGATTAGAAACTCTACTAGGGGCATAAAATGCACTTTCTATATATATCCGAGAGCCCCCATCCTTCTTTTGGGGGAGCATCTAAATGTATATACACTTTATTCTCCTACTTAACTAAATACAACCATCGTTGTACTACTATAGGCCCTGGAGGCGACAGTACCTTTGTATATAAAGACGTCAAAGTAATACACTCTTCTAATATTTACAATACCCTCTTATCTGTATTACAGGAAGACCCCCCAGATATAGTTATTACCCAACTTACAGGTGCTGATACAGTACAAAGAACTTTACCTTCCCACATTCCCTTAATTTTAAGAATTCCTTCCTTTGAATTTATATGCAACGATCCTATCAAAATGGGAGACTGCTCCTTTCCCTGTTTACAGGGCAGTCCTTGTGCAGTTAAGGGAGCACATTTTGACCTATTCAAAAAGACTGCAGTAATAGGTTGCAGCGATTTCGTCAGTAACATAGTACAGAAAATATATAATGTTCCCTGTACTACTGTATATCCTTTCATAGACATACAGGAACATTTAGTAGAAAGTACAGGCAATTGCATAACAATGGTACAGGGGACTCCGTTAAAAGGGGTAGAACTGTTTTTAGATATTGCTACTAAATGCCCCGAATATCACTACTTGATAGTGGGTTTTACTAGTGTTTCTAAATTTCCTACCAATGTAGAACATGTTCCTCCTACAGAGAACATGAAACAGGTATGGCAGAGAACAAAAGTACTACTGATTCCTTCTTTAGTTCAAGAGGCTTTTGGTAGGGTAGCTGTAGAGGCAGCTATTAACGGCATACCTGTAATAGCTTCAAATAAAGGCGGTTTGCCGGAAGCAGTTTCTCGTCCCTTCTGTTTACCAGCTCGTCAATCTGAGTTATGGATATCAGAGTTGAAGCAATTGATGGAAAACGACGTATATTACGGTATAAGGTCTACTCAAGCTAAGGAATACGCTTCTAGATTTAGCCTTGTAAGTCAAGTCTCTAAATTTTTGCAAATAGCTTATACTTTTAAATATCCAGATTTACCTCCTACAAACACGAGCACTAAAGTAAGCATCATAACATCTGTATATAAAGCTGGAGATTTTCTAGAGAAATATTTCAATTGGATATGCTCTCAAACATATAAAAATCTAGAGATCGTTTTAATATTGAATGATCCTAGTGAACGAGAGTTATCTATTGTAGGTAAATATGTAGATAAATTAGAGATGCAGGTGGTTCAAGTGCCTTTAGAGCCTGTAACTGAGTCCTACAATAGAGCATATAAGATAGCATCTGGAGATATACTGCTAGTAGCCAGCGTAGATGATACTTTGAGAGAAGATGCAATACATAGGTATGTCTATACTTTTGAAACTACAGCTGCAGATGTAGTATACTGCGATCATGTTAGGGTAACTAGTGAAGGTAGTATACCGGCCCCAAAAGTGGATTTTAACATAAACACTCTTAAGCAATTCTTTTATTTAGGCCCACATGTTGCAATACATCGCCGTATAGTAGAAAGTGGGGAATTTTTAAATACAGAATTTTTGTATGCTGCAGATTATGAATACTATCTTAGGTTGGCTGTAAAAGGATATAAATTTGCAAGGATACCTATAGAGTTATCTACATATCTAGAACGGCCAGAGGCAATAACATATAGTTACAGACAAGAACAAATAGATACTACTGAGAAAATAAAGAGGTTGTATGCTTAGCTGTATTATATTAGCAGGTGGTTTAGGTACTAGACTCTCTGCTCCTGTACCTAAATGCGTAGTGCCTGTAAATAACAAACCTTTTCTTTTTTGGGTAATAAAAGGGTTACAGTACCAAGGAGTTGAAGATATTATTCTTTCTTTAGGGTATAAGGCTGACTCTGTAATTTCTACAATGAAACCTATATTTGATGTAAGATATGTAGTAGAAAAAGAGCCTTTAGGTACTGGAGGAGCTATAAGGTATTGTTTAGAGTCTACTGCTACGGCAGATTCTGTCCTTATAGTAAACGGAGATTCCTTTGTCAGATTCAATTTAAAAGAACTGAAGAGAATATTCTCGGAGAATACAGGTGCTGTAGTAGCTTCTTATATGAATGATTGTAGTAGCTATGGGCGTATATCTATAGATGAGGATGGCCGTATTGTAGGCTTTATAGCAGGGGGAGGGAAAGAAGCGGGTATAATCAATGCAGGTATATGGCTGTTTGACAAACAGAAATTATTAGATTACATCCCTAAAGGTAAAGCATCTTTAGAATATGACGTACTTCCCAATTTAATATCAAAAGAATCTTGTTTTGCATATACGGTAAAAGATCCTCTATTTGATATAGGCACTCCTGATAGGTTGAAAACGGCAGAATCTTTTTTTAAGAGTTTAGGAGGAGAGGATGGATTTCTCGAGTATATACGAGAAGTTATTTTATGACGCATATAGGATAAGGTTGGTAGAGGAAGAGATAATAAAATTGTTTCCTTACGATAAAATACAAAGCCCTGTGCATCTATCTATAGGACAAGAGCCTATAGCTGTAGGCCTTTGTAACAATTTGCAAAAAGAGGATCTCCTATTCTGTACTTACAGGTCCCATGCTTATTACCTAGCTAAGGGAGGAGACCTCAAAGAAATGTTTGCAGAGTTGTATGGAAAAACTACGGGTACTTGTTGTGGAAAAGCGGGATCTATGCACCTAGCAGATCCTAAAGTAAATATAATGGGAACTTCTGCTTTGGTAGCAAGTACTATACCTCATGCAGTAGGAGCGGGTTTAGCAGCTAAACTACTAGGTAAGGAGCATATAATAGTTTCTGTATTTGGAGATGGAGCTACAGAGGAGGGAGTATATCATGAGTCTTTAAACTTTGCTAGTTTACATAAGGTTCCTGTTTTATTTGTTTGCGAGGACAATGGATTTGCATGTTACACTCCTAAAAAATACAGACAAAGTTATAGTATATCAGCTCAAGCAGGGTTATACGGTATAACAACCTGGGAGATATATGAAGGATACGACTTATCAAAAGTTTACTCAATTTTTAGATCTGCTGTTTCAAGTGTAAAAGAAAATAGGCAACCTTGTTTTGTATGGTGTCGTACATATAGGTACAAAGAGCATGTAGGTATAAACGAAGACCACCACTTGCCTCCCAGAGACCCAACTGAGTACAATATTTGGAAAAGTAGAGATTTTACAAACGATACAGAGTTGTGTTCAAAGTACAAAAGCAGTATATTACGAGAGATAGAGGGAGCTGTTTCTTTTGCAGAGCAAAGCCCCTACCCTACAAAAGCTGATTTATTTATACATGTAGGTGTCTAAAAATGAAAGTATTTACTGTAACATTAATAACAACATTACTTGTGGTATATATAGTAATATGTTTTATAACTGCTTTTATTGCGTTCCTGTTTATAATTATAAGTCTTATTGTAAAAGGTATCCGTTACTTAAGGAGACGATTGTGGTAGTTACATATAGAGATGCTTTGCTGCAGGTAATGAATGACAGCTTAGAGAGGCCTAATACTATTATAATAGGCCAAGGAGTTTCAGATCCCAAAGGTATATTTGGAACTACTTTAGGTTTGGCAGATAAATATGGATACGATAGGGTTATAGATGTTCCTTTATCAGAGGAATGTATAACAGGCGTTTGTATTGGAGCAGCATTAAACGGTATCTATCCCATTAACACTCATATTAGAGCTGATTTTGCGTTAGTAACTTTCAATCAGATCGTTAATTTAGCTGCTAAATACAGAGATACTTATCATGGTAACTTTGAACTACCTATGATGATAAGGATGGTAGTAGGGAGAAGCTGGGGACAGGGGGCACAACATTCTCAAAGCCCCCAAGCTCTCTTTGCTCATATACCCGGTCTAACTGTTTTCATGCCCTCAAATGCTCAAGCAGTACTAGATTGGTATACTTGGGCATTAGATTACAGAGATCCCGTCATCTTTATAGAGCATAGGCTTTTATACGATATACGGTTTGAAGTAAACAAACAACGTACTTCAAAGACCATACTAATGAGAGAGGGCAGAGATGTTACTATAGTAGCTACAAGTATTATGGTTTTAGAGACTATAAGGGCAGCTAAATATTTAGAACAATTTGGCATACATTGTGAAGTAATAGACTTAAATTGTATTTCTCACCCTGATTGGGAGTGTATTATAAGTAGCGTAGAGAAGACAGGCAGGTTATTGATTGCAGATACTAGTTGGAGGCCTTTTGGGGTATCTGCTGAAGTAGCTAGGGTTATAGGGGAAACGGATCCCGGTATACTAAAAGCTCCTATCAAAAGTGTAGGAATGCAGTTTGTTACATGTCCTACTGCTAAAGTACTAGAAGACGTTTTCTATCCTAGCCAGCATACACTTATAGATGACATTGCAACTTTAGTAATGGGAAGACACTCTATTCCTTTACCCACTGAGAGTTCTATGTCAGATACTTATAAAAAATTCAAAGGTCCTTTTTGAGGAGGCAAAATTATGCGGGTTTTAATTACAGGTATTGCAGGTATGGTAGGATCCCATTTAGCGGATTATATACTAGAAAATCATCCAGATGTAGAGGTTCATGGTATAATAACATGGGGTTCGTCTATCGAGAATATTAAGCATATTGCAGATAAAGTGGTGCTACATATAGGGGATTTAACTGATTTAGGTTCTGCTATTTCTACCGTTAAAGCTTCATTGCCAGACAGGATATTCCACCTAGCAGCACAATCGTATGTAATGAGTAGTTTTCAGATGCCTGCTGCTACTATAACGGCAAACGTTATAGGTACTTCAAATCTGCTAGAAGCTGTTAGGGTTACAGGTATACGACCTCGAATACACGTCTGTTCTAGCTCTGAAGTTTACGGGCAGGTTTCTATAAATGAGGTGCCTATAAAGGAAACTGCTCCTTTTAGACCTGCTTCTCCGTATGCGGTCTCTAAAGCAGCTGCAGATATGCTTGCATATCAATACTTTTTATCTTATAACATGGATATAATTAGGACGAGGATGTTTACGCATACAGGACCTAGAAGAGGAGATGTATTTGCGGAATCTGCCTTTGCCAAACAAATTGCGCTTGTAGAAGCAGGGAAACAGCCTAACCCGGTAAAAGTAGGCAATCTTAACAGCGTCAGAACTTTTCAGGATGTAAGGGACGCGGTTAAAGCATACTGGATTTTACTAGAGAAATGTCCTGCAGGAGAGGTCTATAACATCGGAGGAAATACTACTGTTACTATAGGAGAGATGTTAGAAATGTTAAAGTCTATGGCAAGATGTCCTATAGAGCATACAGTAGATCCTTCCTTACTTAGGCCTTCTGATGTTACAATGCAAATACCGGATTCTAGTAAATTCAAACAGGCTACCGGGTGGGAGCCTGAAATTCCTCTAGAGGTTACTTTAAGGGATCTTTTAAATTACCATAGAGATAAAGTTGCTAGACAGTTATAGGAGAATAGGCGATGATTATATCTAAAACTCCTTACAGAGTATCATTTATAGGCGGAGGAACAGACTACCCTACATGGTATAGGGAGCATAAAGGCGCAGTGATATCTACTACAATAGATAAGTATTGTTATGTTATTTGCAGGTATTTACCCTGTACTTTTCACAGCAGGCATGTAGTTGTTTGGTCTTATATAGAGGCAGTGCAATCGATATCTGAAATTTTACATCCTGCAGTGAGGGCAGCCTTACAATATCTAGATTTTGACGATAGTAAGAGCATATCCATATATTACCAAGGGGATCTACCAGCTAGGGCAGGAATGGGATCAAGTTCTACTTTTACGGTAGGTTTACTACATGCATTAACTAGACTAAAAGGGCAGTTCTTATCAAAAAGGGACCTAGCGCAAAAAGCAATATTTTTGGAACAAGATATTTTAAAAGAGAGTGTAGGATCCCAAGATCAGATAGCTGCTGCCTATGGGGGACTAAATTTAATAGAACTTGCAGGCAACGATTTCTCTGTAATACCTCTAAACCTACCTTCTGATATCTACATTCAATTACAGAAAAATCTACTACTTTTTTATATAGGTTCGGGGCGTTTTGCTAATGTTATTGCTGCAGACATTGTAGCTAACATACCTAAGTCGTCGGACTTCTTACAAGAGCTTTATGGTTTAGTATATCAGGGAATAGACTTGTTAGAACAAGGTAACTTGGACGATTTTGGATACCTGTTACACCGAGGTTGGGAACTTAAAAAGGAGTTAAGTAAAAAAACCAGTAGTAGTTATATAGATAACATATACGAAACTGCTATAGGGGCAGGGGCATTGGGAGGCAAGTTGTTGGGTGCAGGAGGTACAGGGTTTATGCTTTTCTATGTTCCTGAGAAAAAGCAATCTAATGTTTTAAACGCTTTGCATTATTTTAACCATGTAAACTTCTCATTTGAGAAAGCGGGTACTCAGGTTATATTAGATACCTACAACAATCCGCTATATGTTGATATGTAGGTGAAAGGATGAATATACTATTTAAAACTGATTGGTTTACTATAGAGTCCGTTCCAATGCCTGACGGTCAACCTTTCTTCTGCCTTAAATGTAAGGATGCCGTAATAGTTCTTGCAATTACTACAGATGATAAAATAGTTATGGTAAAGCAATACAGGCCTACCTTAAACAGATATGCGCTGGAGTTACCTGCCGGAAGTATAGAGGAGGGGGAATCTCCTTTAGCAGCAGCTAAGAGGGAATTATATGAGGAAACAGGATTTATATGTAACCGATATACCCTCTTGTATAAGGGTCTTACCTGGCAAAGTAGAACAAATATGACTTTCTCCTTATATTTAGGATTAGATACCCAGTTCGATCACAATTACAAAGCATCTGAAGATATACAAGTTGTACTAATAGATGTTACTGATGCCAAAAGATTGTTTTATGAAGGTATAGTAGATAACTTTATCTACTACACAGCTTTAAAACTAGCAGAAGAAAAATGTGGGATACGTTTTTAGAAAGGAGGGATTGTTTTGAGGGTAGCAGATTATATAACAGATTTTATCTATAAGTTAGGAGTAGATACCGTCTTTACATTGGTCGGCGGCGGGTCTATATACCTAGACGATAGTTTAGAGTTGCATCCTAACATGAAATATATATGTGTTTGCAATGAGGCTACCGCTCCTATGATGGCAGAAGCCTATGCTAGGATAAAGGGGGGAATGGGAGCAACATATGTTACAACAGGTCCTGGAGGTACTAATGCTGTAACTGGGTTAGCAGAAGCCTATGTAGATTCTGCACCTATAATAATCATATCGGGTCAAGTTCCTCTTAAACATACTACGCATTTACTAAACAAATCGGGGGAAAGGCTTAGGACGTTCGGTACGCAGGAATTAGACATTATCAGTGTAGTTAAGCCTTTAACAAAGTATGCAGAAATGATAACAGATCCTAAAAGTATAAGGTATCACTTAGAGAAAGCTGCTTATTTAGCGGCTAAAGACAGAAAGGGGCCTGTTTGGTTAGATATTCCTTTAGATATACAAGCTGCAGAAATAACTCCCTCTGCATTAGAAGGCTTCACTCCAGAGGATGAAAAGGAAGAGATACTGTATGCGGATTTATGTAAAGTAATAGACTATTTACAGAGAGCAGAGAGGCCTCTAATAATAGCGGGTCAAGGTATAAGGGCTTCTAAATCGATACCTATATTCAGGAAGCTAGTACAGATGTTAAACATACCTATAGTATTCTCTAGATTGGGACAGGATCTATTGCCCCACAATCATCCTAATGTTATAGGACATGGGGGTACAAAAGGTATTAGAGCAGCTGCTACTATTATGAGAGAGGCGGATGTGATTTTATGCCTAGGTTCTCGACTCTCTATACCTTTCGTCGGTGATAATTTAGAAATGATATCTGAGGATGCAGAAATAATAGTGGTAGATATAGACTTTGCAGAGCTTAGAAAACCCGGAGTACTTATATCTTTAGCAATACAAGCAGATGTAAGTGATTTCATAAAGCAGCTTATTAACCTTTTATCTGAGATAGGTATAAAGGATCACAGCAACTGGATGTCTTACTGTAGAGATGTTAAGGAAAGGGAGGCTGTTAAACTTACGCAATTTACTGGTAATCCTATAAACCTATACTGGTTTTTATACAAACTAGATCTATTCTCAGAAGACTATCATATCTTTATAAGTGATGCAGGCTCTAGTTACTTTGTATCCGGCCAGATGCTAAAATTTGAGAGAGGGCAGAGAGAGATTACATCAGGAGCATTTGCATCTATGGGACTTACAATCCCGCTAGCTATAGGAACTGCTGTTGCTTGTCCTAATAAACAAATATTAGCTGTAACAGGAGACGGCTCTCTAGAACTTAATATGCAAGAGTTAAAAACGATGGCGTGTAATAGACTTAACATAAAGCTTTTTGTTATTAATAACGGAGGATATGCATCTATTAGAAATACGCAAGATGCTTTACTTGACAGCAGATATGTAGGATCTAATCAATACGAAGCAGGTACCTTAAATCTAAAGGCACTAGCTGATACTTTCGGATTAGATTACTATAAAATAGACGATTGGAAGACCATTGACAAACAATTAAACGTAATTACCAAAGAAGACACCCCTGCCTTTATAGAAGTAATCTGTACCCCAAAACAAATCATACTAGAAAAAAAGAATAATTGGGGAGAGGTATAGTAATTACATACCCCTACAACAGAAAGGCCTTTATAGGGGGTTTTAGGCCGTTTTAGCCGTATTTTAAGGAGAGATTTAAATTTGAAAGATATATCGTTTTTAAAGCGCAAGGCTAATCAATTTAGGGTAGATGTTTTAAGGAAAACGTATGAGACAAAAAAAGGTCACATAGGAGGAACTTTCTCCTGTATAGATATTTTAGTATATCTATATTACAATCTACTGCATATCCCATCGCCCACAGATAGTAATAGGGATAGGGTTGTAATAGGTAAGGGACATATATGTTATGCTTTATATTGTATATTTGCAGATTTGGGTTGGATAGATAATGAGTTACTAGATGAGTGGGGTAAAAACGGTAGCTTTTTAGGGGGACAATTACACATAGATACTCCTGGGGTAGAGTATAGTTCTGGTTCTTTAGGGCATGCAGTAGGAGTTGGGGCGGGAATGGCTTGGGTAGCAAAGCATGATGGTAGAAAGTTTAAGGTATATGCTTTAATAGGAGATGGGGAGTGTGCTGAGGGGTCTATATGGGAGGCAATATCTTTTGCTGTAGCTGCTAAATTAGACAATCTAATAGTGATTGTAGATAGTAATAAGTTATCTGCTACAGATGTATCAGATGACCCTTTGCTTCCTAAAAAGTTTGAGTCTTTTGGTTGTACTGTTTATAGGGTAGACGGTCATGATTTTCAGGCATTAGATAACTGTTTTTCCAATATCTCTGGTCTGGGCCCCTCTGTTGTTATAGCCGATACTATAAAAGGCAAAGGTATATCTTTTGCAGAGCATGTTGCTAGGTGGCATAATGGTATCCCGAGTGAGCAGGAGTACTTTTCAGCTTTAACAGAGTTAAGCGCCTTGGGAGTATAAAATGGATATAAGAGATGTATTATTTGATACCGTATACGAGTTAGCAGCTGCGGATGACAGATTAATCTTTATAACTGCAGATGCCGACGCATTTAGTTTGCATAAGTTTAAGAAAGATTTCCCGGATAGATTTATAAATATAGGGGTTGCCGAGCAGGCTTTAATAGATGTAGCTGCTGGTATAGCATTGACAGGTAAGAAGGTTTTTGTATATGCTATTACTCCTTTTATTACGATGAGGGTGTTTGAGCATATCAAAACTACCATGTGCGCTATGAATTTACCTGTAGTTATTATAGGGTTAGGTGTAGGCTTATCTTTTGGAAATGACGGCCCTACTCATCATGCTACCCAAGACATCTCAATAATGAGAGCATTGCCTGAATTGTCTATATACAATCCCTTTGACGCTTTTACCGCTAAAGAAAGTATAATAGAAGCGTATGAGGGGGGTGCTCCTAGCTACATACGGCTGGATAAAGGGGAGTATCCTAACAGGGAATATGAGTATAAGAGTGGAGTAGCCGTTAGAAGGGTTTTTACTGCAGACAGATTGATAATAAGTACGGGTACTATAGTACATACTATATTAGAGGTAGACTCTTACAGCGATGTATGGAGCATAGTTAAATTGAAGCCTCTTTGCATAAAGGAACCTTTTGGATATAAAGAGGTATTTGTAATTGAGGAGCATTCGAAGACTGGAGGGTTGGGATCTGCTTTGAAGGAAAGTTTTCCTAGTTTAGAGTTCAGGCATTACTGTCTACCTGATGAGCAGATATTTAAATATGGAAGTAGAGAGTATTTATTAGAGCTTTTCGGTTTAGGTAAAAAATCTTTATCAAAAATTTTAGGAGGAAAGATGTGAGGATAACTATAGAGGATCTAGTTGAATCTTTTGGGGCAACGGCGGAAGATATACCGACAGAAGTAAAAGACTTACTTATCTCAAATCCTTTAGAGTACGAGATATTAGAAGGAAAGGATAAGGAGGAGGTTATACTAAAAGTACTTAAAAAGATTTATTCCGATCAACAAAAGGTAGGAACAGAGGAGCGTAAGGAGGTTTGGTTTAGGGGGTGGAAGGAGAATTTGGACGCTTATAGAGAGAGCAGAGACTTAAAAGACCTAACTCCTAAATTTATAAGGCCCAACTCCCCTATTAGATTTAAAGGCAACTTTATACAGCCCACAGTGCATAATTTTGAGTTAGACTTTTTCCACTTATTTAGAATTTACCTGTTTAAGAAGTATTTTAAGGGCTTTAAGTATATATACGACTTCGGGTGCGGCTCTTGTTTTAACACAGTAATCCTTGCTGCTTTATTTCCGGACTCAACCATTACAGCATTAGACTTCGTTTCTAGTTCTATGGAAATAGTAGACGAATTGAAAAAAGACTTCAGCAATATACAAGGCCATTTATTCGACTTAACCCTTCCCAATTATAACGTAAAACTGGAAGAAGAGAGTCTAGTATTTACGTCAGGTACTATAGAACAAGTAGCTTCCAAGTTTTACCCTTTCTTAAATTACCTACTATATTATAAACCTAAACTCTGTGTCCACATAGAACCTGTTATAGAGCTATATGACGAGAACAATTTGTTAGATTACTTGGCTATCTTGTTTCATAGAAAAAGAGGCTATAGTACCGGATTTCTACCAGCGTTATATGCACTGGTAGAGCTGCGTAAAGTGGAAATATTAAAGGTAAAAAGGCTTCATTTTGGAAGCATGATGATGGAAGGTTTTACTAATATAATCTGGAGGCCGCTATGAATCTAGGTTTAAAAGATAAGGTTGCTATAGTAACTGGGGGCAGTCATGGTATAGGTCTAGCTATTGCCCAAGCACTTGCAACAGAAGGCTGTAAAGTGGTAGTATGTTCTAGAGATCCTATCAAACTTAAGGCTGCTTACGAAGCTGCAAGTAAGGCAATTCTTACTATACAAGCAGACATGACGAAGGATGAGGATATACACAAGTTAGTAGATACTACTATAACTAGTTTTGGAACAGTACATATACTTGTAAACAATGTAGGAGGAGGGGGAAGATGGGGCAAGGAGGATGTATTAGAGACTCCTTTGCAGGTTTGGCAAGAAGTATACGATAAGAATGTAGGTGCTGCGGTTAAATGTACTTTAGCTGTATTACCTTATATGGTAAAACAGAAATGGGGTAGGGTAGTAACTGTAACATCTACATTAGGTAAGGAAGGTGGGGGGAGGCCTTGGTTTAATGTAGCTAAGACGGCAGAAACCGCCTTGATGAAAAACTTTGCTTTGAATAAACAATTTGCACGGTGTAATATAACTTTCAACAGTGTTGCCCCTGGCTGTATTATGATTCCTGATACAGGTTGGGATTTGGAGCAGAAAAGGGATCCGGAGGCATTCAGCAAAATGGTAGATGAGAAATTCCCTTTAGGCAGATTAGGTACTCCGGAAGAGGTTGCATCTGTAGTAGCATTTATATGCTCAGAGCAAGCCAGCTTAGTAAACGGGGCATCTATTTTAGTAGACGGGGGAGAGAGCAGGTGTTTCTAACAGACTGTACTTTGATTATCACAACCTACAACAGACCTAACTATTTAGATTACTACAGTTTATATACTCCTTTGACGTTAATATGCCTATATTAGTTGCAGATGCTAGTATGTTGGAGATACACAAGCGGAATATTGACTTGCTAAAGAAATACAACGTCAAATATATATATTTGCCTGATGAATTCTTTATGGAGGCTATATCACGATCGTTAATGCTAGTTAATAGTAATTTTGTAGCATTTTGCCAGGACGACGATTTTATATTCCCCGATTTTATAGCAAGTGCGGTAGACTTTTTAACAGACAATCCTGATTATATAATATGTAATGGAAGGTATGCGATAGGTGGTGAAGGCAGCTAACTTTTACAATCTAACAAAGAAGCTGAGCATGAGGATCCTCTTGAAAGGTTAACAGATTATATGGGAAGTATGTCCCCTACTTTATTTACTGTGTGACAGACAAAAGGGATTTTAGAGCTACTCCCTTATTTTAATTTGTATCCTTATTACCACCCACTACAGGAAATAACATGGACTTGTTTTCCTATGTTACTAGGAAAAATGAAGGTAATAGATAGCTTAAGTAGCATACATGTTATACACGGCACCAACCTTGCACAGAGGAACCCAAATATGCCGTATTTAGGTAGTTGGGTAGCTAGTGATAAGCTTACAACGGAAATATTATTAACAACAAATGCAATAAACAACTTACTACGTACAAACATTCCTCTATATGAGATAAAAAGCGCTTTTATACTGGGACTTTTACGATATTTCTCTAGTTTCGCTTTTATATTCAAACCAGTTCTCCCGCCCCCTTTAATCAGGTACGGCGAATCTATACCAAGGTATGCTCCTTTTGTAAAAGAGTTTATTAAAAGTTTATGTCCTATAGAAAGGACAGATAGTTTTGACTCAGGAATTTATTTCAGTACAGCTTTCATTACGTCAACAGGGGTAGAGCCTAACCAAGAGTATGTCTCTCAGAGGGCTAAACAGATAGAATCGAGTAAGGAAAGGTTAAAGTGTCGGCAAGAGGTATTTGATGGCAACCTTTCAGAAAAGCTATATACTTTCAAGTATATAGAAGCTGAAAGTAAGGGATTTACGGATACAACTCTTTTAGAATTATTGTTTGCACAAGAGTTCTTTCACAGTATAGAGGGGTGCTATATACCGGATTTCGAACCTGCTGCACTGTTGTATAAAAGAGCAAATTTACCCCACCCTCAACTTTCACATGCTTTATCGTTAATATCCAGGTATTCAAAAGCTATTTAAACTTTGGAGGCGAAGAGATGTCTTTAAAAGACTGTACCTTAGTAATACTAACATACAATAGGCCTAACTTTCTAAACAGGCTACTGCAGTTTTTACACTCATACGGTATAGATATTCCCATACTTGTTGCAGATGCTAGTAATCAGAAGATACACCGTCGAAATATAGAGTTACTGCAAAAATACCCCAACACTGACTGTATCTATATACCAGATAGGCAACCTATAGATTCTACCGTTTTAGCTGCATCTGTATGTAGCAGTTCTTATATAGCGTTTTGCCATGACGACGATTTTACATTTCCAGATTTTCTAACAGAGGCAATAGATTTTCTAAAAAGAAACCCTGATTATGTTTTATGTACTGGGCGGTACGGTATATACGATGGAGAGATGACGATACAATCTAACACAAGCTGCGAGTTAGACGATCCTTTAGAGAGATTGTCTTTTTACCTTTCTAATATGTCTCTTACCCTATTCTCTGTATGGCGCAAGGAAGCAGTTTTAAAACTATCAGCATACAGTGCATTATATCCTTATTTTCACTATATGCAAGAGATAGTATATACTAGTTTTTGTGTGCTGTTAGGAAAAATAAAGGTATTAGATAAACTTTCTGTAGTTAGGGTACACCATAGTACCAACCTAGGAAAGAAGGTTCCGGGTTCTTATTGTATAGGAAATGAGATAGTCAACGGCTTCGATGCAGATACAGCACTAGCGGTAAAAGCAATAAAGGAGATTCTACCTAATAAGTCTGAGCAGGAGATACGTACTGCATTTATCAGCGGGCTTCTGAAACATTTCTCCAGTTTTGCTTTTCTACATCTACCTCACTTCCGAAGTAAATTATCAGATTACAATGTTGTTGATATAGATAGCTACTCCCCTCTTATACAAGAGTTTGTATCTGAGATATGCCCCGTATCTAAAACTACCCCCTTTAGCATGGGGGAGTATTTTGAGAAAGTATTTAAAGCTAAATCAGAAGTACAGATTAACTATCAGCCTTATTTGCTTGAAAGAGAAAGGCAGATGGAATTAAACAAACCTCGACTTGAATATTGGAAGCAAGCCTTCCTTAGTGACCTGCATAAAAGGTTACACAACTTCAAATTTATAGAAGTAGAGGAGAAGGGGTTTACAGACACTGAGTTAATAGACCTTTTATTTTTGAGAGAATTTTTTTGTAGTATAGAAGGTTGTTATATACCAGAGTTTGAACCTGCCTGCATAATATGTAAGAAGATAGGACTTGAGAGTTCAGAAGTAAGGGAGACTTTAGAGTGTTTGAAGTCTTTAGTTGACCGATATCCTATAGGAGTTTAAAAACATGATATCTATCGTTTCTTCCACAGCTAGACCGTTACTATGGTTAGATTTTTACAAGCATCTAGGTACGAATAAAGTAGATTTTGAGGTGATTTTTGTAGGCCCCAATGAGCCGGATTTCCAACTACCTTCAAATATGCGTTTTATAAAATCACCTGTAAAACCGGCTCAGTGTGTCGAAATAGGTACTAGAGCTGCAAATGGAGACTATTTACTGGTAACAGCAGACGATCTATTTTTCCAAGATCCTCATCCCTTAGATACCTTATTAGAGGACTTCCTAAGCTATGAAAATGATAAATTGATGCTTTCTTCTGGATATGCTTGGTACTCACCGACAGCACCGGAAGGTTATGTTAAACTGGGACCAGACTTTCACAAAAGTCCTGAAATAGATGGTAAGCATTATATACTCCCTGTAGGGTTTACGATAAGAAGGGATTACTATAGATATCTGGGAGGTGTAGATAGAAGGTTTATTGCTTTATATTGGGATTTAGATTTATGCTATAGAGTAATAAGGGACGGAGGTATTACAGCCTTAAGTAGAGTTACGGCAGTAGAAGTTGTAGTTGCGGGTGTTCTATGCTTGGAGTATCAGGGTATAGATATGAATCAAACACTTCACGGTTTATGGGGGGATGACTTTATAAGAAAATCTCCGGTAGAGCCTTTTGATGATTATAACATATTAACAGAGTCTCAAGGGCCGAAAGGAAGATGGGTATGAAGAAGATAGCCGAATTCTTTAAAGGTAAAAACATTCTTATAACAGGGGGTACAGGTATGATAGGTAGGGCGATTATAAGACAACTATATCAAATCCCCTGTACCCTTGTAAGTGTTTCACTGGACGATATAACCCTTCCTGGAGTAACTTGTATAAAAGGGGATTTGGCAGACTTTAACTTCTGTAAGGAGATAACAAAAGGAATAGATTATTGCTTTCACGTTGCCGGTATAAAAGGATCGGCTAGTGTAACAACTACCAAACCTGCCAGTTTTTTTGTCCCTCTGCTCCAGATGAATACTAATATTCTAGAAGCTTGTAGACTTAACAACGTAGAAAAAATAGTATATACTAGTTCCATAGGAGCTTATAGTAGCAAAGATGTATTTAAAGAGACAACCGACATCGAGACGGATCTACCCATGGACGTGTATCCTGGATTTGCTAAGAGAATGGCAGAGTTACAGATAAGAGCGTATAACATACAATACAAGCTGTCCAACTTTGCAATAGTTCGTTTATGTAGTGTATATGGGCCGGGAGATAGTTTTGACCCTAACTCGGCAATGGTGATACCTGCCCTCATATATAGAGTATACCACAAGGTAGAAGATCCTGTTGTTATATGGGGAGACGGATCTGCTATAAGGGATTTCGCTTACTGCGATGATATAGCGGTTGGTATAATAAAAGCATTGCATTTTGGAACTAAGTCGAGATATTACAACTTGGGTTCGGGCAAAGGGGTTAGTATTAAACAATTAGTAGAAACTTTGAGGAAGATAGTTGATTTTAATTATGTTTTTGACACTTCCGTACAGGTGGGTTATTCTAAAAGGGTTATGGACATCACATTAGCTAGAAAGTATTTAGACTACAAACCTACTACATCTCTGGAAGCGGGTTTAAAGAAAACATATGATTGGTTTTCTCTCAATGCTAAAGCTTATAAACTAAAAAAGAACTATTTCCAAGAGTAGCAAAGAAACTTACTAATACATCTATTTAGATGTATTACGAACCTGTTTTTTAAAGTCTTTTGACTACCGACTTTGTAACCGAGTACGTTTTACTCTCAAACTGATTCAAAACCACGGTTGTTCTAAAAAGCAGGTTGAAAAATAATTTTTAGCACTGACAAGCTCTATACGAATTATAAAAACCGAACTGCTCCGATATCCTACAGGAGTTTAAAAAAAACATGATATCTATCGTTTCTTCCACAGTTAGACCGTCACTATGGTTAGATTTTTACAAACATTTAGGCACGAATAAAGTAGATTTTGAGGTGATTTTTGTAGGCCCCAATGAGCCGGATTTCCAATTACCTTCAAATATGTATTTTATAAAATCACCTGTAAAACCGGTTCAGTGTGTCGAGATAGGTACTAGAGCTGCAAATGGAGACTATCTACTGGTAACAGCAGACGATCTATTTTTCCAAGATCCTCATCCTCTAGATACCTTATTAGAGGACTTCCTAAGCTATGAAAATGATAAATTGATGCTTTCTTGTAGGTACGCTAGGTACTCACCAACAGGGACGGGAGCTATTGAGAAACTGGGACCAGACTTTCACAAAAGTCCTGAAATAGATGGTAAGTATTATATACTCCCTATAGGGTTTATGATAAGAAGGGATTACTATAGATATCTGGGAGGTGTAGATAGAAGGTTTATTGCTTTATATTGGGAGTTAGATTTATGTTATAGAGTAATAAAGGATGGAGGTATTACAGCCTTAAGTAGAGTTACTGCATTAGAAGTTGTAACGGTGAGCGTTCTATGCAGAGAGTATCAGGGTATAGATAGGGATCAAACACTTCACGGTTTATGGGGGGATGACTTTATAAGAAAATCTCCGGTAGAGCCTTTTGATGATTATAACATATTAACAGAGTCTCAAGGGCCGAAAGGAAGATGGGTTTAGATTTAATAGTTAGGAGGTAATATAATGCTAGTAAACATAGACAGAGACGGAGTTATAAATCATAATAATAGGTCTATCTCAGGAGGACCTTATTATGTACTCAGTCTCAAACAGTTTGAGTGGATACCTGGAAGTAAAGAAGCTATAGTAAGGCTGCAAAAAGCAGGTTTTACTATACACATAGTAACTAGTCAAAAATGTATAACTAAAAACTTAACTACTATTGAGGATATTGATAAAATACACGATTACATGATGCAAAGTATTATAGAAGAGGGGGGTAAAGACATAGATGTATCTGTGGTAGTCTCCGAGGATGTTGCTACTTCAAAAGCAGAAGCTATTATGGATCACCCGGAATACAAGGCAGGGGATATTTGTTGGATGATAGGAGATTCCAAGGAAGATATAATAGCAGGTAAGTTGGCAGGATGCCGGACTATATTTATAGTCCCAGAGAACGTACCTGATTCTGAGAGGCATTTAAACCTTGCAGATTACTATGCAGACAGTTTGTTAGCTGCTACTTCTATAGTGTTAAAAGAAAGTACTCCTACTGAAAACATCGATATTCAAGACCTCATATGCAAGGCTTGTCTGGAACATATAGGGGTAATTAACCTTATACTAGATGGAGGTACATCCGATATAGTGAAACTGTGCTGTTTAGCTGCATCTGTAATAAAAGCAGGAGGTAAGATAATACTGTTCGGTAATGGGGGGTCTGCAGCAGATGCACAACATATAGCAGCAGAGTTTGTAAACGTATTAGAAAAACACAATAAAAGACCTGCGCTTAATGCAATTGCCCTTACTACCAACACCTCTATTATTACTTCTATAGCTAACGACTTTAGTTACAATGATATCTTTAGTAGGCAAATAGAGGCTATAGGCGTAAAAGGAGATTTAGCTATAGGTATAAGTACTAGCGGAACATCTGAAAACGTGATTAGGGGGTTATTAAAAGCCAAGGAGATGGGTTTGTATACTACCATTTTAACAGGCGATAGTAAAACAGTAAGCACGGACTTAGCAGTATGTGTTTCTTCTAAAAATACTCCTAGAATACAAGAAGCGCATGTTTTAATAGGCCATATTCTTTGTTCTGTTATAGAAAAGATGGGGGTGTGTTGATGTTTAAAGATAAACGTATTTTGGTAACCGGTGGAAGGACTGGTTTTCTGGGTGTTAATTTTACAAGGGAATTGCTTAAGAGGGGGGCCTTTGTATACGCTACTTCGCTTTCGTCAAAGAAAAATAGTTTACTAGAACCTTGTCCAAACTTAGTAGAGTATATATCTGACTTGAGATACGATAAAATACCTGAAGGTATAGATTACATTATTCATTGTGCTGCTCATACTGCAGGTGCCAAAGAGATTGTAGGCAATCCTGCTATTCAAGTGACTCCCAACATTCAAATGAATGCCAACTTACTTCATAATGCTGCAGAAAGCGGAGTAGAGAAATTTGTATTTATAAGCAGCACTGCCATCTACCCCGAGACAGATAAGCCTGTAGTAGAGAGCATGGGATTTGAAAGAGATCCTGCTAACGTATATTTTGGAGTAGGTTGGATGAAGAGATGCACAGAAAAGTTAGCGGAGTTCTTTTACAGGCATTACGGCATGCAAGTTCTTATTATTAGACCTTCTAACGTCTACGGTCCTTACTGTAGTTTCGATTTAGATAGGTCGCATGTTATACCTGCATTAATTAAAAAGTTTATGGAGCAGAATTCTGTAACTGTTTGGGGATTACCTACTGTAGGAAGGGATTTCATATATGTAGATGACTTAGTTACAGGTACTTTACTTGCCTTAGAGGAGCTTTCAGGATTTGAGGTATACAACCTAGCTTCAGGCAAGATATGTACTATACAGGAACTGGTAGATTTACTTGTAAAACTAACAGGTTTTAAGGGACAGATAACATACGATGACTCTAAACCTATGACTATTTTCAAGAGAGAAATAAATACAGATAAAGTATACCTTAGATTGGGCTTTAAAGCTGATACTCCCTTAGAAGAGGGACTAAAACGTACTATAGCTTGGTACAAGGAGCAACTATGAAGATACATAAAACGCCTTTAGCCAAGGTCCTTTTAATAGAGCCTCCTACCATTTTCGAAGATTTCAGGGGTACTTATGTAGAATTATACAACGAGTTTCTTTATCAAGAATTGGGTGTAAAGTTTATACAAGATGATATCTCTACTTCATACAAAAACGTACTTAGGGGGATACATGGAGATGCTACTACCTACAAATTAGTGTCCTGTTTATTGGGGAGCTTTTATTTGGTGGTCGTAAACAACGATCCAGAATCTCCTGAGTATAGAAAATGGACCTCTTTTACCCTTAGCGACCACAATCATTTACAGGTATTTATACCTCCTAAGTTCGGGAACGGTCATTTAGTTCTGACGGAAAAAGCTATCTTTCATTATAAGCAATCTACTTACTATGACAGAAGTTCCCAATTTACAATAGCTTGGAATGATCCTAGTTTAAATATTTATTGGCCTACAACTGCACCTATACTCTCTGTTAGAGATAGTTGCGTAAAGATGGAGACATAAAAAATGCCGGAGCTTAATACAAACGGTTGGGGGGAGTGGGGGAAGCATGTACTACTGGAACTTGATCGTTTGGATGGACAAACACAAGAGATTCTGAAAATGTATAGGGAGATACTAATAGAAGTAACTACTCTAAAGGTAAAAGTTACACTGTTTAGTGTGGTTGCTTCTATAGTAGTTACTTCTATTATATCTGCTTTAATAGGGTACTTCTTAAAAAGGGGATGAGTTAGGTGTTAAGAGAGTTGATAGAAAAGTTTATTGTGGGTAGCCTATACAGTACCTACCTATATAAACCTGGAAAGCTTGAAGATCTGAAAAAACTAACAGATAACTTAGTTAAAATAGAAAAGGAGAGAGAGGTACTATATACCAAACTAGTATTAGAGAGGGAGCAGCTACTCGCTTTATTTAACAGTATAAATGAGCCTTTGCATGTCTCTAATTTAGAAACAAATGAAATACTTTTTGCCAATGATAGTTTTAAAAGTTTGATAGGTATTGATCCTATAGGTAAGAAATGTTATGAATTGATTTGCAACAACCCTTGTAACAAGCAAGTAAGGAACGTGTTTTATAGCGAAAAATTTAACAAATGGTTTAAATGTGTAAATAAGGTTATAGACTGGCCACAAGAGTCGGATAGTATTAAAGCAATGTTTGAACTGCTTATAGATATAACAGATGCTCATACATTACAGTTACAACTGGCGGAAAGGGAAGCAAAATTCAAGTCGTTAGTATCATTATTAGGTGATTACGTGTGGCAGATAGATGAAAAGGGTTATTTTAACTATGTAAGTGGTAATTCAAACGACATTTGGGGATACTGTCCTGCAGAGATAACAGGTAGGCATATAGAAGACTTTTTGCAGGATACTCATAGAGATAGAAGCTTTTCAGAACTTTTAAAAACGTATGAGCCTATAAAAGAGTATAAAGGTATTGGAGCGCGTAAGGACGGCTCTGTTACAATAGTAGAAACTAGTGCCGTTCCTATTTACGATACTTCAGGTGTATTTAAAGGGTATTTGGGAGTAGATAAGGATATAACAGAAAAAGAGCAACTGAAGAAGGCTATTGAGACACTGCACGATCTAGCATGGCGTATAAATAGAACGAACTCGCTTCATGAAGCTTTAACATATGCAGTAGATAGCGCTCAAGAGTTATTGAAAGCAGATATAGGAGAGTATTACCTTATAGACAAGGATACGGATACTTTAAACTTAATATATTGTAGGGGAGCTACAGATGATGAAGTAACTAATACTCGTAGTTATAGTACAGGTAATATTAAACATTCTATTGTAAAACAAGGGAAGCTTGTATATATTGCAGATACAGACCACGTTTTAGATACATACATGCGTACTTTAGTAATTGTTCCAATTAACAATGGGGATATAGTTGGTTGTTTCTGTTTGGGCTACAGAGAACCCCGAAACGTGCCTTCCTATCTACTACAGACTTTAGAGAGTTTAGGCAAGCTACTTAGTATAGTAATAAACCGACTCCATAAGGAGACCGATAGCGATTATAAATGTTTAGGAGGCAGTGAATGTTAGAGATTAAAAAAAGTGATTCAATACAATCGTCAGTATATATAACAGGTCTTAACGTTAAGATTCCCACTGACGGCTCTTGGGCTCCCCTTACAGGATATACCAAAGAGCAAATAGCTTCTTTAGACTGTCTACGACAGGCTTATGAGAAGGAGCTGATAGAGATAAGGGCAGATGACTATTCAGGCATGCCCTCTTGGTTTTATGAAGCGTATAGAAGTCAAGTAAAGGTTCCTACTTACGTATTGGAATATGAAGAAGAAAAAGTTGTAGATTATCTTTCTAACTTAAAGGAAAAAGCGAACATTATTGTTTGGTATCTTGTAAGAACAGAGTTATTAAAACTCGAACGTAAGGGATTAGCCAGAGAGAAGGTACTTTCTATTCTTATGGAGGAATAAGTTGTGAGTGTTGCTTTTATGGGGCCTTGGATAGGTGAATTCGGATGGGAATTGTTAACATGGCAAGGTTTTTGTAGAGCTAAATCGGCATCATATGACAAAACATATGTATGCAGTTTTCCGGAAACAGAATACTTATATAAAGACTTTGCTACCTTTATTGCACATAACCATCCTAGAAGAGTGTTAGATTGGCAGGATATTAGTAAGGTAGAGTATACTATCCCTGAAGATGTAACAGATCATATTACGCCGTTTAAACGTTATAGAGTACCAGAACAGAAGTTTATAAAGTTTGGAAGCTCTCCTATACATGAATTTGATTATCTAATACATGCAAGAGGTACAAACAAGAACCCAAGTAAAAACTACCCTAAAGACTACTGGCAGGTTATAGTAAATGGACTGGAAGGCAAAGGAGCTTGTATAGGGACTACTTCTGATATGTTTATAGAAGGTACTACAGACTTAAGAGGTATTCCTTTAGAGCAGTTGACTAATTATATTGCAGGTAGTAAGGTTGTAATAGGTCCCAGTTCCGGTGTGATGCATTTAGCAACTCTGTGTGGTACTCCTATTATAGTTTGGGGGGATAAAGCTACGTACTTTGGGGAGACGTTGGAACAGAGATATAAAGTTACCTGGAATCCTTTTAATACTACTGTAGAGTTTCTATTTGACGATTTTTGGAAGCCAGAGCCTTTTCTTGTAGTTAAGAAAGTATACAACTTGCTAGGTACTCCTTCTATCTCAAAACCTAAAGCTGCTGTAGTTCCTTTAAAAGCTCCAGATGTAGAGGTAACTATTAAAGTAGGGGAAGGTACTGCTAAACTTTTACAAGATGCAATGTCATCTGGTAGGTGGTTTTTATCTGTAACATACGTCTCTCAAGATAAGACTTTACAGCAAGGATGGGAAACTCGTAACTTTCCCATCGGCGACTTAATTCCTAGTATTGAACATCTTAAGTTAGATATGGCAGAAAAACAAATAAACCCAACTAAACTAAACCCTAAAGAGTGGAGGTAGGCATGGCGAATTTGAAACTTGAAATTCATAACCACCAAGCTGCCGGTGATACTTTATGTATGACTTGTGCTATAAGAGATTTGAAGAACTCCTTTCCTGACAGATACGATATTAAGCCTGTAACAAATTATATGCATATATGGGACAACAATCCTTATATATCTGATTTTGACAGTGCCGATATCGTAATAAAAGTAGGTACAGGAATAGGCGTAAACAGATCACAGTCAACTCATTTACATATGTGTGAGGCTTACAGACTTTCTATAGAGGACAAGCTAAACATATCTATAAAACAAGGCCCAATAAGGCCGGATGTACATCTTAGTTCAGAAGAAATAGAGGAACCTCCTTTAGTAGAGGGACACTACTGGTTAATAGCTCCAGGTACTAGAAACCAGTTTACTAGTAAGATATGGCCTTATGATAGATGGCAACAAGTTGTAGAAGCCTTTCCTAACATCACCTTTGTTCAGATAGGGTTAAGGGAGCACCCTACTCCTCTACTTCAAGGAAAAAACGTTATAAACTTTACAGGTAAGACAGAAGATCCTAATACCGGTATCAGAGATTTGTTTAAGCTTTGCTATCACGCACAGGGAGGATTATCATTAGTTTCCTTTTTAATGCACTTGATGGCTGCCTTTCAAAAACCTTGTGTAGTTGTAGCAGGAGCTAGAGAGCCTGCCTCTTTTGAAGCATACAACTTCCACAGATACTTACATAACCAAGGATCTTTATACTGTCCCAAGTTTACGGATATAACTAAATCATGTTGGAGAACTAGTGTCGAAGGATGTTCCAACAGAACATCTGATGGGTATCCTAAATGCTTAGATATGATTACTGTAGATGATGTTGTAAAAGCTGTAGAAAGTTATTATATAGGAGGTAGGCTTGTATTAGGAGATACATATGTATATAGAGAGGAAGAGGAAAAACAAGAAGCGCCTATTTTTGTACAGGAACCTCTAGAGCCAACAGAAGAAGAGTTACGAAACGTTATGATGGGGGTAGTAGAACCTACAAAACCTGCTTTGGAAGTACCAGAACCGACAGAGAATGAAATAAAGAGACTTATAAAAGAGGTAATACAAAAGACAAAAACACAAGGGCCTATAGAAGGCACAACAGAACTTGTAAAAGAGGTAATACAAACACAAGAACCTGTAGAAGGCACAGCAGAGCCTACAAAAGAAGCGATACAAGGAACTGGAGAGAATGAGACATCTGTTACTAACGCTTCTACGCCAAAGTTACATAAAGAAGGCAAAATATTCAAGATGGTCTGTAACGCAAGTTCTTTGGGAGGAGGAGAGAAATCTGCTATTTGGATTATGAATAGGATGGTACAAGAGGGCTATAAAGTATTTCTAGTACCTACTTCAAATGTAAGCAGTACATTTACAACCCACATCCCTAATGTAGAAGTAACTAACCAACTTACAGCACCTTGCGATATTCTTATGTTTTATACAAACGACTCTGTATTCTCTTTCCATGAAGAAAAGTACCAGATTTTCGCTAAAGTACAAGCAGTTAAAAAGGTGATGGTGCTTAATTACAAAATAGGTAAAACGGTTGAAGTAAGTTGGTCTAAAAACTGGGATAGATATGTATTTTTAAATACTACTATGGAAAAGTCGTTCTTAGAAAAACTGCCTACCGCAAAAACTACTGTGTTGCCTCCCCCTGTAGACCTATCACCTTTTCTAAGTATAGACCTGGGGTCTCTAAACAAAACGTTGCATATCGTAAGACATTCTAGCCAAGGGGATCGTAAATATCCTAAGTTTATAAACGAACTTATCCGTAAAATAAGAGAAAAGGATTCTAAATGCAAATTCAGTTTTATGCCTCCTCCTACTTTCCTAGATACTAGTATACCCAATATAAGCTGTTTTAGATACGATGAAGTGCCGGTACCCGATTTCTTAAAAAGAGGAAACCTGTTCTGGTACCCACTACCCGAAAACTATACAGACCAAGGCCCTAGAGTAATTATAGAAGCTATGGCTATAGGCTTGCCCGTTATAGCCGATAATAGAGATGGAGCTAAGGATAGAGTAACTCCGGAAACAGGGTGGCTTTGTAATAATAAAGATGAGTACGTAGATATTATAACAAACATAAAGGGAAAGGAGTTGTCTAAAAAAGGAGAGGCAGCTAAAGAAAGAGCGGCAAAAGAATTTAACCCTGAGAAGTGGATCAATATGCTTTTGGAGTTATAATTTAACATACCCAAAATCGCCTCTAAAACCCCCTATAAGCCTCTTTTATAAATTTTATATGTAATTACTACTAAAAAATTAAAAAGGCCTTTATAGGGGGGAATAGGCCTTTTTAAGGGAGGTTTAGAATGATATTTAGATTAATTGGGAAGGCAGATAGATATAAAACAGATTTTGGGGGTCAAAAAGCATTAATAGACATACTTAACGGTATGCATAATGCGGGGTATCAGACAGAGTGGGTTTCTTATTTCGGCAACTTTATAACTAACGAATTGTTTAGGGCAAGTATTCCTAATACAAAGGTACTTACAACAGTGCAAGAGATGTTACAGCCTTGTGATATTTTTATGTTGTTTGTAGGTTCTCAGGCTAAATCTTTTGGTAAGGAGGCTTGCAAGGTATTTAATGATATACCTAAAGGGGCTAAAAAAGTTATCAGCTTGAATACTGTTTTGGGGCAGGTTGCTGATTACACAACTGAGGAGGGTAGAGCTGCTGCATGGGCTAGAGAGTTTGATCTTTATATATTTGAGAATACGGCTTACATGAAAAAGTTTCTTTCTGTAGTTCCTAATAGGAAAGCTATAGTACTACATCCTTGTGTAGATATATCTCCTTTTTTGAAAATCTCTCCTACCTTCCAAGAGCCAATACATGTAGTAAGGTTAGTGTCTAGACCTAAAACAAAAATCCCTAGAAACACTAACGATTTAATACTAAAGATTAGAGAATACCAACCTAACTGTATTTTTAGCTTTATGGAGTACACTGACTATATAATGGATGCCCCTTATATATATAAATACCATAGAGACCAAATACCTCCTCCAGAATTTTTGGCCAGAGGTAATTGTTTCTGGCATCCGTTACCTCCAGGGGTGGGGGAACCAGGTCCCAGAGTTATTGTAGAGGCTATGGCAGCAGGGCTACCTGTAATTGCTAACGGAGGAGATGGTCCTAAAGACAGGGTAACGCCTGAAACAGGTTGGCATGTAAACTCCTTAGACGAGATACCTGAAATCTTTAAAGGGTTAACTGTTGCAGAGTTAGAGAGAAAAGGGAAAGCGGCTAGGGAACGGGCTATTAGCGAATTCGGAGTTACTCCTTGGGTAAATGCAATTATTAATGAGTAGGAGAAAGGAATATGAAGCTTTGTTTCTTTACTATGGCTAATAATAAACGATATGATTGGGCGTATAGGTTAATTTTGTCCGGAGAAGCAGTGAAGAGGCCTATTTGGTTTTTCAGAATACCAGACGGACACCCAGATCCCAAGAGGTATAAAATAGAGCTGCTAATGGGCGATCTATTGCCAGAAGCAGATAAATATATCTACCTAGATAGCGATGTTCTTATGTTACAACATGGAGATTGGGAGTCAGAAGAAGCATATGGAGCTGTTAGCGAGGAAAAATTCCATATAAGTTCTAAAAATGCATTCTCAGATGAAAAAGGCTACAAAGCTTACTGCGATTTATTTGCTAAATACAATTATCCTACTAGAGTTAACACAGGAGTTGTAGTATTGCCTGGTAGTATTAGAAAGCAAGTAGGTGAAAGGTGGAAGTATTGGTGCGAGTATATAGAGTCCTTATGTGAACTACCGATGAAACTAAGAGACCAGCCTCAATTTCCTTTTGTTATGTGTGAATTTAAAATACCTGTACTTCCCGACAGGTTTTGTGCTATAATAAAGAGAGAAAGTGTACGTTCTGACCATATCGCTTTACATGCTTCCGGCCATCCTAGAGGAGATGATTTAAACCAATATATTAGTGCCGCTAATAAGCTACTAGGGGAACAGGTAGTAGGTGGTGGCGGTAAAAGGTGGCATGTACTTACCAAACTTATTATTCAATATGCTCCAAATCCTACATATCCTGTGGGTGCAGAGGTAGGGGTTTACAGAGGAGAAAATGCTTTCCATTTACTTGATATATTTCCCGGCTTAAAACTTCACTGTATTGACAATAGAAAGCTTACAAATCCTGAAAAGCACCTAGCTAGGGCCTTTGAGGATTGGGAAAGAAATAAACGGCCTTACATGGACCGTATTATAGAACATACAGTAGATTCAGATAAGGCTGATTTACCTGCAGAATCTTTAGACTACGTCTTTATAGATGCAGATCACAGAACCGATGCTGTTGTTAAGGACATAAAGCACTATCTCCCCCTTGTAAAAAAAGGAGGGTTTATAGCAGGACACGATATAGATTACAGAGGAACTTATTACGGTAGAGATAGTGTTAGAAATGCTGTAACGGCAGTATTTGGGAACGACTTTCAAACCGGTGCCGATCATACATGGTGGCATATAAAGAAATAGGTTAATAGAAATGCCTACCCCCTTTGTTTGTACTATAGGAAGAAAAAATAGAGACTATACCCATCTCTCTACTTGGGAGAATGCTATTAAGTGTAATTTAACTGCTTCTACTACTAAAGTATACAGCTGTACTAAATCTACAGGTAATACTTATCCACTTAGAGATAGCAGTACAGTATACCTTTATAGCGGTAATGTTAAACTAGATTGCACTGCTAAACTACACCATGCTACCGAGTCCCAAGCACTTTTATCTAATATAAAAGGTTCCGTCGCTCCTCAAATAGGGCACAGTTTCAGGGAAAGCTTGAAACACGATTATATTACTTTAACAGATAACGGAGATTCTGTTATTGCTGTAGCAGAGTGTTACAACGACACTCTAGAGGATTTGTGGGATAATGTGACTTTTAAAGGTTGGAAGACAAGTAGCGATAACTACATAAAAATATATACCCCCACGGAAGAAAGGCATACAGGAGTAGAAGGTACCGGCTTTAGTATATACAATCCAGGAATCAACGATATAATAACTTTATACGACGTTGATGTAGTAATAGAAGGCATTGAATTTAAAGGAGGAGCTAAACAGATTGCATGTATATATACTTCTCCAAAAACTATTACTATAAACTCCTGTATTTTACATGATAACTACTACGGACCTCTTATAGCCCCTCCAAAGATTGCAGGGGCGGTTATAAAGATATACAATTGTATAATGTATGACAGTAGGCAGTCTGTTATCTCCTCTTGTTCTCCTAGTACGTTATATGTCGAAAACTGTACTATATACAATCCCGGTTTTGGATATGGAGTAGTAGATGGGCAATGTTATAACGTAGTAGTATTTAGAAGCAACAACAGTATAGCATGTTTTGGTAGTAATACTACAGGAGATTACAACTGCGACGGTACTAGTTCTGGTTTAGACGGCACTGCTCCTGGCGGACATTCACTTCATAATACATCACTTAGAGACATTAACTGGTACAATGTTGTAGATTATAGAACTGCTATGAACTTTTTTACATGCGAGGGAAGCGTACTTATAAACAGAGGCATTACTAGAAAAGAAGGAGATATAGGTTTTAACACCGATATTTTAGGGGTAACTAGGGAGGGATATTACTGGGATATCGGTGCTTTTCAGGCAGGGGGCTCTTCTGCATATAGCTCATCAAGTTCTTCATTTTCAAGTGAAAGCAGTAGTTCTTCTAGTTTTAGTAGTTTCAGTTCCAGTTACTCTTCCTCGTCTTCATCAAGTGAGTCTGTAGCAGAATACCTTCTACTAAGAACACAGGCCGATCTTTTGCGTTTAAGGGATTGGCAACAGCGAGGAAGGATACGTTAGGAGGTATAAGGTGACTTGGACACAGAGAGTGTTGTCTATACTAGAGTCGGATAAGAAGGCTACATTTAACACATTATATAAACTGTGCCCCGGTATAAAGAGAAAATATTTAAGTAACTTATTGTATAGGTTGCAAAACAGACAGATAATAAAGAAAGAAGGGGATTTCTTTCTACTAGTAGCTCCCTATGATTCTCATTTTCCTGGAGTTCAACTGCCCATAATTAGGCATAGAGTTACAGATTATAGTTTTACGGGGGAAGTAATAAAATTTGGGGTAGTGTCAGACAGTCATTTAGGATCGGTGTATGATAATGTCCCTTTATTGAAAGCTGCATATGATGTATTTGATAGAGAAGGTATTACTAAAGTATTTCATGCAGGAGATATATGCGATGGAGAGCATATGAGACAAGGACATGAGTATGAGCTTAGAGTAGTAGGTTTTGACAAGCAGTGTGAATATGTAGTCAACGAATACCCCCATAGAGAAGGTATAGAGACTATTTTCTTATGCGGCAACCATGACATGTCTTTTTGGAAATACAGTGGGGTAGATATTGGAGTACATATTGCAAGACAGAGGCCTGATCTAAAATACATAGGTACCCTAGAAGCAGATATTACCCTTACTACTACTACCGGTAGTACTACAGTAAGGTTATGGCATCCTTTGTTGGGGTCTGCATATGCTATTTCCTATCACCCACAAAGATATATAGAGTCATTATCTGGAGGGAGCAAACCAGGTATATTAATAATAGGGAATTTCCATAAAGCAGAGTGGCTTTTTTATAGAAACATACATACCCTTCAACCAGGGTGTTTACAATTTCAAACCAGGTGGATGAAAGGCAAACGTATATCAGCACATTTGGGTTTCTCTATTGTAGAAGCTCATCTATGCGATAAAGGCGTTGCCAGACTAAAGTTTGAATTCTTTCCTGACTATGATTCATAATCCTAAATTAGTAGGTTCTAACGTAATAGATTGTATACCTGTTGCAGGTAGGTGTCCCAACAACTGCAACCCTTGCTTCTATAATGAAGGGGAATTTTTTCATGATATAAACGAGCCTTTGATTCCTACATTAGAGGAGGTAGGAGATAAGATAGTAAGGGTTAATTCAGGTAGAGACTCTACTATAGATTTTGAGGAAGTCATACAAAAAACCAAACAGTATCCAAAAAAATTTTACAATACTAGCTTAAGTGATAAGATTACAGAATTTCCTGCTCCTGTAGTATTTACATGTAACAGGAAGAACCACTTAGTTACTCTTTTGCTTAAAAATACGAACCTTATGTTTGTAAGAGTTAGAACTGCTTATTGGAATACAGACATTGTAAATATTGCAGTAGAGCATTATACTAGCATGGGGATACCGGTAGTATTAACTTTTTTATACTTTAGCGATAGGCATATAGGCAACTCATTTCCAATAGAGCACTTAGATAAATATGAGAAAGTAAAACACGTAGTAAACGATAGGTATTTTATCAAACCGGAGTATTGGAAGCAGATAGTAAGTAGATACAAAAACAAGTCAGATGTTTATACTTGCGGTACGTTAAAAGACCACACATGTAAAAGTTGCAGAAACTGCGAACGACTATACTACAGATATACAGGGGGGTGATCACTTTTGGAGTTTATATACGTAAACGATAATTGGCCTTTTAGAGTTCAAACATATGAACCTGATGGCACTGCTATTACGGTAGACTCTGCTACTGTAACTATCACTAAACTAGAGACTATGGAAAAGGTAGTAGACGGAGCTGCTGCAACAATACATTCGGGGTATGTAGAGTATATAGTAACGAATACGATTACTTCGGAAACGGGCAACTATATAATAGACTGGAATATAACTTTAGGAGACGTAACAAAAAGCTATAGAGAAGTCTTTCAAGTTATAGAGGTGCCTCAATATTCCTTAAAAGAGATGTCCCTTATAAATGCTTTAGCAATACGATTGAAAGATAACAGGCCTGTTTTATACAGAGTAGACGAACAAGAGAGAAAATGGCATGATGAGGAGTTATATAGTTTCTTGTATTATGCAATAGCAGATTTCAATGGTACACCTCCAGCATGGACCAATTATGGGTTTGAGGATCTGCCCCCCCAAGTATACGGAATTATATTACTAGGAGCACAAATAGCAGCAATTATAGCAGAAGCAACCTTACAAGCTGCAAACGATTTTAGCTATAATGATAATGGATTAACCGTCACACTTTCTAGATCAGGACATTATATGCAAGTAGCAAATGCTTTATGGAACATGTGGCTACAACAAGTACCCAAGATAAAGAGATATTTAGGATTCGAGCTGACGCATTTTGTAGGAGTAAAAACACAAAGAATGCCGGTAAGTGTAAGAAGACCTCTAAGTATGCTACCCCATTTAGAGTCCGTTTTCTCTATGAGTTAAAGAAAAACGGCCTATTCCCCCCTATAAAGGCCTTATTACGAATTTGTAGGTAAATATATACCCACCTACAAGAAAGTAAGTTATAGGGGGGAATAGGTGGGTTATAGGGGGGATTAAAAGACAACCCCTCCCCGTTTTAAGGTTAAAAGGTAAAAATTTGAGATTTACTGTTATTTTAGAAAACACTTTTTAACACGGAAAGCATGTAAAGCAACCGGAACTGACCTATGCAAACAGGAAGCTTAGGTTGAGCAGACAGTTGAAAGCACCTACAGTCAATCTTAAGGTTCAAACGTAGCAGCAAAGGGGGGTAGACAATTTTTTGTTGAAATTTTGGCAGACGCTGCCCCGTTAAGCCCTTATAAATAAAGGGCTGCCCCCCCGATTTTCGGTACCTATAAGCCTATAAGCCTATAAGAAAATTCCTTTTTTCTTTTTTTTCTTTTTTTGTTTATTTTTTTTATTTTTTTAATAATATATAAAAAATATATATAAATATATATAAAAAATTTAAAAAATAACTTATATACCTATGTAAACAGTAGAAAAAAAAGATCTAATTTTTTCACAAAAATTTTTTAAAAAAAATTTTTATAAAAAAACTATCTCTTTTTTTTCTCCTATTTACATCTGTTGCTTCGCAACAGGACACGCAGGGAGAAGCTCTTTATTTATAAGGGTTTTGTCAATCAATTTTAGTCGTATTTTTCGATTTGGTATAAACCCTCAAACCTTTTATTTATGTAGTATTTAACAGGCAGACAGTAAGTGGTAAGATTTATAGGTGGTAGACATTTCTCGATTTGGCATAAAACTTCTGTGAGTCCTTTATTTACGTAGTATTTAGCAGGCAGACATTTTTCTGGTAGACATTTGTGGGCATTCTTGGTTTTCGGTATAAAAACTCTTGTAAGCCTTTTATTTACATAGTATTTGTCAAATGTTGGAATAGGACACGCAACTGGATAGACATTTTCCGGTAGACATTTCTCGATTTCGGTATAAACTTTTGTAAGCTTTTTATTTACGTAGTATTTAGCAGGCAGACATTTTGGTAAGACATTCTTTGGTCTGCGGAGGTAGAGGTATATGAGTGTACCTGTAGCAGCAAATGCTGTTGTATCTCCTAGTTCATTTCAGATAGGAGACACTGTTACAGCTTCTTATACATACTCAGGAGATCCAGAATCAGGTACTTTAATTAGGTGGTATAAGAACAATATACATCAGAGGTCTCTAGACAATAAACGTTCTTTTGTTGTTTCTGGTGTTAGAGGGGATGTTTTCTACTTTACTGTTACTCCTTGCGATGGAACCCAGTATGGGAGTACTGTTGTCTCTGCAGTAGGTATAATGAAAAACAATCCTCCTCCGGATGTGTCTTGGGTAGAAATAATACCTCATACTCCAGTAGCAGGTGTTGACGATTTGAAGGTATTTCATGAAGAGGTAGAAGATCCTGATGGAGATAAGGTGATATACCATTATAAGTGGTATAAAAACGGTATAGAGTTGACTGATTATGAAGATAAAACGACTATTCCCTATACCGAGGTCTCCGAGGGAGATGTGTTTACAGTAGAGGTAGCTACTACAGATAACTACGAGGGGTGATTTTAATGCCTATCTGGTTGCAGGACAATATGCTATCTACTATTAGATACTTTAATAGGTTTATAAGCATGCAATCAGCAGAATGCTGCTACCTACTTTTTAGACGTTGGTCTGGAGACATGGTCTCAAATACGGTTACCTCTTATAGGTATAATACCTACTATAAATGCTATGAATTCGATTTGTATACTCCTACAAACCCACCTTCCGGTGGAAAGCCTAGACTTCCTTCTATTCGCATTTTTTTAGATGGAGAAGAAATGGTACCTGTTCCATCTTTTAATGATGTTACCTCCGAAAATCAGTTTTGGTGCGAGGTAGGAAAAGGCACTCCTAAAAGCAAAGAAGGGGAGGGGAATATTATCATAGGCTTTAAACCTGGTTTCGATCCTAGAAGTCATATTGTTACTTATATTTACGAAGAGGTGTGTCATTGTATAGAAGCAGAAGAACAGAACTTTCACCCTCTTTCTACCTGTACTACTTGTTATGGTACAGGTTATGTAGGTGGTTATACGCAATATACATGCCCCCCTTTAATAGAAGGAGGTAGGGTTATACGCCCTGCAAACACTATACTAGTAAGGTTTCCACTTGCAAGTGAGACTGCTAGAGTGGGTAAGTATGGAATAGAGGTAAGAACTCAAAGAAAGAGTTGGGCAGTAGTATCTCCTTTGTTACATGATTGGGATGTTATAGTTAGGCCTAGAGCATTCGGAGCTCCTTATAACATTGATCCTACTACTCTAGCTATTCCAGATGAGAGGTATGCTGTAGTAGAGTGGGAGCATTCAAGTACAAGAGCATCTTATAGCCTACCTCTAAAAGAGCAACCTGGAGCATATGCTGTAGATAAAGGGGTTACATTACATCAAAAGTTTATACTTAATGAATATCAACCTGCACATATTATCTATCAGGTACCAATAACTACATAGGGGATGTTAAGATGGGTGCTGCTGGTTTTTTAGGTTCGATTGCTAGAGCTGTTGTAGGAGAAGCTGCTGCAGAGGAAGCAACTCTCGGTGGGCTACTTGGAAGAGTGTTGGGTAGTGACGGTAGTATAAAGGATGCAGGTAATATAGTAAATCAGTTTATTGGGGAAGGAAAGGTTCCGCCCATTTCCTTTAGTGTCGAAGAGTACCCCAAAGAGCTTGAGAATCTAGGTGATCCTGTTAAGATAGATGAAGGACTTAACCTTTGGAAGGAGCAGCTGATTCAAGAAATATATTCACAATTTTCGGAAGGTACGAATAAGAGATCTATACCTTTTTCAGTTAACGCCGATGTGTCTGGAAATAAAATAAATATATATATATCCAAGTCTCCTGCTGTCAGACAAAGTTTGGATATAAGCAGCATATTACTTGCAGTCTTAAAGGCTCGTAAAATTACTATAGGTGATATTTTTGTCGCTATTGCTACTTCGGGTCTTTTTTAAGTAGTTATAAGAGGAATGATAAGATGGCTTTTTATAGATTTACAAGAGCTTGTAGAAATATTATAGTAGAGTATCTTCGTTCTCAGTTGCAGGAAGGCGGAGAGCATTTTGATGGCAGTGAATATGTAACATTGCCGGAAGTAACTGTATCAGATGTATATAGGTACGATCCTAGAAAGTTACCTGCAGTTGTTACAGATATTGCAACAGGAGGTACCAGAACATTAGCGTTTAATCAACAGGTCGGACAATACGTAGATACCTATGGAATTTACGGAGAAAGAGGGCAGTCTTATATAGCATATGGAGGTAGGGGAGATTTTGATATAAATTTGCATTGCATAGCTAACGATAGAGAGACTATGGAAAAGCTAACAGATCTCGTAGCTTTTACATTAGTTATAGGGATGGGTTGGATTTATTATAATAAGCATATACTTTTAAGGGAGGTGAGATTTGGAGGGGACGGGGTAGATGATAAGGTGGGGCAAGAGCCTGTATACTTTGGTAATCTAGTTGTCCCTGCAACAGCAGATTGGCGGTTAATAATGCCTAGAGATACAATATCTAAAGTAGATATAGATGTTGATCTAGTTACACCTGATGATCCCTTTACAGATCCAAATAATGTAGTTCCTGGATCCATAACCCCTATAGACCTTACGTCTAATATAGGGAAGATAACAGAGGATCAGAGTTTAAATAGTAAAAATCCGCCGTTAAGACCTATGCGGCGTAGATAATGTTAGGAGGTTATAAGAATGGCTTCGTTTTATCGTCCACCAGGTGTGTATCCGGAATTAGTTCCTTCTCCTCAAGCAGTACAACTAGGATTATTTGCTAGAGTACCTGTCTTTATAGGAAGGGGACAGAATTCTATTACTACAACAGAAAGAATAACTAAAGCAGCAGCAGGATATGGACCAGATGTCCTTTCATATGAAGTTGCTTCTGTTGATGGCGAGTATCAAATAACAAGTGTAGGAGATTACCCAAATCAAATAAGATATGTACAAGGAACTGATTTCGAGGTAGTAGATGTAGATGGTTCCCCTAAAGGCATATCTTGGCTTGGTGCTAAGGCTCCAGATGACGGTGACTACTACTATATTACATACAAAAGGCCTGTAGATAGCTCTCAGTATGAATATAAATTGTATACGGATGCAAATGAGCTTGTAGCAGTACATGGAGAAGAGACTACAGACAATGAAGTTTCTGTAGCAGGTGTGTTAGCTCTAAGGAATGGAGCTCCTGCAGTAGGTATCATACAGTTAAATACTACCAGTACAGATCCTGATGATTTATATGCTGCATATGAAGATACTATTCCTATACTAGAGCAGCTAGATACTTCTTATTGTAGATTTATAGTTCCCACTACCTGCATAGGAGATGGTACAACTCCCAGTGATCCTGATATCTTCAGTTTATTTTATGATCATATTAGTGATATGAGTAATACTTATAATAGAAGATGGAGGGCACTTATTAGAGGTATAAGAGCTCAGACAGATGCTACTAATTCTACAGTAAGGCAGGATCTCGTAACTTTAGGTACCAGCTATTCGGGAACGCAGCATGCTAGAAGAGTAATAGTAGTAGCTCCAGGTGAAATATATAGAGTACTTAGGGATCCTACTACGGGTGTATATTCTAGCACTCTCTTAGGTGGTTGGGCTTTAGCTGCTGCTGCTGCGGGTAGAATATGCAGTGATTACAATCCTTCCACTCCATTGACACGGAAGCAGGTAGTAGGTATATCTACTGACAGGGTATTTTCTGAGAGCGATATGAATATACTAGCAGGTACAGGAAGTGTGACCGTGTTTTCTTATAAGGGAGCTAATCTTATATGCAGGCATGGCATAACTACCGATAAGACTAATGCAAACACTCAAGAAATATCCGTAGTAGAGGTGGAGGACTTTATAAAAATACAGACAATATATGTATTGGAAGACTCTTTTATTGGTACTCCTATAATAGAAGGGTTAACTGATACAGTTAGAGTAGTTATAGCAAGTCTTTTAGAGCAGCTTATTTTACAAGCTATTATAGCGGATTATGACTCGGGATCCATAACAGTAACGCAAGATGACAATGATCCAAGAATAATAAATGTGTTTTTCAGGGTTAAACCCGCTTATCCACTTAACTGGATAGATATAAGGTTCCAGTTCTATACAAAGTGAGTTGTATGCTCCTTGTATAGTTTAGAGTTATTTGTGTATTTTTTTTATAAAGGTGAGCCGTACTTTAGGTTGTCCTGACCTAAAGTACTTATATTTTTAAGGAGGTTATATAAAATGCCTTTTCCAAGTACTTTTACAGGTTGGAGACCGATGCCTCCTCCTCCAACAGCTTCTAGAGTATATTATGCCTACAGTATTTTAGCTAGAGGGGTTACAGGTAACTATAAAACTGTAGGTACTTTCCAGCAGTTCAGTCCTTCAAGTACTAGGCAAGTTGTTAGGGTTAGGGGTATAGCTACTTATGGAGGTTATCCTTTTGAACTTGCTCCAGGTCCTGCAGATACTAGTATTACAGTTAATTATTTAATGTTGTATCTGTTGCCTTTAAACGAGGCATTGGGTTACCAAGTAGGGTCTGTAACGGATCTTAACAGACAGCGCGTTCCTTTTGCAATTATGGAAAGGTGTAGGCTTCCTGTAGAAAGTGAGATGACGACCCCTATTTCTGGAGGCTTGCCTTCAAAAATGACTGGAAATCAAACATGGGAGGTAAATCTGTACCTAGATTGTTACTTGTCTAATGTAGGTAGAACTATTACTCAGGGAACCGTTACTGTTGCAGAAACAGCTACTATTCAAGTAGGTTATGCAGTTGATTCTAAGCATTTTCAGTATGGTCTTACAGGAGAACAGTTTGAAGAGCTAGCCCCCCCTCAAACGGTCAGTTAGTAACCTGGAGGTTTTATGTTAAGTGAGTTATTTTACTCAGAAGAAGAGCAAAATTCTGTAGGTGCTAGGCTCATAGATCTGTACGTACTTCCTTCTAGGGTGTTCAAGATAACAGTTCCTTCTGCAGTGGGAGGTACTACAGAGATATCTGTTAAGATGCGGCTTTTATGTGATAAAGAGAATCAAGAAGTAGCAAGTATTACAGATAACTTTGGTCCTCTATCTAGGATACTTGCTCACAGGAAGCATATCTTAGCAAGAGCAGTAGAGTCTATAGAGGGAGTTCCTATAGAGATGCCTTCTAAATTAAAGCAGAGGTACAGGGAAACTATGGGTAGAGATCCTACTCCTGTAGAGGAAAAGTTGTGGGTATTTGATGCCTGCCAAAGTCCCATATTGGAGCAGTTAATTGAGTGTTATGATGAGTTAAGGAAAGAGCAGCAGAGGTATATAGAGGATCTTAAAAAAAAATCACAAGAGCCCTCGGTAGATCAGTTTCAAGAGATGAAGTAATTTTTACTGTTTTAGGTAGGTTTCCTTTTTTGTTAAATGATGTAGGTAGGATGCATGAAAGTCTTTGGTGGTTTTTGTATATTACACTTCTAAACGAGGAATCACGTCGCAAGAAAGAAATACTTGATATTATTAATTCTTTACTTCCTTGGTTTAATTTCGATCTATGGAAAGCTGCCAAGGATGCAGAAGCAAGTAATCAGAATGCAGCTTTTTCGCAGCAGTTTAAAGCTGCTATGCAGGGTAAATATGACATGCCTCTAGATGAATTATTTGTAGGAGAGTCTGATATACCCGATGATTATTTTAAACAACTTTTTGAACAGCCTGGAAGTTCAGGACAACCTACTAGTACTATAAAAGATTATCTAGGTAAAAATAAGGAGTAGTTATGGGTGGAGGTCGCTCCCCTTTCGATGTGCCAGGAGCAGATGAGGTATTATCTCGGTTGCGTATTACATTTGATGTTGATACCCGTGATCTGCAACAGGGATTAGCACAAGCAAAAGGTATAATAGATCAGTTTGCTGGCGGTAGAACTGCCCAAGCCTCTGCTGGTCTTATTGCTCTTAAGACCTTAGTGAATGATACTACTACAATGATGTCAATGTTGGGTATTCCTGTAAGTGTTACTGCAGCTTTTGGGGAGTTCTTAAAACAGCAGCAAAGCTTCTTAGATCTACAAAGAGCTATGTATGATGTAGCTAGAGAGGCTACTAGAGGAGGAATTGCGATTGAGTGGTCTCAGGGACAAGGAGAGGCTATCAGAGGCGTTCTAACTCAAACTGCTACTTGGGCTAGAGATGAGTTAAGAAGAACTGACCAAGAGATAGCTCAAACGTTTCAGGCAATAGCTAAAGCAGGTATGTTTACAGTCCAGGAGCAGGGTAGAAGTGCTTTAGCAAGTTTAGAAGAAGTTAGAAGGGCAGCTACAACAGCGTTTACTATGGAAGGTGTTTTAGGTTTCAGTCCTCAACAAGTACAAACAGTTTTACAAGCTATGCATGTTAACTTAAGACAAAGCGTAGACGAGATTTATGAGGCTATAGCTAGGTATGGACAAAGAGCCCGACAAATTAGTACTGAGGTTAATTTGCCTTTGCAGGAACAAGCTATTATAGTGTCCAATATTATGCAACAATATAGTAAGTTTGGAGTAACCCTAGATGAAGTTTCTGAAACGATGAGGTCCTTAACTGCAGATACTAAAGAGCAGGCAGGAGCTTTACAAAACCTAGGACTCACATATGATATTATGCAGACAAGGATGAGGGCAAGAGTAGAGACTACTCCAGAGCAAGTAGTTGCTATGATGCATCAACTTAGCTCTGAAGAAATACGGCGTGTCTTTACTTCTGGTTTGCAAGCACAAGAGATTACAAACAGGCAGAAGGAGATATCTAGACGTTTACAGGAGACTGGAGTAGGAAGGATATTAGGGTTTACAGAAGAAGAGATGGGAAGTGGAAGAGCAGGTGCATTATTAATGGAAGGGCGGAGAGGTACAGGGGAGCGAATAAGAGATATAGAATGGCCTATGTTGCAAAGGACCTTCTCTGATCTTATGAACTTGGGGGTAGCAGTAAGTCTTGCAATGCAGAAATTGGTAGGTACAGGAGGAATGCCTGAAGAGGTTATGGCTCCCTGGCTTATACCTATAGCAAGGAATGTATTTGGACCTGCTGCTGCAGAAGCTTATTCGCATTTACTGGACGTCGCTTCTAGAGATGTTGCCCGTCCTATTACAGCTACATTAGAGAGTACAAGTGCAGAACGCAGGGGAGATGCAGCAAAGCAACTAACTGCTCTAGAGGAAGGTTCAAGAGTGCAGAAAGATCATTTTGTTAGCACTCAAGAATATTACCGAAATTCTCTAGAATATTTAAAACAAATAGTTGAGAACACTATGGGATGGCAGCAACGGATAGGATGGGGAATACGGACTGCATATCGAGAGTTTGCAAGTGAGGATGTTAGAGCAGCAGCTGCTCAACGGCAAGCCGAAGCTGTAGGTCAGGAAATTGCCTCTGCTGCTGCAAAGATTCCAGAGGGACAGGAAAGAGCGGGTCTTTGGGAAAGGGCTGCGGACCTTCTTGGAAGGGTGTTTCGCATGCAGGTGTTAGGTAGGACGGCGACTGGTGTGCCGACACCTGATTCTGAGAGGTTATGGAATGAAGCGCTTGCTGAAGATGTATTAAGTACTTTAGGTTACTATACTGAAAGCCGGACTGAAGTTGCAAAACGCTTGAGAGAGGCATATCGAGCGTTACAGAATCAGATAGGGGATATAGATAAAGGGGATATAGATATTCTGAGGGGTAGGATTATGTACAGAAACGAACCTATTCCTGTTCCCGCTCTTTTAGGTTTAGTTCAGCAATTTTCTAAGTTACAGGGGTACAGCGGGCAGTTTCCTAATCTGGAGCAACTACTACAGTTTGCTCAGCAGCAAGGAATTACTATTCCTGAAGTAAAGCCTCCTCCTTCGCCAACTATTTCTCCACCTGCTGGAGCTCCACCTCAAACGACTCCATCTCCACCGACTCCTACCACCGGTCCTTCAAGGGAAGGACAACCAACAAGTATGCTTCCCAAGGAGTTAAATTTGAAGATAGATCATTTAACTATCAGAACAAACGATTCTATTTCTACTGTTAGGGCAGATGATGTAGAAGATGTAATGGGCGTATGGTTTTTTGAAAATAGTCAGTACAAAAGTTATGATTAAGGTAGGGGTGTTTAATGGGGACGATTAGGCAGACGATAGAACGCATTAAAATAGAGCGTATTTCTGATTCAAACGATTTTGTGGAAATGTACGTAAATCCTCAGAGGATATCAATTAGACAGAGTAAAGTAATGCAGCAAGTGCAGACGAATACAGGTTGGATTTTTCAGCACTGGGGATACGAGCCTATTGTTATAAGCTATTCAGGTGTAACAGGTTATATAGATCATCATAGTAAGGATCCTTATACCACTAATGCCTACCAGGCATTACTTAAGTTGAAGCATTTTTATGAAGCTCCCCAGAAGCAGCTACAAGGTATGGCAGCAGACCTTAATAAGATATCTGCAGAAGTAAATACTGAGCTTAGTAAGCTTGCTTTAAGGCTTCATTACAGAGCCGACACTTATGATGGGTATTTGACTAGATTTGAGTTTACAGAAGAAGAAAGCTCTCCTTGGTTATGGTCATACAGTATGGAGTTCAAGGCTTATTCATCTACCTATTCAACTTCAGCTTTGTCAGAAAGCAGTTCTTTAAGTGCATTTGAAAGTGAAGCTAAAAGCAGAGGGTTGTCACAGGATTCTGATCTTACAGGAGCAGTAAATCTATAGTAAGGGGTTAAACTATGTCTAAGCCGGTAGAAGAGCAGTTAAAAGAAAGCATAGAGAAGCAGACTGAGCTAGATTTAAAGAAGTATCTTGAAGATAAACTAGCTCAGTATGTTAGAGCAGAAGAACTGCGTATGTGGATTACAAATAGAAAGAGGACAGGTTATACTGCTAAAGTACCCCTACCCAGCGAATATTCTGTTTCTTTACCTAAAGAGCAGTGGGTTATTGCCTGGATAGATGTGTATACAGGTAGGAGTTTAGATAAGAGTTTTCGCGAGCTTTTAGGAGCAGATGTAGATCTTTCTAAGTTACCTACTGCGGGTTCCTCTTTTAAAGGGGGTATTGCACAGTCTTATGGTGCAGTCGCTGAGGACTCTAATGTTTTTAAAACAGAAGATTTTATAAGATTGAGTAACATACAAAGCATTCGCACTAGGATGTCTACTGACAGTACTGCCCCCGGCTCATGCACTATAACTTTGCAGAATCCGTTAGTTTTGAAAACTGCGGGCGGAACACAGTATTGGGAAAGGTTTTACTATAAGACAGGTAGGTATATAGACGGTACAAGGGTTTGGTATCTGTCTAAAAAGCCTTCTAAGTGGTATTGCGGTAAATTGAAGAAGGTTAACTCACCTGAAGAAGCTACTATAGTTTTAGACGAGATACCTTTTAAAGTAATGTGGGAGGGAGGTACTCCTGAAGAGCAAATTCTTCCATCAGATACAGAGAGGTTTTTTGCCGAAGAAATGGGGGAGCCTATTTTAGAGCCTATGCAGAAATTTAAAGTATATGCTGTGAATAGGTTTCCTTACGATCTTTTAAGTAAATATGACTACAAGAGTGTTTTTGAAAAGTCTATGTCTTCCACTGCCGCTATGTTACTTTTTGGAGCTTCTCCTACTAGAAGCCAAACACCTGAAACTTCTGAAAGTGAAGGTTCTGGTTTATATGCTAGTCCTATATTTACTGGTTATATATGTGATGTATCCCATAGACAAGAAGGAGCTAATTGGTATATAAATATTGTAGGCAAGGATGTTACCTGTTGGTTGGACTATAGTAGACTTAATGTTAATCCTAGTTTAAACGTCTGGGGGCAAGACGTAGCTGCAGAGGCTTTTCGCAGTGAAATGCCTATTTATACTATAAAATATGCAGGTATGTCTGCAAGAGATATAATAACATCCCTGTTTTTAGGAGGCTCTGCTGCTGATGTAAGTACTTCCGCTAAATTATATACATCCTCAGCGGGAACGGAGGAAGTTACTGGCATAGCAGGTATTTCTGTACCGGTTTCCGGTCGAGTTACTTTGCACAATACGACTCCTGTAAATAACAGGTATAGAGTTACGACTTCTGATGGTTACACGGGTTGGATAGATAAATCTGCCATATCTAGGACGTATTCCGTTTATACGGGTGTAGGTAACTTTGTTTTGGATAGTAGTGTTGTATTACCTGTATATGAGGTAGGTGCTCCTATTGAACAGCTTTATAAGAAAATGCTTCCTGATAAACTTGCAGTAGATCCTATCTTTGAGAGGGAGAAAGACGATGCCGTTTATCAGTCTTACAGGTATTACTTTCGTCAAAATTGGCCTACGTATCAATCAGATTATATTACTAGGAGAGATGTAGTAAATACTGTATGTAAAACGACTAATACGGAATGTTATGCCGATGGCGATGGTAAGGTATGGTTTCATCCTATTTGGGCATACCACTCAGTTACATCTCCAGTTTATGTGCTGCATAAAGAAGATGTAATATCTTGGTCTTTTACTTTTTCTGACAGGGAGGTCGTTACTTGGGTTCAAGCAACAGGTGAGTTTGATTTTAACGCGTTACCTACAGGTATGTTGTTTTCTCAGGTTTTCGAGACTCCTGAAATGGTAGGTAGGTTTGGTATAAGAGGTGCTGTATTTAGGAATCCTAACTTGAGAAATATAGCAGCATGTAGGGCTTTTGCCGAAGCCATGATGAGAAGGTTAAATACTAATATAGTTACGGGTACTGTTACTATGGTGTTGAGGCCAGAACTTCATTTGGCAAGAAATGTATATATTCCTTGGTTGAATGCAATAGGTTACATTGCTGCTATAGAGCATCAGATACAATACGGAAGCAGAGCTACTACTACTTTAGATTTGAGGTATGTGAGAAGGCCCTGGGAACCTTGGACGGTAATAAATTATGAAGGAGACTCGGATGTTGATTATGTAGGACCTACCTCCAAAGAAACTACTTTTCCTAATTACGGTACAACTCTACAAGGAGCCAATCTATCTATGCAAAAGCCTGTCACATCTACTGAGAGAAGTGACGTATCTGCCACTTCTCCTACAAAAAAGGAAACAAAGTAATGTTTTCTAAAACTTTTATGGATGATCTTCCGGCCAAACCTTCTCCTTACTTGAGGTGGGGTATAATAGAGGATGTTAGTTTAGTAGATATCTCTTATAAAGGGTATTCTCCTTTTGGGTATAGGAGTAAAGATATTGTTTTTACTTATGCCAGAACTGCAAGTATAAGGTGGTTAGATGGTCCGGGGGGTAGAGATTCTGTAAAGTTCATAGAGCCTATAGGTGTAACTTCTGTTCCTATGAAAGGATCGGTAGTAGCTGTCCTTTTTACAGGCCCTACTGGAGATCCTGTAATTATAGGTTCATGGACTCAAGCATATAAATCTAGGACACGCTCGGAGTTGGGTAACCTGAATCCAGGCCAGGAAATTTGGCGTAAGTCCGGTTTGGCATTTAGGATAATTCCTTATTATGACGATTTACGTTCCTACTCGGAACAGTATGCTGCCTCTCCTTGGTCTTTAGATTTGATAATGGGAGAGCAGCACGATAAAGCATGTTTTTGTCCTACTTGTCAAACTAGATATCCTGCGCACGTATCTTATTCTAATGGCAAGCCTGTATACTCTTGCCCTTTGTATTGCGAGGTTTGTGCTGCAGAGAATACCCACAGTAAATTAATATTAGTTCACGGATCTGTCTCTCCTGGTGAGGGAGATGCTTGGGCAGAGACGCAAGCAGATTTACTTGTTAGTTCTATATTGAGGGGTTTATATACGTTAGCCGATGAACGCATATTGGGAGAGTATATTACTGATAAAAGTGCTCAGCAGTCTATTAGGCAGTATTTTCGTACATATATATACGATCAACTGGGGCCTACTTATACTCCCACGGTAAGAGATTATTATGTTAATTACGGAATGCAGTTGTGGAGGCAGTTGCTGGTTACTTATATAAGTGAGGGAGATATACATGCTAATATAAGTTCTGATATACCAGGAGGTATAGGAGATCTTTTAATAGTTCCGTTATCCCAGTTACTTATAAATTGGATACAATCTGATCTAAAATATTTTGTAGTTAATACTCTTTCTGGAGCTGTGTCAGAAGAAGAAGCAAATAAGTTAATTACTGCTTTAAGAGACAATTTAGAGACCTATATAAAAAATTATATACCTGCAGTTATTTCTCAATCTTTTCAACGATTTATATACAACAAATCTCGTACTTATATAAGTGAGAACATAGCTCTTTTGAGGAGGAAGGCAAGCAGTTGGGTATATAATTTAGCTCTTAGAGATATAGAAAGCAGTTTTAGACGTTCAATGAGGGGTTGGTTAGATAAGAATCTCTCAGGTTTTAGAAAAGTTTATTTTGACATTCAAAAAGTTACCTTAGAGGCTGCTGCTGAAGCAGCTCAAAGTGACTTTATAAAACAGTTAGATAAATCTTTAGAAAAGTTGCAAGATCCCGAAGAACTTCCTATTATGGAGTTACGCGTAAACCAAGATCTTGCCTCTGTGGTAGATACTAGGTTAGGTAGAGAAGAAGGTAAAGGAGATAAAGCAGCTAGATTAAGAGTTAAGATATATAGAGATGGGGCTATTAAGATGCAGGTGCAGGAGTCTGTTTTTATAGATATAGATCCCTCAGGTACAGTAGATATACAGTGCTCAGAGTTAAATATAGATACCTCTCTTTTGCATGCTAACTTAGCTAATACTTCTAGAATATTACCGCAAGAGAAATTGCAAATAGGTTTACCCGATAAAGAGTATAAACCTGTAACTTTAGATAAAGATGATGTAATGGAAAGTAAAGACTTTCGGGGTTTTATAGAGAAGATAGCTTGGGCACATATATCAAACCAATTAAATGATATATTCTCTGGAAGCTCTTTAGAAGGCTATGCACCAGATGTTGTTAATAAAATTAGAACTGAAGCTACCACTTCTCCTTTCAGTGTGCCTGTCCAGAATCAAGTTATAGGTAATACAAAAGCCTCCTCCGAGCATTTAGACGGAAATTAAAATACGGCTAAAACGGCCTAAAGTTGGGGATAAAGGCCGTTTTAAGAGGGAGTACAGTAGATATATTGGTTCTCTAAAAAAGGAGAAAATATAATATGTCTTACGATTTAGGGCAAAGAGTCTTATGTAATCATTTAGATAGATACGGGAATGATTATAAATCTAATCCGGGAGCTTGTCCTAAGTGTTTAGGTTTAGGTTATTATTATGATATGCTGTGGGATAATGTTACAGGCAATATTTCGAAGGTGGAAGATTTACATTTATTGCAAGAACTCTGTCTTAAATCTATTTTGACAGAGGTAGGTGATAATCCTTTTCATCCTGAGTTTGGTACTCATATTGCAAGCGCTGTTGCATCCCCCACTTTGGAGTCTACTAAAAGGGTCGTTGAGAAGGAAGTAGGAGTTGCTATGGCAGGTTTAAAAGGGAGACAGGATCTGCAAGCTGCTATAGGGCAGTCTCTATCTAAAGATGAGCGTATATATCAGCTAAAAAAAATAGATGTAAGTTTATCTGCTTCAGATTCGAGGAACTTAAAAGTAAATATATATATAGTAACTGAATCAGGTAAAGATTTAGTATATTATATTGAGAGGTAGTAGTAAATGGGTAGTACAGGTATTAAGAGTTTTAGCGACATTGTTCGTAGTTTGATATCGTCCGTCTTAAGTAAGCAACCCAATGCAAACGTTTCTATTGGTACTTTTATTCGTGATTTGCTTATAGATGTGCCTGCAGGCGAGATTGCAGATTTATATGGACAGGTTTATGAAGCTCAGAAGGCTCAGTCTATTGCAGAAGCTACAGGAGATCATTTAGATAGATTGTTGGCCAATTATGCCCTTTATAGAAGATTAGGAACTAAAGCATCTGGTACTGTTTGGTTTCGTACTCCCGTAGCACCTACTTCCGATATTCTTATACCCGCAGGTACGTTAGTAAGAACTGGTGCTTCCTTAACTCAAGACAGCGTAGAGTTTGTTACTACAGAGTCTGTTACCATGTTTTCTGCTTTAGCAAGTAGTTATTATAACAGCTTAGAAGATGTATATGAGGTACCTGTACCCGTTACTGCAGTTATGGCAGGTACAGCGGGTAATGTAGGAGCTTACACTATTTTAGATGTTGTATCCTCTATGCTAAATATGGGTATAGTTAATAAAACTCCTATGGTAGGTGGTACTGACGAGGAGTCAGATGACGAGTTTAGAGAGAGAGGTTTAGCTGTATTAAGAGGACTAAATGTTGGTACTAAAGGTGGTTACGAGGTCTTAATTGGGGCTATGGAGGGAGTAGGTTCTGTTTGTGTAGTGACTCCTAATGACGAGGAAATGGAAAGGATAAAAGATGGCGGAGGGGCAGACGTTTGGATATATACTACATCTAATGAGGAGGTAATAGATTCTTATACATACAAATCTGGAGAAGTTTTCCATGTTATGTCTCGTCAACCTGTAAAATATGTTGCTTCTGTTTCGGAAAACGGTCATCTACTTGTCCCAGACTTAGATTACAAGTTTCTATATGATACCAGTGTCTATAGTAGGTCTGTATATGGTAATGATAAGATAGTTTGGATTACAAATAGAAGTGTGGGTTCTACTATAGAAATTACTTACGGCTATTCTAATACGATACGTCAGGCGCAGAATATAATAGATTCTCCTGAAAATCATATAGTGGGAGTAGATGTTTTAGCTAAATTATGCTATGAAGCTACTGTCGATATAGTAATGACTATAGAGGTATTACCTAACTACGATCCTTCTATAGTGTCTAATTCTGTAGTAAATGACTTAACTGCCTTTATTGACGCTTTACCTTTAGGCAGTGAAGTACAACAATCAGATATTATAGCTGCAGCAGAAGCCGTAACCGGGGTAGACTCTGTAGTGTTGCCTCTTACGACTTTTACGGTTACCAGAGAAGTATCTGGAGTTACTGATGGTACAGATGAGGTAGAAGGTAAGAGTACTGCACCTCCTGTTACAGGTAACTTAAAGATTAGAAAGTTTGAATTTGCTAAACCTGGTAGTATTATAGTTAACTATTATTCTAGTGTTTAGAGGTGCTTTGATGACATCTTTTACTACAAACCCCGCAGTTGCCTCTTCTGAGATTCGAGAGCAAATGTTACAACGGCTTTCGTCTTATTATCCAAAAGGGGCTCTCGATACAAACGCTTACTACTTAATCTCTATGTTTGCAGACATTTTAACAGATGTCTATAACGAAACAGAGGCTACTATAGAAGATACAGGATTAGATGAAGCTAGAGAAGGAGCTTTGTATCGGAATTTCGGTGCGTATTTTTCTTTGAAAAAAAATACTACTTGGGAAGTGTATAGGTTTTTACTTAAGGTCCTTTTTGAAGCTTTTACTCTTTACGGATCTACAATATACGGTATATGTAAAGCGGTTCAGGCTGTTACAGGTGTTTCCCCTTATATCTTAGAGCATTATAAATATGGGGGTTGGGTTTTAGGAGTACATGTTTTAGGTGCCTCTGCGATAGTATTAGACAGTGATTATATATGGAATTCTATAACTGCTAATATTTTAAGTGGCGTTCATTTAAGAGGAATAGCGGTCCCTCAAGCATCTGATGTTTGGGTTTGCGGTGGGTCAACTACTGCTAAAGTTTTTAGAAGTGCCTCTTATAAGCAGTGGGAGGATTATACTCCCGAGTTTTCGGCTACATCTTTAAATGGAATACATGTGGGTAGTAATCAAAGTATTTGGGTTTGCGGTGAGAACGCTAGTTCTCTAGATGGGGTCGTATTTAAATATCAAAATGGGTGGGGAGAGGTTTATAGAAGCGGAGGAACAGGTAGTACTTATAGAGATATTTGGGTATACAATGATAATTTTGTTTTTGTAGTAGGAGATTCTGGTGAAATATTGCATTGGAACGGTAGTATTTGGATGCCCCACGCATCTCCGGTTTTGGCAGATTTACATGCAGTACATGGATATGATACCGAGCATGTTTATGTTGTAGGTGATAGTAATACAGTACTTTACTATAATGGAACTAGTTGGACAGATATTAGCACCCCAGGTGCCTACAACTGGGAAAGTTTACACGTAGTATCTGAAGAAGAGTTATGGATTTGCGGAGAGGGAGGATATGTAGGTTATAGTAATAATGCAGGAAGTTCTTGGGATATACAACAAGTTGCTACTTCAGATTTATACGATATTACAGTTAGTAATAACGGTATAAGGGTATGCGGAGATGGTACAGCTTTAGTATCTACAGATGGAAGTACATGGAAGTCAGAAACAATACAAGGATCAGGAATATCTTTACTGAGTTTGGGGGTAAGCAATTCAGGTCATTTGTATACTTGTGGTACTTCAGGAACTGTATTGCATAATTCTGGTGGGGGTTATCTTACTCATATAAAAGCTTTTACATTACCTACTAACCTTCAGGCAGATTTGAATGAATCAGGTATTTATGTAAGCGAGTCTATAAGAGATTGGTTTTCGAGTGCGGGCTACCCTTTAACCCAAAATGCAACCCGTATAGTAGTTGATGCTACTACCTGGTATATTATAGATACTGTTATATTTAGAATATTGTTAGAGGCAGAGAGCTTAAATGTATACACAACGGACGATATATTCTATAAGGCTGGTAGTATTATTTGGGGGGCTATATTAGAGTCTAGGGTAGGCAGATGCAATTCTGTTGATTTTGTAGTATGGAATGTACAAGACTCCGAGTTACTACAAAGGATACTCTCTTATATAAAACCTGCTCATGTAAAGGCGTTTATTATGCATGAGCTGCCGTTTGTAGATACTACAGATGAAGATGCTTTTATATCTGCTGTAAAGGTTAATCAAAGATCTTTTGGTGTTATAGATAGGGCAGTTTACTCTGAAACTGAATCACACATCCCCTCTTTATAGGAGTTTAAGGTTATGCCATCTGAGGATGAAAGACAACCTGCTGTAGCTACATCCTTAAACAATGTAGTTTTAATATATGTTATCGATGGTACTCTTTATAAGAGGATTTTTACGTATGGTAGTAACTCTTGGAGCGAAGTATCTGCAGTTTCTTTAGGAAGCCATCCTGATTTGGTAGACCGATCCGGTACGTTATGGGTAGTATGGGAATCAGGTGGAGATATAAAGGTTGCATATTCCTACGATGGGGGAGAAACTTTAACAGATGCCGCTACTTTAATTTCTAATGCTACTTTACCTAGTATAGTGATTTTGTCTACAGGTTTGGTAGGAGTAGCTTGCGCTGTTAGTTAGGAGAAGTACGTTGAATATTGTTTTTACTACAGAGGCATCCGGCTTTACTTCTCAAGTTTTAGTTGCAACTACCGAGAACACTCCTACTCATATAGTTACTTGCAATCATTTGGGTAGGATTCTTGTAGGATGGGTAGAGGGGGATGCAGCTAAATATGCTTACTCTGATGATAACGGTGCTACCTGGTCTAGTCCTATAGAATTAGGTAACTATACCGGTTTATCTTTTTTAGCCTTGCCTACAGAGCATTTATTAGCTGTTGGGGAGTATGGTCAGCAACTTTGGGGTATGGTATCTAGGGATAAGGGCATAACTTTTGACGACTCTTATAATATATATATACCTACTGCTGCTGTAGACCCTGATCTTCTATTGGATGCATATAATGATGTTTTAGTGTTTACAGCTAATAGAGATACTAGTGTTTTTAATGCACATAGGTACGTTGTTTCGTTTACAGATTTACCTTTTTATGCACAGGCTGAAGAGATAGATACTATAGGTGTTGCCTTTATATCGAGTATTAGTTCTAGTAGTTCAAGTGAGTCTTTTAGTTCCAGTTCCTCTTCCAGTAGTAGTAGTTTCAGTAGTTCTAGTAGCAGTTTCAGTTCTTCTTCCAGCAGTAGTTTCAGCAGCTCTTCTAGTAGTTCAAGTAGTTCCTCAACAAGCTTTAGTTCTATATCTAGTTCAAGTTCTAGTTTCAGCTCCAGTTCCAGCAGCAGTTCCTCAACAAGCTTTAGTTCCTCTTCTAGCAGCAGTTCTTCTACAAGCTTTAGCTCTATATCTAGCAGCAGTTCCTCAACAAGCTTTAGTTCCTCTTCTAGCAGCAGTTCCTCAACAAGCTTTAGCTCCAGTTCTAGCTCCAGCGCTTCTAGCAGTTCTTCCTTTTCTATGTCTCCTGGTTATATTTATATAGCTGATTCTTTTAATCATAGAGTACAGATGTTTGACGAAAACGGTACTTATTTAGGGCATTTTGGTTCAGAAGGTACAGGTAACGGTCTTTTTAATTTTCCAGGTGATGTTGCTGTAGATAGTTATGGTTATGTATATGTATGTGATACAGGTAACCATAGAATACAAAAGTTTGATAGTATGGGTCATTATATCTCTAAATGGGGTTCTGCAGGTTCAGGTAATGGAGAGTTTTTACATCCAGAGCGTATCTATATAGATAGTGAAGATTATGTCTATGTTGTAGATAGTGCTAATAACAGAGTTCAGGTGTTTACTACTACAGGCACTTTTGTAAGGAAGTGGGGTACATTAGGAAGTGGAGAAGGAGAAATGAATGTTCCTGTAGGTATTGCAGTAAGAGTTTCATCTAGCTCCTCCAGTTCTAGCTTCTCTAGTTTTTCTTTTGCACCGCTTCTGTATGTTGCAGATAGTTATAATCATAGAATACAGATATATACATATGAGGGTGTATATATAGATAGCTTTGGTACATTTGGTACAGGAGATGGTCAGTTCCAATATCCGGGTGGTATATATGTACTTGAAGACGAGGTTTTTGTAGCAGATACTGGTAATCATAGGATTCAGGTCTTTGATCTGGAAGGTAATTATAAGCGGAAGTGGGGTTCTTATGGAGATGGAAATGGCCAGTTTCAGCATCCAGAAAGAATTAGTGCAGATGCTAGTGGCTTGATATATGTTACAGATCAGGATGGAGATAGAGTTCAAGTATTTACTAAGGCAGGTACCTTTGTAAGGAAGTGGGGTACTACAGGTAGAGGAACTGCAGGTGAGTTTGATACTGTTAAAGGTATTGCAGTAAGGTATTCTAAGAAGAAACCGGGTGGCTGATTTTAAGGAGGGTATTGTATGAACTATGAACAGTTGAAAGAGGCAATGGTTAATAGAAGTGTTGTTTATGGTATTAGAGGAGATGATAATATAATCTCAGGTACTATTGTATCTGTTAGAAATTATCAACAGACGTCCATAAAGAAGTTGCCTACTGGTAATATTAATGTAGTAGAGTCTACTAACTTGTATGCAGTACTTGAACAGGAAAATGGTATTACTTGTAATGTTAAAGAGGTTTTTTTAACTTTGGATGATTTGAAAGCTCATTTAAGTAGTAAAATCGAGAAGGAAGTTAATAAGTTGCTTGAGAAATCTTCCCGATTGAAACTCTCTGTTAATATTCCTAAACTGAAGGAGTAACACATGAGTAGACTAGGCTGTATAGTTTTAATATTAATAGAAACTATGAGAATGTACAGTATAGCCAACTTTGTATAAATATCGAAGTATGCAGCTTTTGCATGACGAGTTGTCGAATTGTTACAATAAGAAGCTTTTTAGAGATTTTGTCATATTAGACAAGGAAACGTTTGATAGCATGCATGGGTTGATATTTGACTACCTGACGAAAAAGTTTTATGAGAGCGGTGAAGAAGTGTTTCATGACTATAATAAGGCTGAAAAAGTCATGGAATTTGTTGAAGAGGAAGGCCAGTTAAAAAGTATTGTAGTTGATGGTGGTAAGTGTAAAATAGATTTTATTTTAGATAAGATTACCAGCGTCGACGATAGAATTAAAAATTTGTTTAATTCATTGGAGAGAGATTAATTGAGTTCTTCAAGCAGTAGTTCTTCTACAAGTTTTAGCTCTAGCAGTAGTAGTAGTTCTTCTACAAGTTTTAGCTCTAGCAGTAGTAGTAGTAGTTCTTCTACAAGTTTTAGCTCTAGCAGTAGTAGTAGTAGTTCTTCTACAAGTTTTAGCTCTAGCAGTAGTAGTAGTTCCTCAACAAGCTTTAGCTCTATGTCTAGCAGCAGTTCCTCAACAAGCTTTAGCTCTATATCTAGCAGCAGTTCCTCAACAAGTTTTAGCTCTATATCTAGCAGCAGTTCCTCAACAAGCTTTAGCTCTATATCTAGCAGCAGTTCTTCTACAAGTTTTAGCTCTATATCTAGCAGCAGTTCCTCAACAAGCTTTAGCTCTATGTCTAGCAGCAGTTCTGCATTTATTGATAACTTTATATACATAGCAGACACATATAATTATAGGGTGCAAAAGTTTGATGAGGATGGTGATTTTTTATTAGAATGGGGGAAATACGGGTCTGGTAATGGCCAATTTAATAGGCCTTTAGGGATTGCAGTCGATTATGATGGTTATGTTTATGTTGCAGATACTTATAATAATAGGGTACAGAAGTTTGATAGTGATGGTAACTTTATCCTAAAATGGGGTACAAGCGGTACAGGTAATGGACAGTTTAATTTACCTAGAGGAGTGGCTGTTGATAGAGATAACAATGTCTATGTATGCGATGTAAATAACTATAGAGTGCAGAAATTCTCTAATACAGGTGCCTTTCTGATGAAATTCGGTAGCTATGGTACAGGTAATGGTCAATTTCAGCTGCCTGTAGGTATCGTGGTAGAGTATTTCTCAGGTAATATATTCGTTGCAGATGGTGTAAATTGTAATATACAAGTATTCGATAATCAAGGTAATTATTTATATAAATGGGGATCTATAGGAGATGGAGTAGGTCAGTTTAGAAGTATAAACGGTATACACATGAATATACATGGGGAAGTTTATGTATGTGATTACGGTACCCATGACATGATCCAAGTATTCGATTTGCAAGGTAATTTTATACGAAGATGGGGTTCAGGCGGTACAGGCAATGGACAATTTACCTCCGTCTTTGATGTTACTGTAGATAATGACGGTAGAGTTTATACCGTTGAAGTAGGTAATAATAGGGTTCAAAAATTTGATCTTGTAGGTAACTTTATACATAAGTGGGGAGCTTTCGGTAGTAATCCAGGGTATTTTAAATACCCCTTTGCAATTAATGTATATCCTACAAGACCTGGTTCTTCTGCATCTAGTTCCAGTTCTTCTAGTTCATCCTCTAGTAGCTCTAGTGGCGTATATCAAGGGTACGTATATGTAGTAGATATGATAAATCATAGAGTACAAGTTTTCGATATAGAAGGTAATTTTGTATTTGAGTGGGGTACGTACGGATCTGAAGATGGACAGTTTAAGTTTCCTACAGATCTTGCTGTCGATTCTCAGGGATATGTATATGTATGTGATACAGGTAATGATAGAATACAGAAATTCGATGGTGACGGTAATTTTATTTTGAAGTTTGGTAGTTTTGGTACAGGTGATGGTCAGTTTAATGGGGCTACAGGTATCAGAGTTGACGCTTACGGGTATTTATATATATCCGATACATATAACCATAGAGTTCAGAAGTTTGACAGTGAAGGGCATTTTATAAGTAAGTGGGGTCGGCCGGGAGAGGAAACAGGTAAATACTTTAACTCTCCTGATGGTATAGGAGTTGTGCTTAGAAAGGATTGAGAAAAAATGCCTAATATTGATATACAAGATGTATTAGTACTTTTACAGCAATTAACATCTCCTAAAAATGCTTTAGTTAACTCTGTTTCTTTATACATGGATGACGTTAATGATGTATATCTTAAAGTCCATACTCAAGGAGACCCTGGAACTGACGAACTTTTTAAGTTATTAGTATATTCAGGCTATAGACAGATACCTTCCGGAAACCAGTCAATCGATTTAACTGCAGCAAATTTCTTTAAAGCTACTCCCGATCAAAATGCTACATGGACAACTACCTCCTCTCGACAAGGATGGTTAGTTTGGATACAGATAGAGAATACAGGTGGCTATACTATAACTTTTGGGGACGGATTTGACGTTTCTCCTGTATCTGAAGCAGGTACTCATTCAAAGCTTTTGTATTGCGATGGTACTGTTTGGAAAGAGTTCCAGTTAGGCACATTATATGCTAAGACAGTTCCTGACGGCATACAGAATATAGATATAAGCGGCTGTAGCCTTGTGTACTGTAAGCTAGGACAAGACACAACCTTCAGTACTACAACTGGTGGGCGCAATGGCCAGATAGTTATGTTCATACTAGAGCAAGACAGCATAGGTTACCACTATATAAGATTTGGCAATGGCTTTCAGCCGTCAATGCCTGAACGCACATCAGGTCCAGGTAGGGTATTTAACCTGTTGTTTGTATGTCTGAATGACTGCTGGTACGAGATAACAATGTATAGGACTGGTATACCATATGGTGTTGCATATACCTGGCAGTTTAAGATGGTTGATTCAGTAAACTTTGCCACGCCAAAGACTGGCAGGTTAGTAGCAGTAGAAATATCTAAAGAAGGATCATCATTTACCACTGTTACAGGCACGCCACCAGTAACTGAAATAGGCTACGGTTGGTATGCGGTTACTATACCGGCAGTTGATATGGCACATAAGTATATAATACTTAAGGCTACAGCCAGCGACTGCGCGCAAACAGATGCAGCTATATATACTACGGTTTGGTAGACAAGGAGGTAATTATGTCGATTAACAACATAACCCAAATAGACTATAACCTGCTTAAAAGTGAGCTGTTTGACCGTAAGAATCTTGACCCTGATGATGAGGAACGCTACTATAAAAGGCTGCAAGAACTAGCATCCGACATCAAATGCCCAGTGCCTTGTATGAAGCTAGCGACGCAAGTAGTAGACGGCAAGAGCAGAATTGTCAGCAGCAGGGAGCAGAGGTCACATACGTGGGTCAGAAACTTCTACAACTTCATAACATCGCAATTTAGCAGTACACTCTGTGCTGATAGCACGTTTGGAGATGGTAAGTTATCATTTAAGACCACCAGTGGATCAATTGAGTATAATACATCGAGGGGATATTACAATGGTACGGGACCTGACGCATCTGCCGGTGGTACAAGTTATGGTATACTTGTAGGTCGCGGCAGTGGCGCATTTAGCTTTGATAACTACGCAATGTCAACACTAATAACTCACGGTACTGGTACTAACCAGCTGTCTTATTCTGCTAACCTGGATATAACAGGGTCATTTATAACTAATACACTATTCAGGCGTGTGTTCAGAAGGTTTTTCAACAACAACTCTGGCGCTAGCATAAATGTAACAGAAATAGGGTTGGTATATTGTTTAGATTACCTCTATACTGGCGGCGATGTATATGTTCTAATTTGCAGAGATGTACTACCAAGTGCGGACGCTGTACCTGATGGCGGTCAGTATAAGGTAGAGTATACACTTGAAGTAACGTTGCCAGAGTAGCTAGAGGAGGTGTGTAGAGTGAGTGTTAACGATATTACGGATGGCATGCATTGTACGATGTGCGATGATGTAACCAGAGATGATGTTGTAAATAAAGATCTTTATATCAAATACAACAACCGCAACACAGGTGACGGCATTACAGGTAATGAAATTACAGATGAAGAATACGCAGCTAAAGTACAGGAGCTAGCATTGCTTGGTATGAAGCTAGGTGTGCCAGTACCATACGCAACTTACAGCGTTGATGTAATAAAGGACGGTAATGTTATTGATCATAGGGAAGGGTATAGCAGAAGCTGGAACAGGAACTTCTATAACTGGCTTATAGCAGGGGTGTGTCACAAAACTCCGGATTCAACAGTGTTTGGTGCAGGCTACTTGTCAATGAAGGGTATAGATGGTAATATGTTTAGTACTGGATACATAGTTAGATTTTACGTATCAGCGAGTGTTTATAACCCTGAAACAAATACAGGGTACTACGGCCCTATAAACACTAGTGCAAGAGGAATAGTTGTAGGTACTGGTACAGGTCCTGAGATATTCAATGACTATGCTCTCGGCACACTTATCGCCAGCGGCACGGGTAGCGGTCAGCTATCCTATCAGGAATCACGCAACCCAACTAAGACATGGAACTCAGGTAGCAGTCAGTTTGTTGTCTCATGGAAGCGGTATTTCAACAACAACAGCGGCGCATCAATAACTGTAAATGAAATGGGGATATATGGTTACTTTGATAGATCTCCATACTCCTATATGGTTTGCAGAGACAAGCTAAGCAGTGGTATAGAGCTGCCTGATGCAGCGCAGCTACTTGCCACGTATAATATAATTACTCAATTTCCAACAGATAGGTCATAGCAACAATATAGAGGTATATGCAATGGCGCAGGAACTATATGAAGATTACTTTAAGGCGTGTATAGAGCTCGGCTATCCTACAGTAGAGACGTATCTTACCAGGAAGATCATAGCACCTGACGGTAGCATATTAAAGTCAGTAACGGATAGGGCACATAGTTGGTGTAGATGTGCATTTAACATATTATTAAGCAATCTCGGCTCAGTCAACATAGATGATACTAGCTTCGGTGCGGGATACCTCTCAATAAGAGAGCCAGATGGCGACATATTCTACCACAACAATACTGTCACTACATACTCATACTCAGCGCCAGCTGGCGATACATCGTATGGTATAGTTGTTGGCACAAGTAACACCGGTTACAGTTTTGATGATTACAAGCTCTGGAACCAGATTTCACATGGCATCAGTAGTGGATCGTTGTGCTATTGGGACACGGTAAGGACAAGCAGTTTTATAGATAGCAATAGTAAGTACAGGAGTATTATCGGCAGGTACTTCAATAACAACTCTGGAGGCGATGTTACAGTTAATGAGGTAGGACTAGTAGCTGCTATATACTACTATGATGACAGTTCAGTACGTGCACTTATGTCCCGTGATGTACTAGAGACTAGTGACGTATTACAGAACGCATTCAAGTACTATGTAGAGTATACAATGATAACATCATACCCAAGCTAGGAGACAACATATGATCAGCAAATACGATATGTCAGATGAAGAGTATACGCTGAGAGTTAATAAACTCAAGGACATGGCGCGTGACCTGCATCAGATATTGCCTGTACTTGATTATAAGCTGTGTGTTATAAAGGGCAACAACGTCATAAACACAATAGAGCGCATCAGTAGGTCATGGAATAGGAACGCGTATAACATGGCTGTATGTATAATACACTCATCCGGTCTAACTACAGGTACATTTGGGCCTGGTGTGTTAAACCTCAAGAATACGGCAGGTACTACTGTTACTAGTGGGTATGGCAGCATGCGTCTTTATGGCAGTCTTGAGAGTGTATATGGGTACTACGGCGCTATCAGTACACTAAGGGGCATAGTTGTAGGATCAAGTGATGCTAGTGAAAACTTTGAAGGTTGGAGTTTAGGGTCAATAATAAGCAGCGGCACGGGTAGCGGTCAGCTATCCTATCAAGAATCACGCAACCCAACTATAGCATACAATTCAGGTACTAGGGAATACACTGTTACATGGAGCAGATATTTTAATAACAACTCTAGTGGTAACGTGACAGTAAAAGAGATAGGTTTGTACGCATATGTGCATGCAACAACAACAGCTGTTATGGTAGCAAGAGACACGATTGTCCCTAGTATAGTCCTTGAGCCATCAGGGCAGCTATATACTGAGTACAATATAAGACTAGTGTTTCCTGGCTAGGCGTTGATAGGTGGTGGGTTGACAGGTGGCAGATAAGATATTAGAGCTATCTATACCAGAGCCTACAATTGAACTTGGCGTACCTGTATCAGAGCATGTAACACCGTCGGCTAAAGCACTAGCACTTAACATACCAACAACAGATATTGATGCGCCAAGTACGGTAGTTACTTCTGGGACGTCATTTACACCAACGCAAACTTTGTATGTATATGTACCAAATAGTCCAACGTATACCATAAGTATAGAATCTGGTGCTAGTGGCGCAACACATGATTACTACGTAGATGCTCCGCCTATCACGTATGATGTTCAGTCAGTTTACAGTGGTCAGTTATATGGGGATACAGACGAAGATGTACCTATACCTAACATTGAATACTTTATTACTAACACGTTTACAGGTAAGAGCGCATCATCGTATGACTATAGGGTGCCAATAGCTACTGTCTCTTATGTTAATGAGCAAGAAACAATATTTGATTTTGATTGTGTATTGTCATATGTAGGTACAAACTATGCAGATCAGACAGAAGCAGCTAAGAACCCTACTACTAACGATGTAGACCTTATAAGGAGCGGTGCTGGTATTGGTGACGGCATAATGTTTGGCACCTACGACCCTGACTGGTATGGTGTTACTGTAGTAGTATCAACAGCTGGTGTTGGTAACTACACAATGGTTTGGGAATACTGGAATGGAAGCAGCTGGAGTGCGGTTACTACAGTTAATGAATATGAGTATAATAGAGTAGAAAACTTTAAGGCTACTGGCTACTACAGAGTGAAGTTTAACCCGCCCCCCTATTGGGACTTGCTGTCAATAGACCTCGGTAGCGGCAACGTTACTGATGAGTTGTATTGGATAAGGTGTAGGGTAGCTACTACCGGTGTTACCACACGTCCACTAGGCAAGCGTGTATGGGGCCGAAGGTTCAGAAGAAGGTTACTGAATACAAGGCAGACAATGAATGACGAGCCTGGCGTGCTTTGTATGACAGAAAAGCTACCAAATGGCATTATTTATGAAGTACACAAACGCGTGTATTGGCAGTTTAAGGTAGTAGATTATGTAGACTATGCGTCGCAGCGTGCATATATAAACCCAAGAGTATACCTTGGATACAAGGGCACTAAGTTCAGGAGGGTGAACAACCCTGTTGTTGAGGTAGGTAATGGATGGTACGTAGTTGAGATACCAAGACCGTATATTAAAGAGACGATAATATTAAGAGCTGTAGGCCCTGGCATAGCGCAGTGTGACCTGCGCGTTGATATGAGGAACATCATCTCATTCCACAGGTTAGTTGATGACTGGGAAGAACTCAAGCTGCTGACCTGGGGTGAGGTAAAAGAATATAAATGGGGTGAGATACTAAATGGGTATTACTTATAGTGTTATAGTAAATGGAGGTGCCACTTAATGCTATATACTGACACACTATCACTTAAACTACCGCAGTATACTGATCCAGCAGATATTGCGGATATAAACTACAACATGCTGATACTTGACAAGGCTGCAATAATAGATAACAATATAAACATTACTGGTAGGTGGGCATTCTCATCCATAACTAACACAGGCCTGAACATACTGGACACTGACGGTAGCAACACGCTAGGCATAGTACCTGGTGAGAACCTTACTACGAATAGAACACTGTCTATTATTGTCGGTGATAGTAATAGGACGCTGACGCTAAACGGCAACCTTACAGTAGGTGGTAACGTATCATTTACCAACGGCGTACTACAGATGTCTAATGGAGGCACATCCGCTAACCTAACTGCAAGTAATGGTGGTATAGTGTATTCTACTGATACGTCTCTGTCAGTTCTAGCAGGTACTAACACAGCTAACAAAGTGCTGATGTCAGGAGCAAGTGCAGCACCTAGCTGGTCAACACCTACATACCCTAACACAGCTACGGCAGGAAAGATACTAATAGGTAATGGAACAGATATCGTTTTGACTACAGCAGGCTACCCAAGTCAGGCAGGTACTTCAGGTAACGTTTTAATGTCTGATGGCACTAATATAGTAAGCCAGCCACAGAGCAACATAAGTCATAGTTCACTTAGTAACCTTAGTAACAATGATCACACTCAATATGTAAATGCTGTAGGTGGAGCCCCACTTACACTTACAAGTCAATCTATAACATTTAACTATGATACAGCAGATTTCCAGTTATCAGGTAATAACCTCCAGGTTAAAGACTCTGGTATTGACCATAACAGCCTTTATAACTATAGCTCTAACAGACATATAGACCATACTGCAGTTAGCATAAGTGCAGGTACCGGATTGTCGGGTGGAGGCACTATTGACGTTGATAGAACGATAAGTTTAAGTCATCTAGGTATAGAAAGCCTATCAGATCCAAATGCTGACAGAATTATGTTTTGGGATGATAGTGAGTCTGCAGTCAAGTGGTTGACGGTAGGTACCGGTCTCACCATAATCGATACTACTATTACTGCTACTGGTGCAACAGACCACTCTGCATTGAGCAATTTAGATTATGCTCATGCAGGTCATACAGGATTTGAGCCTACAATATCAGTCTTAGAGTTAAGCAGAGGTGGAACAGGTAAAGGCTTAACAGCAGCTAATGGAGGTATCGTGTATACTGATGCAGATAGTATGGAGATATTATCTCCTACTACAACTGCAAATAAGGTATTGATGTCAGGAGCAAGTGCAGCACCCAGCTGGTCAACTGCTACATATCCTAATACTGCTGGATCAAGTGGGAACGTGATAGTATCTAATGGCACGAATTTTGAAAGCGTAGCACAAAGTAACATAGATCACGGTTCTGTTGGTGGATTAAGCGATGATGATCATACACAATATTTATTAGCGAATGGGACAAGATCATTAACAGGGAATTGGGATGTTGGTGATGGTCGGACAATATCCACAGAGAAAATATCGGCGAGAGATAGTGACGGTTTGACTTTAACTGAAGATGGTGGTAAAGGGATATTAATTCAAGACAATACTGGATACGTTGGGATCAATAAGAGTAATCCATCATACCAATTAGATGTTAACGGTGATATTTATACAACAGGTAAGGTTTATTTAGGTGCAGATTGGAAAAAGGCATTAACTGCTTCAGAAGGAACAAAAGAGATATATGTAGCTACTACTGGTAGTGATGAGACAGGTGATGGGTCGGCAAGCAAGCCATACAAGACAATATCAAAAGCAGTATCAGTATTGCCAAGATGTATAACAGAGCATACTTATATTAATATATCCCCAGGGACTTACAATTTAGGTACTGATGGATATGTAGACACAATAGGTATAGATGTTTGGGCGTCATTGACATTCAGAGCTAAAAATACTGATGGATATGAATTATATCCAAGTAGTCCACTGCAAGCTAACATATATAGCTCTAATACAATAGGAAATTCAAGCTTAAGTTTGCAACCGAATTCTCTTGTTGATGGTAAAGTTTGGATTATGAATGGGACGGGTGCAGGGCAATACAGGACAATAGTAAGTAATACTGCTACAACAATAACGGTTGGCACAGCTTGGGATACTACTCCTGATAGCACATCTTATTTTCTATATTGTGGTGGAGTGAACATACAAGGAAGCTCAGACTTAATGCGATTAATAAGTGGTGAAATTTCTTTATTTGGTGTTATCCTCAAATCAACGGGAGGTTATGCAGTTTGTGCTTATAGCGCACCAGCTTGCCACATTTGGTTTTGCTTCTTCAATGAGTGTAGACGATCCATCATTACCGCACGCTATAATATACTTGATTTTAGATACAATTATTTATTACAGCCAAATGATAGTTTGAGTGGCTTGATAGTGCAATCATTCGCTAACGTCTACATCTATGGCAGTATTTTCAATGGGCAATCAACGAGTTATAATACAGCTGGTATTTACTGCTCGTTACCAGGTATGCTGGTCTTTCCACCCTCTGGGACATCAATCAAGGCAACGTTTACAAACCTAAGGTATGGAGTATATGCTCCTGACTTTGATGTAATAATCAACAAGGATGTAAATGTCACCTTTACAAATGTAACAACTCCATATTATATGGGCAAAGGTGATTTCAGAACAGCCCTTATAAGTGATGATAGCAGTAATGCTATACTTGAAATAAAGAACAACTCATCTACTTCTGATTATGACCAGCAGATTAAGTTTACTAAGGCAAGCACTACCTCTTTTTCTATTGGAGTAGATGACAGTGATTCTGATAAGTTTAAGATTTCAGCTGGCAGTGCGTTAGGGACAAATGATAGGTTAGTGATAGACACTGCAGGTAATGTTGGTATAGGGACAACAACACCTGGGTATACCATTGATGTTAGTGGTAGTGCAAGAATTACTGGAACGTTGGTACTGGGTTCAGGCACAGGAGTACTCAAGGTGTCGTCTGGTACTGTATCAGTATCAAGTAGTATTGATATAGATAACATAGGTATTACAATAGATGGAGCAGGTAGCGTTATAACAACTGGGTCTAAAGGGTACAGAACTGTTGATTATAACTGTACTATATTAGGGTGGACAATATTAGCAGACCAAGTAGGGTCATGTGTAATTGATGTTAGGAAATGCACATATGATGCGTTTCCTTCAACCACATCAATATCAGGATCAGAGAAACCAACATTATCATCGGCGCAGAAGAATAGAGATATGGAGCTGAACACATGGACAACGTCTATAAGCGCCGGTGATATACTTGAGTTTGTAGTCAATAGTGCTTCAACAGTTACGAGAGTAACAGTATTATTGAAAGTGAGGGTAAGTTAGTTATGGCACAAACATGGACAGCATATTACCAAGGTATTGCGTTTGCTGCTGGTAAGAATATGGCAGCTATACTTAATTCACATGCAACTGAAGTCCTTAAGATAAGGAGAATAGGGTTACTAAACAACCAGACTGCATCAGTCACTGGTGTTACATGCTTACTTGAGTTAAGACTATATACAAGTGCGGGACTTAGCGGTCATACAGCAATTACTCCAGTCCCGCATGATAGTACAAATACAGCGCCATCATCAGCAGTATATGGTTATGCAGGCACGCCAAGTGGTACGTCATATGTACTTAGACGTGTATACTGGAGCTCAGATGAGCCTGCTATATCAACAATGACATCAGATGAACTAGAAACATACGTGCCTCTAAACATTATATGGGATGCCGGTTATGGCGATAGTAACATTCAGCCGCTTACACTTAGGCAGAATGAGATGGTATGTGTATACAACACAACTGGCGCTGCAGGTTTAGTTGATATATGGATAGAATTTACTAAGGAGTAGTTAAATGGGTGATACATATTTCGTGTCAGTAGATACTGATGTCACTTCATTTAGAAATGAGACTAATGCGACAGGCACTAGCACCGCGGCCATGCAAAGCAATGCAATGTTTTGTATATACAATCGTGTTGATAGTGAGTATATAGTTAAGCTGGTAAATTTGTTTATAGATGATCACTCCAGTACCGATACTACAGTTCCTACAGCGTTATCGTTCATCAAAATATCTGGGTGTTTTGGCGGTGTTGATGTGGGTATAACTAAACACGACAGCAACAGCAATAACCTACCAAGTCAGGTAGTAATAAGGAAATATGCGGGTGTAAACAGTAGTAGTACTATTAGAAGGGTTAACATACCAAATGGCATTATAGTATCTGACACCCGTGGTATTAATGCTCTAGTAGGAGCAACACATAATATTGGTGGTAGGGTCTCACTTAACTACCACTACAACGCTTTATCATCTGAATGTCAGAGGGTAGTGATAAGAGAGGGTGAGGGAATAGCGCTTACATGCGACTCAGCTCCCGCTAACTTCCCATTAGATATAAATATAACTATGTCCATTAGCGGCAGCACGTATACAGTAAGTGATGTAGTAACATTTAACAGCTCAGCGCCACTTATTGCTATATATAATGGGTCCGGTAGTGGTGTAACAATAAATATTGACAGCATTTGTGTTCACCAGGTTATGAGGGCATTATCCATCAGGAACATGTACTTACAGTATGTATCGCATGTCTATAGTGGTAACAGTGTAGCTCCAATTAAAATGGACAGCACTCTCAGTGATATTAGTAATGGCGTTCAGATACTCACTAATTGTACTACAATACAAAGTGGGTCAGACTCTGTGTATGGACGTTTACCATTGTTTACACCTGACGCTACACCAGTAATAGGCGCAGTCCTACCAACTGTCGGTGTTGGCCCAAACTTAGCAACTACTAGAATGTTGATGCCATCATGTCATTACATATTTAGATCTAGATGTACAGAAGATGCGTTGGTTATAAGGCAAGGTGAGGGTATTGCTCTGTACCAGCAGGGTAGCAGCGCAGGATGGGGCAGATACACAGTAGCTGCTGTACTTGATATAACGTTTGTAGGTGGTGGCGGTGGCAGCGGTGGCGGTGAAACTAGCCATGTACTGTAACTTTATGTAGGTCATATAGGGTTGAGCTATTATTAGCATGGTGGAGAGGTGTGTTATGAGTATTGATATGTACAACAATCTTAAGGGTATGGTTGATGGTAAGACAACCGTTTACATAATACTTGGTGATACAGATATTGTCGGCCGTAGGATAAGGCGCGTGGCTTTACTACAGGAGAAGGTAGCATATGGTATAGACATTGAAGGTAGTATAGGCGCAGGTGTTGAGGGTATAGGTAGTGACATTATAGTATCTGAGAGTGAGCGTATTACTATAGAGCTGGATGGTGATACTATAAGGACCTACTCACCAAGTGATATTTATTTATCATACGATGACGCTAAGGCTGAGCTAGCTAGGCGTATATCAGCTACGATTGACAGCTTACTGGCGTCTGGGGCTAATGCTGGTGTTAGTATAACATTGAGTGAGAGGGCACTATCCCTATTTACAGCCCAGGCCAGTGGGAAGCAGCTTATTTATAAGTAGTTCTGTGTAATTATATGTAGAGGATATTTCAACAAAAGTAGAGGAGGATATTCGATGAGTATAAACGTCAATTTTACTCAGAATGAATTAGTAGCTATTTTTCAATTATGTCGTAATTATAAGGTAGGATTGTATACGGATGAGTATTACCTTATTAAGGGTATAATGGATAAAATTATAGCATCGGGTGTATTAAATAGTGCAGGTGCAAGTGGAACAGCCAATCCTCAAACCGTTACACCTGATACGCCAGCTGATATTACTGGAGTATAAAGGAAGCTATGTAGAGGTGCAAGGGGTTTTGCAAATTTTCTGTAAGTTTGCAGACTCCTTTTAGGAGAAAAGAACGATGCAAATAAAGAATTCTTTTGATAAAGAAACAAAGCAGAAAATATTGAAGTCTTTAGGTCTTACGGTTTTATCGGGTGTTGCTGCCTTCCTTACTTCTCTGTCTACAGGTAGTGATCCTAAATCGGCAGCTTTAATAGGTGCTTCCACAATGGTAACTTTTATAGTTAATACTGTTAAAGAATATACTGCTGGAGAACCTGCCTCAAAGCAAACAGATGATTAAACTTTCAATTTCCTTTTCTAACTAGGAACCAATCATGCTCGCTTTAAGTGTTGTAGGTACTATCAGGGGTTCTAGTAACTATCTTTCTGGCGCTTATGGACTTACTGTGCAAGAAATAGGTGGTAGAGAGTATGTTTTAGTTACTGGCTTTTCTTGTAATAGTCTTGCTATTATAGATGTTTCCAATCCCTCTGCTCCCACCTTGTCTGGCTATATATTGGGTTCATCTGGTTATATACCAGGTAGCGGTTCTCCTATGTATTTAGAGAACCCTGTTAGTGTAAAATGTTTTACATCTGGTTCTAATGTTTATGCAGTTGTTACATCTTATACAAACGGTAGGCTTACTATAGTAGATGTCTCTGATCCTACAGATCCAAGTATTGTAAGTAGTATTACTAGCCCCGATCCTCCGAATTATTTAGACGGGGCGTATGGATTAGCTATACAGGAAATAGGTGGTACAAGGTATTGTTTTGTAACTTCTGTTTTAAACGACTCTTTTGCTATTTTTAACATACAAGATCCAGAATCGCCTACTGTTGTTTCTTACGTAGAAGGAGAGGGCAGCCCTAATTATTTAGGGGGAGCGCATGATATAGCTGTAACTCAAATCTCTGGTACTTGGTATGTATTTGTAATTTCTCAGAGAGACAACAGTTTATCTGTATTTAACATAAACAATATTAATTCCCCTTCTTTAGTTACTGTCGTTAGAGGCAGCGGAAGTCCTAATTATTTAGGAGGAGCGCACACCCTTTCTATTTCAGGTAACTTTTTATACATTACAGCAAGTGCAGACAATAGTTTATCTATATTTAACATAAGCAATCCTAGCTCCCCTAGTAGGGTAGGCGGGGCACGTGGAATTGGGTATCCTAACTATTTATATGGCGTTTTTGGTAATACTGTGGCGACTTGGGATAAAAAGTATGTTATAACTGCAGGTTTTATAGAAGATACTTTAACGGTTTTTGATGCATCTACTCCGAGTAACATTCAAGCATCTACTTATATAGCAGGAGGTGGATATCCTTTTTATTTAGGGGGAGTTCACTCAGTTACTACCAGCGGAGGATATGTATACTGCACCTCTTATGAGGATGATGCTTTAGTTATTCTCGGGACTACTATATTTAGCTCTTCTTCTAGCAGTAGTTCCTCAACAAGTTCTTCAAGCAGTAGTTCTAGTAGTAGTAGTTCTTCTACAAGCTTTAGTTCTAGCTCCAGTTCTTCCAGCAGTTCCTCAACAAGCTTTAGTTCTAGTTCCAGCAGCAGTTCCTCAACAAGCTTTAGTTCCAGTTCCAGCAGCAGTTCCTCAACAAGCTTTAGTTCTAGTTCCAGCAGCAGTTCCTCAACAAGCTTTAGTTCTAGTTCCAGCAGCAGTTCTTCTACAAGCTTTAGTTCTAGTAGCAGCAGTAGTTCTTCTTCTAGTAGTTCTTATAGTTTCACACCGTCAGAGAATACCGTGTATATAGCAGACACATATAATTATAGGGTACAAAAGTTTGATGAGTTTGGGAATTTCTTATTAGAGTGGGGAGAATACGGAATAGGTAACGGGCAGTTTAATAGGCCTTTAGGGATTGCAGTCGATTATGATGGTTATGTTTATGTTGCAGATACTTATAATAATAGGATGCAAAAGTTTGATAGTGACGGTAACTTTATCCTAAAATGGGGTACAGGTGGTACAGATGATGGACAGTTTAATTTACCTAGAGGAGTTGCTGTTGATAGGGATAATAATGTCTATGTATGTGATGTAGGCAATTATAGGGTACAAAAGTTTTCTAATACGGGTACCTTCCTGATGAAATTCGGTAGTTTTGGTACAGATAATGGTCAATTTCAATTGCCTGTAGGTATCGTAGTAGAGTATTATTCAGGTAATATATTCGTTGCAGATGGTGTAAATTGTAATATACAAGTATTCGATGATCAAGGTAATTATTTATATAAGTGGGGATCTATAGGAGATGGAGTAGGTCAGTTTAGAAGTATAAACGGTATACACATGAATATACATGGTGAAGTTTATGTATGTGATTACGGCATGCATGACATGATCCAAGTATTCGATTTGCAAGGTAATTTTATACGAAGATGGGGTTCAGGTGGTACAGGTAATGGACAGTTTGCTTCCGTCTTTGATGTTACTGTAGATAATGACGGTAGAGTTTATACCGTTGAAGTAGGTAATAATAGGGTTCAAAAATTTGATCTTGTAGGTAATTTCTTGCGTAAGTGGGGAGCTTTCGGTAGTGATCCAGGATATTTTAAATACCCCTTTGCGATTGATGTATATCCTACAAGACCTGGTTCTTCTGCATCTAGCTCTAGTTCCTCTAGTTCATCCTCTAGTAGCTCTAGTTCCTCTAGTTCCAGTTCCTCTAGTTCATCCTCTAGTAGATATCCAGGATATGTATATGTAGTAGATATGGAAAACCATAGAGTACAAGTTTTCGGTTTGGGGGGCGATTTTATCTTTCAGTGGGGCACTTTCGGAATTGGGAATGGACAGTTTAAGTTTCCTACAGATCTTGCTATTGATTCTCAGGGATATGTGTATGTATGTGATACAGGTAATGATAGAATACAGAAATTTGACGGAGACGGAAACTTTATCCTAAAATGGGGGTCAGAAGGGTTGAATACAGGTCAATTTAATGGGCCTACAGGTATTAGCATAGATGCTGAAGATTATGTATATGTAGTAGATACTTTTGGCCATAGAGTACAGGTTTTTGACTCTAATGGTAACTTTATCAGGCAATGGGGAGATCCAGGTACTGCAGGTAAAGGCAAGTATCTATTTAACGCTCCCGATGGAGTTTTTGCTAGACGTAAGAAGTAGGGGTGACTAAATATGGAGAAGCGTGTATATATAGTAGATCAATATAATCATAGAGTGCAGGTTTTTGATGCAGAAGGTAACTTTCTCTTTCAATGGGGATCGTTTGGTACGGGTAATGGGCAGTTTGAGTTTCCTACTGATATAGCTGTAAACCCTCATGGCGATGTGTTTGTATGTGACACAGAAAACGACAGAATACAGAAGTTTGATGGTGATGGTAATTTCCTTCTTAAATGGGGGTCGTATTCAGAAACAGAACCGGGCAAATTTAATTCTCCTAGAGGCATCTCTTGTGACGATTCTTATGTTTATGTTAGCGATACTATGAACCACCGTATTCAGAAATTCGATTTTAACGGTAATTATGTAAGTTGTTGGGGAGCAATGGGAACTGAACAAGGTAAATTTAACAGTCCTCAAGGTAGTACAACAAAGGAGGATTAAAAAATGCCTGATTTACCGCCTATTACACGTAGACAATATAGTTACACCTTCTACCCTATACCCGATTGGTTCTATTGGGGCCCTAGAGTTATAGCAAAATATGATCTTAGGTCTGGGGATGTTTCTACTCCGGATAACTCTTGGACCGATTGGGAGGAAGCGACTCATAACAACGTATTTGAAGGTACTTTGCATAGATATGTACAACACAGATTTTATGTTTGGATACCTCAAGATGTTAGAGTTAGTAGGCAAGAAGCTGTCCAGTTTATGTATAAACATTTTGTTCTTAAGTGGTGGGGTAATAGGTTTAGATACCAGTATACGTTACATTCTACCTATTATATAGTGGGATCTGAAATGTATCAAGGGTATACGTACGCCGGGGAAGGATTGTATCAATTTGCAAACTGGAATGCAACTACTCCTACTTTAGGAGACGAGTTGCCTGTTTTTGAAGTAGTATGAGGAGATTGCTTTTTTGAGGTTAGGTATTGTTTGCAGTATGGTTGGTTTGACCGGTTATGCCGAATTGGGCAGGGAATGTGTTCTAGGTTTGCATAAGTTAGGTGTAGATATAGAGCTTAAGGTGTTAGATAAAGATCTTTTAAAATACTCTCTTTTGCCTGAGAACATATTAAAGTTTGTTAAAAAGCATACCGTTAAGAATTTTACTAAAGGTATACCTGTATTTACTATAGGCCCTCCCACTCAATACGATAGGTCTTCAGGGGGAAAGCAGATAGGTATAGCTTTATGGGAAGCATATGTTTTGCCTACTTCTTGGTTACTTGTTATGAATTCTGCAGATTTATTGATAACGTTTTCTGATTTTAATAAAGAGTTATTTGTAAGACAAGGGCTGGCTAGGGATAAAATAGAGGTAGTCCCTCCAGCTGTAGACTGCGTCAAATTTAATCCTAGTATACCCCCTCTTTATATACAAGCAGTAAGACCGTTTACTGTTTTATTTATAGGCCAGATGATTTTGCGTAAGGGGTATAATAAACTGATAATAGCTGCCTTGAGAACGTTTAAGAAACACGAGGATGTTTGTGTTATTCTTAAGCTTCCTCCTTCAAGTGCAAGGGACACTGCGCTTATTATGGAAAAACTTCAATTTATAAAAAGGGAAGCTGGTCCTAGCAAAGCTGCTTTGTACTTTAATAACTCTGCAGTACCGATAGAGAAAATTCCTATGTTATATCAAATTGTTAACAAAAAAGTAATAGATAAGTTGTATCCCTACCTTCCAGGAAGCTTGAGTCCTGCAGGAGTTTTCTGTTTACCTAGTTTAGGAGAAGGAATAGGTTTACCTTATCTAGAAGCAATGGCCTCTGGTGTATTAACTATAGGAACAAATGTTACAGGAAGTTATTTTCTAAATAATAATAACTCTATTTTAATACAAACAGAAGGTGTTAAAAGAAGTGAAGCAGATCAATCTTTGTATGGTAATTCCTTTTTCCCCGGAATTAGCAGCTCTGCAGTGTCAGAAGCACTTCTGAAAGCGTATAATATATCTTCTGTAGATAAACAAGCTATTATTAAGCAAGCTAGGTTGGATGCAGAGGGTTTTACATATGAGAAAACTTGCAAGGCTATTCTTGCTGCAATACAACAACGGATATAAGGAGATGAGAATAAGTGAAAGGTGCTAGGTATTCACATGGAATGATTGTTACTTCCGATGATCTTAATTTTACAGAGTCTAGTAAATCGGCTGCTATCTCCCAGTTAGGAGATAACTTACTGGAAGATCAAACTGTTACTCAGGGAGGGGCCAGCATAACAACTAAAGGAATTATTAGAGGTTCTGGAGAAACTCCCTCCTTTGAAGATCAGCCCCTTAAAGTATACATTACAGGAGGTACTACGGTAAATATTTATAGCGGCACTGCATATAGCTGTTCAGAGGGGAAGGTTTATAGAATTTGGGTTCCTAATTCCCCCACAGATGTTCCTAAGACAGATTCTGCTGCTATTACAAATCACGACAATATTGATGCTATAACAGAAGTACAGTCTAGAGATTTCTTTACTAGTGCTCGGCCGTCTCGTACTGATATAAAGACTTTTACTACTTCTGATGCATCAGGTACTTGGTATGTCTGTATTAGGTATGCAGAAGGAACGTATGATCCTATAGTGATACCTAATGACGGGAGTATAGTAGATTCTAAGACATATGAAAGTTATGTAATTAGTGTTTCAAGGAGCCATGCAGCAGCATTATCTGCGGAAGATGGATACAACTGGATACCTTTAGCTACTTTGAATTGGGATGGCAGTACTTTATCTATTGAAAGCGATGATAGAGTATATGCGTCTTGTACTACTACAACACAAGATAAATTGATTGTAGATCATCAGAATATAATGCATGAAAACTGTATTATTTCTACCGATCATACCGTTTTAAGTCTTACTGTAGATAATACATTGCATCGGATCTATTTTAGTCCTCCCTCTTTTTCCGGGGATTCAGGCTTGCTAATTAACGGCTATTTTGTACAAAATATAGCAAACAACTCCGTTTCCTTTGATCCTACTATGTCTTCTGGTTTATACTACCTGTATATAGATGTAAATGGTGTCTTTAGAGCGACTACTAACTATACTGTAGCTAACAATGGATGCCTTTTAGGTTCCTGTTATTATAGTAGTACTTCCAACCTTATAACTATGTATTCCGGTACTACTGCAGAAATGGTTAGGGATAGGAGACAGTTTGGTTCTATTGGAAAGTATCAGTTAGCATCCGACATATTGGGTGAGGATTACTCTGCTTTTGATGACTTAAAAATAAAGGATCTGAGTGATGAGCTTATATCTCATAGAGATAACAGTCATGGCAATGGTTTATATTTGGGAGGAGGCTCTGCTCCTTATCCTGCAGGGTCAGGTTCTTTGGCAGCTAATATTTCAGGTACCCGTGTACTTGTTACAGGTATAGCTTCTACAGATAAACTCTATTTAGATGGTTGGGAGTGTACTCAAACATGGGGGAATAGTTATGTAGATTTTACGGGCTATGGGACAGATACGTATATTGTGTATGCTGTTAGAAGTTCTTTAGCTCCAAATCCCCGATATATAGAACTAAAGATATGTTCTAGATCTACAAGTATATCAGATAACTGGTATCCTATATGTAAAGTTACTTGGAACGGAGTTTCTTTGTCTAATTTGATAGATTTGCGTGTGTATAATACTATAGGGTATAATCATATTCAGAAAAACAGAAACGCATATGGCAGGAATTCTTTACCCCAACTTTTAACTTGCATGTGGGGAGTAACTCCAAAAATCAATGCAGAGTCAAGTTCCGATTATATATATCTTTCATCCGATTGGTCGGGCACTCATTCGGCTACTAACTATGCAGGAGGGGGAACGAGTTCCGGAAGTAGAGTATTTGCTACAACACCTATGATTATGGTATATCGTGTAGGTACTTTAGTAGTAACCGATAATAGAGGTTGGGGAGGTGCCGGCAGTGGAGAGACGTTAGGGTATTATGTGAATTTTGTCTCCGAGACGTCTTTTAAGATATACAATCTAGATGATGATGCTTATGCTTTTTATTGGATTGCTATAGGGCCCAGTTATGAGGACACAATTACTAATATACTTATGGGCGGAGACAATCCGCATTATTATTGGTAAATAAGGAGGTAATTTAATGAAGTCAATTTTGATCGATGCAGGTCATGGGGGAAAAGATCCAGGTGCCGTTTATAAGAAGAGGGTAGAAAAGGTTTTTAATTTAGATAATGCTCTTACTTTAGGGGGTATGTTATCTAAAATAGATCCTAACGTTTCTGTTAAATATATAAGGACAGATGATACTTTTGTGCCTTTAAGTACTAGAGTTTCTATTGCTAATAAATCTGATGCTATTTTTGTTTCTTTGCATTGTAATTCCTGTTATACAGCTGGTTCGGCAAGCGGCTTTGAAGTGTGTTTTTCTGATAAAAGGAAGTTAGGCTTCCCTATAGCACAGAAATTAGTAGAGCAAGTAGCCCCTATTTTTCCTCTGCATGGAACCGGGATACTACCGCGCCCTGACTTATACGTGTTAAAGTTGATAAGTAAACCAGCAGTTTTACTCGAGATGTTCTTCCTGAATAATGAGAAGGATGTAGAACTTTTCCAACAAGTTAAGGGCGAGCTTTTCCGAGTTATAGCAGAAACTATATACTCCTTCTGCTAAAAACTTTCAGGCTTTTAAGTTATCTGCTTTTGCTCTAATACTTTCCTATAATTGACGGCCTATTCCCCCAAATTCCCGACTTTCTATAACCAGGATATGTAATTACATATAAAATTTATAAAAGGCCTTTATAGGGGGGAATAGGCCGGTTTAAAGGGAGATTAAAAAGAGATCCTCACTCCCTTTTAAATATAAAATTTTTAGCACTGTGGAAGTTGCAGGGCAAGTTCTTTTTGTAGGAGGTAGAGAAAAGTTGGACAGGTTGAATATATTATATGATAGGTTTATAGATGTATATGGAGATGATGTGGCAGGTGTTAAAGATCTTTTAGGAGAGATATTGTTCTTCTATGAAGATGCTTCAGATGATGAGATCTTGGAATATATTGTAAATTGTGTAGAAGAGAATGGGGAAGAAATAGAAGATATAGATCAACTTGTTTCCTTGTTCTCGGATATAAAAAGTTAAACTTTTTTATATAGGAGTGAGCTGATAATGTCGGTAAGGGTAACTAGTTTAAGTAGTGAGGTGAGTCTTTATACTGAGCGGTATTCTGATTGTAAGAAACTTGCATGGAGTTGGACGTCAGATGCAAGCGGCTCTTATGCAGAGAAAACTACCCTCGAAGGTCAAGATTATACAATAGTAGGAGTAATAGAGTTAATTAGTATTATTCCAGATCAAACCTCTCCTCCTACTAATGGGTATAATGTAGAAATTTCTACAGATAGTGGCATAGATGTACTTAGAGGCTATGGCTCTAATATGCCTAATAACGATACAATGGTTTTTTATAATATTAATATGCCTGTGTTGTCTCCGTTGACTTTAACTGTATCAGGTGCTGGTAATACTACAAAAGGTTCAGTAGAAGTATATTATAGGTGAGGTGGGTAAGTATGCCAATTTATGTGGATGCAGGATTGTTGTTTCCAAGTAATGTAGCTAGTAATTCAGCAAGAGGTATTGCATTTAGTGCTACTGCTTATGAGAATCTGTTCTTCGGGGATGTATGTATAATAACGAGTAACGGTGTAGCTAAAGCAGATGCAGATAGTACTGATACTGCTGATGTATTAGGGATAGCTCTACATGATGCTGCTGCAGATGAGAATGTAAATCTGTTAGTATGGGGAATGATAGATTTGAGCTCCTTGTCCCCTAGCTTTACTGTTGGCGGTAAGGTTTATTTATCAACTACTGCAGGGGCCATAACGCAGACTGCTCCATCTGGAGCTCTTGATGCTATTGTAGTTTTAGGTATTGCGTTATCTGCTAATTTGTTACTGTTTAACCCTTCATTGGTAGTTATAGAACATGTGTAGAATTCAGTAGTTTTAACTGTAAAGCTGTTGGGGAAGCTGGTTAAGGAGACTAAAATGTATATATACAACATAAGTCAAATTCCAACTAAGTTGGTAATTCCTAGTTTAAATATAGTATTAAATCCAGGAGATTGCTTTGACTTGACTACGGAGCAGTTGCAGTTGCCTGATGTACAGTCTTTAATAAGCCAAGGTTTGCTTTTAGTTAGTAGTAAGGTTCCAGACTCTGCAAGGGCCGAGTCTGACGGCGGCTATCTGTTAGTAGGGGAGCCCGGATCAGCGGAGAATATCGCATTCGATATAACATCGTACGGAGCTGTTGGTGATGGTTCTACTGATGACACAGCTGCTATAAATTCAGCTATTAGTGCAGCAAGTAATAAAAGTTTATTAATACCACCAGGGACTTATAGGATAGCGAGTTCTATAACTGTTCCAAGTAATGTCAAAATATGGTTTTCTAATGGTGCTAAGATAAGTGTTGATAGTGGGAAGACATTAACTATCAATGGGCAGTTAGTTGCTGAGAGATACCAGATATTTACTGGTGATGGAACGGTTAATATCAGTCAGGGTGCTTGTGATGAGGTTTATCCTGAGTGGTGGGGTGCTGTTGGTGATGGCTCTACTGATG